AGATCATTGTCTGGAGATGTTTCAAAGTTGTGGCTACGAGCATCTTTTTTGCCGTTGATAGGACTGGTAGAATCTTGAGCAGGGGGCATGTTTGAATCCTCAATGAGGTATCCTACATGTCTTAAAATCTGTAAAATAGTGTCATCTGCTTCGATTACGATACCATCTTCTACAACATCAACAACATAAGTTTCTACTAGAGTTTCATCTCTAGCTATTTCTAAATCAAAATAATCACCTACGCCAGGTGCCTCATATGACTCTTCAACTTGCTCGATATATTCTCTTAAAGTTTTCATCGCTTTGTTCCTGAAGTTGATGCCATTGGCTTAGGCGTCTGCGGCGTCTGCTTGGCTGGTGCAGGAGCTTTGGGTGAAGCTGCCTTACCAACTGGACCTTCATCTGGACTGGGCGGTTGGCCTTTATCTGCTGTATAGATATCAGCAATACCAGTGTCGCCTTTTGGTCTTTGAGGATCCACTTCTCTCACCAATACGCTGTCTAACAGTGCTGATAGTTCTTCGTCTAGCATGTAATCAGTTGCCATTGGATTATCACCGGCCTTGGGCATGTTTGCAAACTGCTTCTTCTCGCGATTCAGATCATTGCCTTGACGAGTAATTGCTGCTACTGTTTCGTATTCTTCTTTAGGAGTGTTGGCGTATTCTGTTTCACGATCCGCCTCCATCATTTCCTCGTCACGATCAATCATGGCCACTACTGGACGATCTGAATCACCCATGCCTGCCAGCTTTAACATAGATAGCAGTTCTTCTGCCTTATCACCTTGGGCACTAATATTAACGCTCTTGGTGCCATCACTGCTCATGTTGGTACTGACATTCAATCTGTCTTCCATATCCATGCCCATGTCTCCGCATTCGTCTACACGACTTTCACTTAGGCCTGCTAGTCTAGCTAGTTCATTTAATGTGCCATCAGCTGCGACCTCGTACACAGGTGCTTCATTCATCCCATTACTCATGTCGTCGGCAAATCTTTTTTCAACCCATTGTGTCTGATCTGGAAATCCTGGCTTTCCTTTTACTACTCCATAAGGAACTTCGCCGCGAGCTACATAATAGTCTGCTAAGGCTTCGTACAAGTCATTATCCATAATACCTGTCTTCATAAACATCTTAACTTCGTACTTGAACCTATTAGCAATATGATCTAATGCTTGACCGCCTTCGTCCAACATCAAATTCAAACCTTCGTCTAGTTTACCAGCTTTCTTGGCTTTCCATGCAGTAGCATATGCAATTGATTTTTCTTTAGGAGTTATTTTGCCATCTTTTGCATAGCCTTTTTTGATATGTTTTACCATGCGTTCTGCTTTGGCGCCCGGAGGTGCTTTTTCATTTAATTGGATTCCGCTTAATCTTAGCATTTCGTTAAATGCTTCTTCTAATTCTTCTTCCAAGGATTCGTCTGAGTCTTCTTCGAGCTCTTCCTGGCTTTCTTCAAAATTGGCCGGTAACATGCCGCCAAGAGGACCTTTTTTTGTATCTGCTGCGATTTTGTCTGGCGTTCTACTAACCACATTTGATGTACCAGCAACTGGTTGGAAATCTGGTGTAGAGGTTGCTTGACCGCCTGAATATGCCATCTGAGCTTTACTAGGATCATACCCACCGCCATAAGTTTTTTGATCTGCTGATGCTGTAGGAGTAGGAACTGGTCTTCCGGCTCCTCCTGTCAAATCTCCTTTACCACTAAACACTCCAGCTGGTGCTGGTGCGGCTGCTGGTGCAGCAGGGGCAGAACTTCCTGCAAAGCCTTGTGTTGGAGGAGCAGCAGCAGCATCTCTTGCATTAGCTGTTCTTACATCTTGTCCAGTGTAACTGCTAGACTGAGTTTGCGCAGCAGTGGCATCTGCACCGGCCATTGCGTCTGGCGCAGTAGGGGTACTTGGTCCAGGAGCTGTTTGACCTAATTTTGCTGCTAACTGTGATTGATTAGTTGGTCCACCACCGGGAGTAGTTTGTGCAGGCTGTTGCGAAGCAAACGCCGCTCCAGCTGCCTTAATGTCAGCCGATGTTGAAGCAGGTTTAGGTGCAGCAGGTTTTGGTTTAGGTGTTACTTGGGCCAGGTTTGTTTTACCCATCTGTGCGCCTTTTGAGCTAGTATAACTGCTTGTATTGGTAGCAGGTCCATATCCGGTATTAGTTGATTGATTCTTGGAAGTGTTTACCGGTGTTGCTGCTTGCTCGCCTAACATGTTGCTATACATTCTTAATAATTTTGGATCCATTTTTGTTCCTTGTTTATACTATTTAAACCTTTTTAAAGATAATGGTTATCTTGTTTCTGTCATTTTATACCGCATGTATCTTTCAGATAGATCTGCGGTTGTCTTTGCTGATTTCATAAATTTTGAAATATCTGACAAATCTTTTCCAGCTTTTGCAGCTTTTTGAAATGCGTCGTAATCAAATAGATCTTTAAACTCGGGTTCTTTAGCTGCGACACTGGTAGGTTCCAATGGTTTATCTACCACGGTGTCCAATTTAGGTTGCTCTGGTTTTGGTGCGGCGTCCACTTTTGCAACAGATATTGTGGTATCTGGTGGTGGTTTAACAGGTGCTGATTGCACTGCTGCGGTAGTCGTAGTTGAAGGTTTAGCTGCAACATATTTGACATCTGACAATCCAGCTCTTGCTAAACCTGCATCAATGTAGTTTCCAACGTTGGGAGCTTTAGGATTTTTACGGTCGCGCCAATGAGTATTAATTGATCCGTCTTTTCTTATCGCCCCTGGGCCAGCATAATATGCTGCGTATACTTTTGCAGGATCGCCTTGATATTTTTGAAAGTAGTGTCCTATTAACGCATTACCAGCTTGCTTATTTTGTTCGGGATTTTTTATATCAAAGTCTTTGGGAATAATATTTTTTTCCTTCATCCATTGAAATGTGCCGGGCATGATTTGCATGGGTCCTCTAGCGCCTGCATAGTTAGGTCGATCAGTTTTGGCCTTACCATACTCACTTTCCATGCCATATATACTACGCTGAATTGCTTTTAACTTTTCGGCCTGTTTACGTTCTTCATCGGTCTCTTCATATAGGAAATTTCTATATCTGTTTAACACACGATTATAAGTTTCTAATATTTCATCAGATGAGAATTTTGTTCCTGGAGGATAAGGTTTGTTAGGTGGCGGTGTCTTTACCGGTTCATCTGTTTGTGGTTTTACTATCTGCGCTGAACTATCTACATCATCTTGAGGTAGTTCGCTTTGATCGCTTTGACTTCTGGCGTCAGGCTTTGGTGGAGCTGGTGGAGTTTTATCAACGGCTACGGCAGGGGGTCGATCAACTGCCTGATCTGTTTTAGTGTCTGTATCTGCTGGTTTTTCTTCTTCTGGCTTTTGTTCGTCTGGTTTGAAAAGTTCATATGCACCATATCCAAGAGCTCCGGCTGTACCAGTTTTGACTGCTGCTCGACCATATGGACCTAGTATTGGCGTTTCTTTTTAGACTTTGCGTCTTTCTGCATCAAGTTTTTTAATATTGGCAATTTTTTCTTGATCTGTAGTTCCATATTTGTCAAGATTTTTTTGATCTTGTTTGCTTAACGGTTTTTCAGCAGGAGCTGGTGCAGCAGGTTGTGGTTGTTGATCGGCTTGTTTTTGTTGTTGACGCTCGGCTTCTCGCTGTCTAAGTTGTTGTAATTTTTCTTGTCTTTCTGCTTCTTTACTGGGTGGCCGCAATGTTGGTTCAACTTTTGCAGTAGTTTTTGGTTCAGGAAAAAGTCTATCTAGTATTTTTGCTACCCTAGGTTCAGTTATTGCTACGGTTGGCTCTCCAGTTTGTTTTGCTTGTTGTTGTGCCTGTGCTATTAGTTTTTCCGTTGGGGTTTGTGGCTGTGGTGCTAGTGATGGCTTGTCTGCACTTGGTTCTCTAGGTGGCCGTCCTGCTGCTGCTCTTTGCTGTGCTATTATTCTAGCCGTTGCATCAACAGGATCTTTAACAGGACCTAACTCTTTTTCTCTTGCCTTGCCAGAAGCAATCTCTTTATCAATCCTTGGTGAGGTTTGGCTAGTTGGTTTACCAGGAACTCGCCATACTCGTGCGCCGCCGCCTCCGGCACCGCCAGGACCTTGACCGCCACCTAGTTCAGGTGACATAACAGGATCGCCTCTGTGAGGACTGGTTCTTCCTATGTCCCCTAAGGGATCCAAAGGATCAGCCTCCGCTAATTTCTTGCGGAGGCCTTCTTGTATTTGCAGGAGACTACGCTTGGGCATTTTAGTCTTTGGGCTTTTTAAAACTAAACTTAGCTCCGCCGCCGGTGCCCTTGGGACGACCTTTTTTCTTTTCTACTGGTTTGCCTTCGCCATCAGTATCCTCGTCATCATCTTTTTGTGCAGAACCGCCGTAGCGTGTACCAGCCTTCTTGCCTTCGCCGCCTTTGCTTTGTGGGCCTTTTTTCTTCTCAAGATACTTTTGCATCTCTTCCCAGCCTTCACGCATAGTGCTAACACCCTTACTAACTTTTTCCATGTCGCCATCGCCATCAAGATCCGCTTCATCTTGACCTTGTGCTCTAGCTTTCATTAGATTACCAATGAACTTATTGCTCTCGTCCTTCTTGCCTTTCTTGGCACCAGCAATTTTATCGGCGTAGGTGATTTTGTCTTTAGGTTCAGCCAATGCAGCGAACTCTTTTTGTTTTGCTGATAACATGTCTTCGTTGTAGCTGCCTTCGTCCATCTTGTCATGCTTGGCACGAATCATGGCCATCTTCTCTTTGCTAGCCCTTTCTCTGCCGGCCTTCTGTAATGCCTTCATACCTGTCTCGCCGTATTTCTTTTTGCCTAGGTATGCCTGTAGACCACTTTCTTCCATTGACTTTTTATGGTCATGAAACTTTTCGCTTAACTGTTTTTCGACTTGCGCAACTGCTTCAGCAATCGTGCCTTTATGAGTCTGTTTTTCCTTCTTGCTTTCATTGTGCAGTTCCTTAACTGTCGTCATACTCTTACTTTCTGTAAGAGTTTTCTTTGGAGCCTCAAGGCTTTCAATTTTCTTTAGGATATCATAGATATTGTTGCTCATTTGTTCTTTCCTTTTGTGGGTGGTAATTTGTTTTGTTGGCTTCCTACTGGGCTCTTGGTACCTTGAGGTAGTTGATTAGTTGTAGCTGCCGGCTTGGTTCTTTCTGAACTTCTCATACTCACTAAGTCGGCATCTGATTCTAATGCAACCATTTTTGGACTTTGTTTTTCTAATTCTTTTAATAAACTATCTTTGCGCTTTTCTGCAACAAGTTCCTGTCCACCAGGCACATCTTGCAATTCGCTGTTTAATAACAATGAACCTTCGTGGTCTTTGCCATAGGCTTCAAACGCATCATTGTCGTCGGCCTGTTGCTTGCCATACACACAAACCCACTCTGGATTAATGGCAGCTCGCTCAACAATAAGCTGTCTAATCTGTGTATTAATAGTGGGGTAAGCTACACTTGCTTCAAATTGCCAACACTCGCAAGCACCCCACTTGGGAAACTCTCTGTGCTCTTGAATAGGCAAACTTTTGGCAGGTGTAACACTTACTAGCTCGTATGCATTTAGTGCATTTTTGATACGCTCCATGATCTCGCCCTTGGGTTCGATCTTTGCGATCTTGATACGAAAATCATACGGTTGATTTCGTGCTGCAATATATTCGGTAAGACTTTTCATAGGTGATCATCCTGTTTATAGAGTATTTATTTGTTTTTGTTCTTTTGGAGAATCTGGTTAAGTAGTTCGTTTCTATCTAGCACTACACCCTGGCCTGTAATGGGTTGATCATCTGGATTGTCTTTTGACATCTGGTGATCTAATCTAGCCTTCTGGAGCTGTAGTTGTACCATACGGAGCTTTTTGTCCATTTTAGCTGTTTTGGCTGTAATAGCATGTCCTAGTAGTGTGCCTGCTGTTTGGAATACTACACCACCAAATCTAGGATCCATATTCATACCAAGATCGAGTAGATCCTGTGCGCTGGATTTTGCTAATTCTGCTAATTCGTCAAGTTCCTGGTCGCTTGTTTCTAAATCTCGGACTGTAGGAAGTGCGATATCAATTTTATCAATAGCATCATCTACTTGTGCGATTACTTCTCGATTTTCCGCTATGGTTTGTAACACTTCAGAGTTGTCAGCTGATTCTGTTGAAGGGATATCTGGTAAGTCGAATAGTTCTGACAATTTCTTAGTAATTTTATTTCCCCTTTTTTAAGTTATATGCGGCACGCCGGGCTGGCGACCATGGCTTTCCCCTATGAGCATCCCCATATTTCTTTTTTTCTTCAGGAGTCATATTATTTAAAATAGTTTTCTTTGACTGTGACATTTTATTTCTAGTTTCCTCCGAACGAACTATCCCGGTTAATTTTTTACTTATTTTGTCTTTTCTTTCGGCAGTCCACGATTCCGGAGAACTAAATGTTGTTTTGGCTAATTCTGATCTTTCTTCTGCAGACATCAATTTATACCGAAGTTTTACTGCGTTTGCGATTTTCGCTTTTGAGTCATCAGAATGTGTTTTTTCACCTTTTATTTTTGATTCTTTACCTCTAAATTTTGATACTCGTTTTTCAATAGTTTCTGCGGTTTGTTTAAGTCCCTTGTGTGACTGACTTAATTTTATCTTAGTTTCATCTGTGTGTTTTCTTTGTGTTTTATAAGCTTCAAAAACTCTGCTGTTAATTTTATAATCTCTATTTTGATTTCCACTCTTACATATACACATCATATTATACGCAAACAACATTTTCTGTTTGTTTGCACCTGTTAACATTCTAGGTAGCAATGCATGGCATATATAGTGTTCTCGAGCGGTAAGATTAACTAAATTGTCTGCAGAATCATCGCCGCCAATTGATCTTGGAACAATATGATGCGTTTCGTGGTAAGCTAAGATATTTGTTTCTCTTGTTTTAGCATTATCTATTATAAAATAATACCAACGAGTATATTTGTTAGTAAGATACATGCATATATTTATGCAAATCTGCTATTTTTTTGGTCATGCTCGTATTTACCGAGCTCGTTTGCCTTGATGAAACATATCTGATTCGGTTACTACTCTAAAACGCAATCCTTGATCCTTGGCCCAGGCGTTGGCTGCTTGCCATTTATACATGTTAAGTACTGCCGCTGCTTGATCTCTAGGACTGTTACCTGCTGCTTCCAGTGTGGTTTGTTTACCTGGTTTGATTTCTATCAATTCACCAATGCGTTCGCCGGCTTTGTTTTGATAGACTATTAAAAAATCTGGCACATATATCGTATTACGGTTGGTAAATGGATTGCGATAAGGAATATGTACTGATTCACTGGCCCAATGAATTACTGCTGGGTTGTTATCGCAGAATCTCATAAAACTGTGTTCCCAACTGCTTCTGTAATGCGGAACTTTTTTTCCTACATATTTGTCAGGATTGAGAATTTCGTAAAATCCATTCGCATATTTCATTATGGTAGTATAGCTCTAGTAACATATTTGTTCTGAACAGGTTGATTAACAAGTCCTAAAAAACTTGTACCTTTACGTTCGTTGTTTAGAAAGTAAGCTGTATATGTATTCAAATCACCTAATGGAATTTTTTTGAATTCATCTAAAACTTTCATTGGATTAGATCCTAATTTTATTGCAGTATAAATTACTGCACTGGCCAATGCTCTAGCAGCTTCCTTTGTTTCTGCAATTTGCTCAAAGTGTGCAATAATAGCCGCATCAACATTAGAACTAACCTCAATTGGAAATTCAAAAAAATTATTAAAAAACTTGTCTGCGTCTGGTGGATTTATAGCATTTGTATTAATTCCAGACAGATTAGTAGGATAAGGTGTCTCTGGGTAAGTTGTAGTGACCATGTTAATCCTTTGCTATTCTTTGATTAGATGGTAAACGTGGTTGTTTTGTACCAAGATTTGAAATACCGGCCGATCCTAAATAAGTTTCAATGGTATCAAGATTTTTTTCAATTAATGCCATACTACTCTCGTCGCTGCCAACTCCAAATAATGTAGTTGTAAATATTTTACTGTTTGACTGTATCATAAGTTTATAGGATTTGTGGATGTTTGTCCGGTATAATTAGCCGAAGTAGGGGCATTTAAATTTGTTAGAGCTAATCTATTAGATACCTCAGCAGTGCTTGGAATCTGTAAATTATTCCATGGCGTGTTGCTTAATGCACTAGATGCTTGTTGTACAACAGTGCTAGTGCCAGTCTGAAATGTCGTTGCAGAGTTTTGTAAATTAGTTGATAAAAATGCAGCAGATCTTCCAAACTGTTCTTGAAGTGTTTTTAAATTTTCAGCCGACGCCACTGACCTAATTTTGTCTGTAGCAGCTTGTGTAGCAGAGTTAAATTGATTTACAGGTATTGGTTGTGATGCTATACCAATTAAGCTGTTCGATGGCCCTTTTGCAACAGATAGAATATGGTTAAGTCCACCTCCTGTGACCTGTTGAGACGAATTAGTAAATATTCCAGATAAATTTGACGCACCAGATACTCCAGGATTTCCTCTTAATGCAGACGTTATTCCAGTGATAGCTGTAGCTGCAGAAGTAATGTTGAATCCATTGCTAGATACACTGCCAAATCCAGCAGTGGTTTGCAGTGGTAATGATGACTGGAACGCAGGAGCTGTTTCGGTTCTATAAGGAATATATGTTTGGTTTAACGCACTACCTACATTGCCTCCTCGTAGTGCATTTGTAAATCCTTGAATTAATTCGCCTTTAGCTAAATTTACAAAATCTATATTTTTGTTTGTTTGATATGCTCTAACAGCCTTAAATGCCGAGCTTCCCCAGCTTCCGTTGCCTCCATCTCTAATTATTTCGTCTAAAGCATTAACTACGCCACCTGGACCTAAAATTGTGTTTGTTCCTCCGCCGGCTACTGTAAGTGGACTAGGTGATTTATCATAATGTAAATCAGCGAATCCTCTGGCCACTCTAGCTGCACCACTGGCATACAACACTGTTTCATAAGAAATAGTCATAACATTTTCTAAGGTGCCGTCTTGACCATTTTGGTGTGTACCGTGTCTGTACGATGTTATTACAGGATTAATAAGTGTATATTCACTAAATCTTTTTTGATGCAAACTATAGATTCTTATAGCCTGAATATACTGTGTGGAAATACTACTATCTTTTCTAGGACTGTATCCAAATTTGTTTAACAAGTTTCTTTGCCCAAGTATCTGTTTGGTATTTCTTAGATAAATTGGATTCAGAGAACCTGTAGCATCACCATAGTTATTGTCCATGTCTCTGTAATAATAATTGTAATAGTCAAACCAAAGTTTTCTTACTATGTTAGCAGCATCGTCATGAAAGGTAATATTAATGTCTTCATATCTAACTTTGCTTTGTACAATAGAAGGTCTGTTATAATTATTAAATGTTTTTGTATCTACTCTAAATTTTGGAAGGTCTGCTGATTTAACTAACAGTCCTGCTTCAATTTGATTGCGTTGATTCACTGAAGATAATTCTGGATTCAAATCAAAAAATACATGAAATAGCCAAGTATATTTTGGTGCCCTTTCATAATTGCTAGTGACAAAAAGTCTACTGGCGTGTGCATAATCTTTAATCGTGTCGCCAGTAGCAAGTTGTGTTAAAAAACCATCAAAAATATTAGCCATATTAACTCTTTTATATTATTTAGTTCAAAAAAAAGCCCGGAATATTCCGGGCTTGTCAAAACATTACAAAAATTATAGCGTAATAGTACCAGGATTTGCTAATGTAGCAGCTCTTCTTCCTACCAGGCTACCAATTCCTGAACCAATTGGAGATTGCACAGCATTGTCATACATTATGGTTAATGCTATTGTAGCTGCCTCACTGGTAGCGTAGGCCATTTCACCATAATTCACCTGTGAAATTAAAGCTCCATTAAGTTCCCATGTCTCTAATACACCAGAAGTATTAGTAGGACTAAATGCTCCATTACCACCATCAAGCATTTCAAATTTAAGTGTAAACTTATAATCAATTCCTGCTGCTGCCGAGCTTTGTTCTACAAAATCAAATTGTTTCTGAATCTGTTGCCCAATTAATTTACTTACATTGCCACCGGCATCGTCGCGTAATTGAACATTCACTGGCTCCCAAGTTGGTTTGCCTACTAAATTAACTTTAGAGTTGTAAACATCAATAGTGAATGGGTTCATGTTCAAATTTGGTCGGCTAATACTATCAACCTGTTTGGTCAGTTCGACGAGATTGGAACCAGACAAACCAAAATTTTCAAATATCGCACGAAAGCGATATTTTAATTTTGGCATCAATAAACCTTGTGTGGTAGCACTTTGGTTTGATGCCAACGGAACTGTAAAATTTTTTAACGAGGCAATTGCCATTTTATTCTCCTGTTATAGGTATTTACCAAAAATTTATTGGAATCTATTGGAGCCTCGGGGGCTCCAATATATACCCACATTATACTCCTGCTGCAATGTCACCTGGATTCTTTAAACGAATCGGGATGTAAATAAATTCAACATCTTTCATTGGTTCTATTGCAATGTCAACATATAGTTCGTTACGTGCAATACGTGCCGGAGTATTATTAGTATCATCACACACTACTACGTAATCGTAAATACCACGTTTTGCAATCAAATCGTTAATTGCGCTACTGATAATATTCTTGATTTGATCTCTAGTGATTTTATCATTTGGTTCAAACAAGAAAGCATTACCTGCAGATGCCAGAATAGTACGTAGATAATTCACCAATCTAGCTACATTGATTCTGTCAAGACTGCTTGTAGTTGGGTTACGAGTTTTTTGTCCCCAAACTACTAAGCCTACACCTGGTAGATTAGTAATTGGATTAATTTTATTTTCGTATAAGGTATCACGTAAACCTTGACGAACTCCTTCAAAGACAAATTCGCCACTGGCTGCATCAATATATCCGATGCTACTAGCATTGTCCACTAAACCACGACGTGTACCTGCCGGAGCGAACCATTGATAACTAACATTGTCGTTAAAAATCATAGTTCGTAGTGCTAAATGACTTGCTGGCACAACAATATCGTTGCCTTGTAAATCGCTTGACAATCCACTAGGATAATAAACTCCTAAATATGGAGATGCAGTAGCAAGTCCATCACCATTGGTGTTGTTGCTCCAATTTGCAATGTCAATTGCGTTTGGTGCAAGTCGCATAGGAGTGTCGCCGATGACGAAAGCAGTTTGGGCACGATCGTTGTTAAGTGCAATCATTTCATCAATGACTTCTGGATATCCCGGACACGCAATAATGTTAAACTGAAACTGATCTTCTCTCACTTCAGTATTAGCTAGTATAGCTGCCTGCATTGCTGCTGTAACCATGCGTCTTTGCGCTTGTCTACCCATGTATGGACTACCGTTATTTTTCAATCCGCTAGCCGTTTGCCATGTGTCTTTTACAGTAGGTAACGATCCGCCGGCACCAGGTACAGTTGGCAATTCAGGATAGGCTTGAGCATTAAATTTGTTACTCACAAACTGTTTAACATTATACCCGCTACGTCTTAGATTAAACAATAACATTCCTCGCGGATATAATCTGTAGTCCGGCGCATCTTGGTCAATGTAGTCACTGGCCAATAAATCTGTAATAGCTGGCAATGACCCTGTAATAATATCTGTTGTGCCATCAGTATCCCAACGTGCATCAGCAAACAAAATACCATTTTGGCCAACTTGATCTGTATTATCAATTAATACCCATTCTGTGCCATCATAACGATATATAACTGGATAATTTTCTAAATCTCCACTATCTAACCAAAGATCTCCTGCTACAAGAGCAGTAACACCATCGCTTTGATATTCTGGTTGGCTAGCACTAACAATCACGCCTTCTGGATCAGTATTTTCTAGTTCATAACCTCTTGCATCAGTTTTACCTGACCAGTAAGAACTTCTATAACCTCTCCATCCGCCAATGTCATTGATCATAATATCAACGCTAGCAGGGTCGCTGTAATACCATAGAGTACCATCATCGGGTGCCTGGTATGGTTCTGTAGTGCTGTAAGTGTAGGTCAGTGATTGCCAATTAGTTAACGCTAAAACTGAACCATATGCAATTGTACCAGTTGTATTACTTGTAAATCCTGCATCGGCAGTAGGAGTACCACTAACATCAGTTAGATAAATGTCTCCGCCATAAATGTGCGTGAACGTAATAATGTTGTTTGTTACACTTACATTTAATTCTGGAATATCTACTGCTAATATATCAGATACAAAACTTGTAGGTGTCGTTCCTGTAAGAGTAATAGTATATTCTGTAATTGTATCAGTTCCGATTGATGTTACACCAATTTTGATTTGTTCGCCGTTTGTAAATGGGTTAGCACCAAGTATACTTCCGCTTACGGATGTTGCTCCTGTTACTCTTCTACGGAAAGGTTTAAAACCGTTTGTATCATCACGTAACGGATCCCATGCTATCCAAATTGTACCAGCAACTATACCATTGCCGCCGCCAGCTGGATCTAAACCAAAAAGTGCATCTTCGGCTCTATTGTAAAATGGTGCAGCTAAAGCCGAGAACGACGAAGAAGTGCTACTATACTTTTTAATAACTATATCTGCTCCACTACCAGTGGCACCAAGTTTCATAAAGATACTACCGCTTGGACGTGGTACAGTATCTGTACTACGCCAATTTGGAATGCCGGCAAAAGTTCCAAAAGTTAATAAAGGATTTGCATATGTATTACCAGAAGTGCCTAATCCTAAACTGGCCATTGGAGTGCCTGCTGAATTAGATATTGTTATTTCGCCGTCGGCTGTAACACCGTCGCTGGCAGCACTGTCAGTGGCATAAATTTCTAATTTACTTTCAATATAGGCTGCAGAAACACCGGTAATACCAGCACCATTTATTGCAGCAACCACTTGTGCAATAGTTCTTGGCGAACCTGTATTACCAACGGTTACAACTGTTCCGTTAATTGTCAGTGCAGCAGCCGGAGTGCTAGCTGGAATAGCTGTAGTGGCACTTGTTGCAAATGTCACTGTGCCTTTAATTGTTGGCCAACTCTGAGCCCACGCATCTGTTCCAATCCTTACCCAGGTATTGTTTCTATTTTTATAGAACAAAATTGCATTACTACCAGTACCAAACGACACTGCATAACTACCAATTTGTCCAACACTGCTGTTAGGAACATAAATGCCACCTGATAATGTCTGATTAGTGGTCGTTGTAATCAACAAAGGTGTCTTCAATGTGAATACACTATTAATTGCATCCCATTCGTTAATACCCCAAACACTTTCAGTAAGATCCATCCAATGAGTTCCATCAGCAACAGAGCCAACAGGTCTTACAGTTGTAGCTTCTAATGCATCCAAATCTACATCTGCACGGATAGCATAAATTCTATTGACATTACCTAACACATTGTAGGCTGTCATTAATCCATATTCATTTCTTTCATCGCCATGTAGCGGAGTTCCTGCCGCGCTTTGTTTAAAGCTTGGATAACCCATAGATGCTATCAATTCACGTTGACTTGAATATGACAACAATTTACCTGCTCTAGCTGCGGTAGTATCCGTAGCGGATCCACCTGATGGATTAGACTTATCCTGAGCGGTAGCCATAATAATTAAGGGAACTGTTCCTACAGCGCCTGGAACATATTGACTTTCGTCGGTAACGGTAATTTCTAAACCTGGAGATACTAGTGCCATGTTTTTTTCCTTTAACAAAACATTTTCAAGTATTTATTAAAAGGATATTATTTTAACCAGATATAAGGTGCCTTTGAAAGGTTTTACATATAAATACCTAGTATGCTTAGACCTCTATGTACTATTTGTAAAGGAAATTTTGCCGCTGTAAATTATAAAGCCGGTAATAAAATTTATTACAGAAAAATTTGTGCTAGTTGTGCTAGAAAAACCAAACGAACTAAAGAACAACCAGGGTGGACTAAAACCGGATATAAAAAAAAGTTGGTTTGTGAAAGATGTAACTTTAGTGCTAAAATCTCAAATCAAATATTTGTATTTTATATTGACGGTAATTTAAAAAATAACAATTGGTTAAATTTGCGAAGTATTTGCGCCAATTGTAGAATAGAACTAAATCTTACTAAGACTACCTGGCGTGAGAGTCCGCTAGTAGCAGATTATTGACTTTTAGATATAGTTCCTCGATTGAGCCGTTATTTTCTATTTCGTAGTTAAAAGTCTGCCCAATCCAAGCCCATTCACTAGCATGCACTAGAGGGTAACGTTGCGGCATTAATTGCCCTGCATCCTCTAACAGCCATTGCCTATCTTCACGGGTAGTATTTTCTCGTAATGCACACTCATACCACTCTGGTAGTGGGCCTCGTTTTACCCATATACATATGCCACCGTGTTTTCTTATTGCTGCTATTTCGTTAGGGAATCTTACATCACTAATTACAATGTCTTCAGTGGTTTTACGCAACCTGTTTTCTAAGCTGGCTATCCATATGTCATCATGAAATCCGCTCCTACAGACTTCAGTGCCCCATAGTTGGAGCATTAATCTTGGAGTAAGTCGGGGCATGTTCAGACGTTTGCTCCACCATGGATCAACTTGTTCTCGCCATTCTCTAGCTTCGGGGGTCAAACCTTCTAGCAGCTCTCTGTCCCATCCAAATACTTTAGCTACAGCGTCTTTAAGAGTTCCTGCAAAGCTATCTCTTACAAATCCGTGTTTTGCCACTAGATAATTGGCTACGGTGTCCTTGCCACTTGAAATAAATCCTGTGATGCCTATAATCATAAAAAATGCCCCCTAAGGAGCATATTATACTACAGTGTAAGTGCAAGTCAAACACCATATTTGTTTTTTATTTTTTTTGGTACCGGACTGCTTTTGTTAATCGTCGGTCCCTCCTGACTACGCATATCACCATTGTTCATGTCTTCGTAGTTAGCATGTACCTGTTTGTACGCTAATTTCAACATATCTTGTTCTTCTTTGCTGTATGGGGCGGTAGCTTTCCACTTACCTAACCAGGATTCTTCATCCACCGGCGGCATAGTTTTACCATCAGTGGCTGCTAATGCAAGTCCTAAGCGATAGAGTGTATAATCGCTGTTCCATTTTTTACCATCTGTAAATCGATTGAGTCCGCGCATTGCAAAACGTTGACGCTTACTTAATTCTCCTGCCGTTTCAACAATAATATCTTTAATTTTCATTAGCCTATCACCCATGTCATTGGATAAGAACCATCAACATAATCTTTCAATTCTTGTTCCAACTTTTCCATTTCAGCGGTAGCTTCACCTTTAAGTGTGGCACCGTTTAGTTGCGTACCACCTTGTGGTCCTGCAATACTAGCAAATTTTTCTCTAGCTTCGCCTACTATTCGTTTGGCAAAACTATAGGCATATTCTTGTATCCAAGGAAATGCCTGATAGTCGTTTAATAACATACTATCTGGCTTGTAGTTATACAAGTGCAGTAATACATCTTCAAAATCATTGGGATTAGAATTAGCTCCTGCAAAAGGAATTTTTCTAATCAGTGTAAGTTTTTTAGTTGTTTTGTTAAATGTATAGTTTAAATAACCGCCAAACATACGCATGGCTAGTTTTTGATAATCAACAAACAATTCGTAATTCAGCAATCCGCCCACACGCCCTGCCACTAGCATATAGGTATTTAAATAACCTGATGCAAATGGTTCAAATTGACTAGCAGTTGTGCCCGAAACTGACCCAATGCCGCGTCTATATGCAGCTCTAACATCCATAACAACACTAGGCAGTATGATTTCCTGTGTTTCAGGAAATAATTTTAAGAATGCATAGCTTTCTTCTTGACTATTCCCAGCTCGCTGTCTATATTTTAGCAAAGCCTGATCAATGGACATTTCGTAATGCTCCTTGTCGAGTTCTACATCAACAATACCATCGCCGAGCCTCATCCTGATGTAGTCTGTAATTGCGGCTCGACGCTTGTTAAGCGAGTCTAACCATTCTGCGTTTTCGTCAAACTCAATATGCCCTACACCAGATCCAGTAGCAGGGTTATAAAGACTATCTGATTTCAACACGCCATTGGCGTAAAAATAAGTTGTATCAGGAACTACATTACCAGTAAAAGGGTTAGACATCCATATATCCTAAAGTACAACGTATTTATTGCACTTTAAGGAGAATGGTATCTGAATTTAAACGTCCATTGCCTAGCGTTTCTGTGGCTTTGATATCTTCTAAGAATTTACGCAATTGCACTTTGGTAGCTTTGAAGAACTCTTTTAGCTTTTCTTCGGGCTTTCTAAGTGTTTTGCCAATGCTTGAAGATTCATTGTAGCCAGTCAGTGAAGTACCTTTGATGCCCAAAGGTCCAGTTACACTATCAGCAACATACTTGTATAATTTACGAGTTTTAGTGTTATAACACCATAATTCTTGTGCACCAATAATATCTACCGGATTTATAGACACCAATTTTAGTGTCTTTTCTTCTTTTAAATACTTGAGCTTGCTAACAACCTTTTCTTTATTAGGTGCCCGTTTGACACGAGCTTTTTTAGTTGCTTTCTTGACATTACGATACTGGTCTAGTGCGTCTAATATACTTTGAATAAACGCATGATGGCGCTTATAGTCAGAAGCCTTGTAGTGACGATATGCTTCGGCTATTTGTTCGTCAGCCCGACCTAGTGCTTCGCCTAGTTCAGTTTTGCGAGCTAAGAACAAATCTTCAAACTTTTTAATTTGACTTTGCGGCACTGCATTGCTTACTAGATAGTCGTAAGCTTTTGGGTCAACTGTGCCACCTGCCACTACTTCGTCATACAAGCCTTCAAAGTGTCCTAGATGTTCGCTGGTTTTTTCATTAAGACGATCTTGGATAGTTTTTACAGCAGCAGGTGCAACCACTGCGGTATTTTGTACAACTTCTTCTGGAATATCACTGCCCAAGATTTCGTCTATGCGGTCCCGAACGTAGTTCAATTCTTTGTCACGCAACGGCATGCCTTGTTTGTGTGCTTTAATCAAACTACAAACAGTGATAGGAAGTAGTCGATCGCTACTACGAATAAAGCGACTGACATCTACTTTGCTATAATGATCCTTCATCCAATCTACTACATATTTTTTTAGGTCTTTGGTACTATAAAAATAATTGTAGTAGAAAAAACTTTTACGCAAGTGATGATCGAATTCTTCTTGCGTCATTGCAAGTGCTCGTTCAGTATCCCACACTGGTTCACGTCCTGTGTGCTTCTCATCAGCGAACAGTGGATCACGCTTTTTTGGTGGGGCTTTTTTGGGTGCTTTGATAGACTGTGCAAGTGCCATTACAAACTCCTTGAGTTGTATAAAATATAATTATACTACTCTTTGGGTTTTTGGTCAAGTAGGGCACCAAACATTAGCCAACCTTGCAATTCTTGCAACTCTTGTTGCACTTTTGTTAACTGTTCGTCATAGCGTACAGAGTGTCCGTACCTACGTCTATCAACATTTAACCGGCTAAGTTCATTTACACTTGCCTCCAAATTTCTGTACATACGCTCCAGCTGACGTTTGTTTGCCAAGTTGTACATGGCCCATAGATTGCGTCTAATTTGGCTATCTATAGCCGGCCAGTCGTCGAGAGAATTAAAATCACTCATAATATAGTATATAGCATTGCCTAATTTGTGTCAATTTTGGTGTCCGCTAAATACTAGATAACAGGAAACAATTGTGCCAAGATTATCGCTTTGGAAAGACGGAGCTCATAGTAACGACTACAAATACATTGACCGCAATATCAGTGAAATGTTCACTGTTGGCGGAACTGGCATCTTGGTACACAAATATCTTGGTACAACTGAGCAAAATTTAACAAAAACAACAAGTTCGGCCCAGCCCGTTGCAGGCAACATACTTTCGTTTTCTTCAACATCAGACATTGATCTAGGTATGTTTGTAACTGCTACTGGTATCGCTACAGGTACCCAGGTATCTGCTAAAACAGCAAATACAATAACACTTACCGCTAGTACTACAAGTGCATTGTCATCAGGCGCAACTGTAAAATTTTATACTGATGCAGCCAAGCCTAGCTATATTAATGAATCTGCTCTTAACATACAAGATCTTTTGTTTTTAGAAAATCGTGATAGAAAATATGATCCTAATGTTTATTCATTGCGAGGGATATATCAAACACAAGACGTAACATTTGATCTCAGCCAATTTGGCATGTTCCTGCAAACTGGAACTTTATTCATGGTGTTTCATATTAATGACTTAGTTGCTAGTTTAGGCAGAAAATTAATGCCAGGTGATGTCATTGAACTCATGCATCTTAAAGATTACTACCCCCTTGATGATAGCATACCAGTGGCTCTAAAAAGATACTATGTAATTAGTGATTGTAATAATGCTGCAGAAGGATATTCTGCAACATGGTGGCCGCATTTATGGCGTGTTAAAATAAATCCACTTACAGATAGTCAAGAATATAAAGATATTTTAAATCAAATAAAAGTTGATATTGATCCAATAACAGGAAATACAGGCAATGTATCATTGGGATCTGTATCTAGCATTGTAAACAAGTACATAGAAATTAATGATGCGATATTACGTGAAGCAGAAACTAATGTTCCGTTTAGTGGTTATGACATTAGCACTTTATACATCAAACCTACCCAACCCGATGGTAGTCCAGGAGACCCATCAGGTGTTTCGGCTGATAACAATATTTCAACAGGAGATAATGTTACAGTAGATGCCGACAGCGGCATTGAAAGTCCTGATGCTACTGTTCAAGGTTACTTAACCGGCACAGGCTCAGCACCAAATGGTTTACCAGTATTTTCTGGAATAGCATTTCCTAATAATCCGCTAGTAGGCGATTATGCTTTACGCACTGATTATCTGCCTAATAGGTTATTTAGATGGGACGGCAGACGCTGGGTAAAAATAGAAGATAATGTAAGGACTACACTAACTCAAGGTCCTGATAACACTACATTACGTAGTTACTTTATTAATAACACCAGTACATTTGTAAACAACACTGGCGAAGTCACTAGTAGGCAAAGTTTAAGCCAGGCTTTAAGACCCAAGGCAGATAATTAATGGCTCAACAATTCTTTTACGATGCGCAAATAAGAAGATTCTTAATTCAATTTATAAGAATCGTAAGTAACTTTGACGTAGAATTTGGCAAGGACCGAGATGGTGTAAGAACGTTACAAAGAGTTCCTGTTTATTATGGTGACCCTAGCAGACAAGCAGCCACAATACTTAAACAAAACAGCGAAAATATAATGAATGCAGTACCGGCAATGAGTGCCTATATCAGTGGTTTTACTTACGATCAAACTAGAGTCCAAGAGCCTTATTTTGTAAGTAAAATGCAGTTACGAGAACGGCAATACGATCCAGAAACAGGACTTTATTCAAATCAACAAGGCGACAGTTATACCATTGAACGATTAATGCCAGTTCCTTATAATCTCGAAGTCAAATTAGATATATGGACTAGTAATACCGAACAAAAAATGCAATTGATTGAACAATTGGCTGTATTGTTTAATCCTTCATTTGAAATTCAAAGCACTGACAATTACATTGATTGGGCCAGTTTGAGCTATGTACAGCTAACAAGTGTGTTGTGGACATCTAGAGTAATACCAGCTGGAACAGAAGAACCCATTGATGTTGCTACACTAACATTTACAATGCCAATTTGGATAAGCGCACCTGCTAAAGTAAAACGCTTGGGCGTAATTCAAAAATTTATAGGCAGCATATACGACGAACAAGGCATGCTCAATGAAAATACTTTATTAACTAACTTAGTATCTAGAAGATATGTAACCCCATTGGATTATGGAATATTATACACTGGCAACCAACTACAGTTATTAAAATATCAAGAAGTTGTCGATGATAACAATAATATCATAAATGTGCAACCACCGGTAACCTGGAAATCGGTAATAGAAATTTATGGAACTCTAGTAACAGGTACAACAGAAATTAGATTAGCTTTGCCTACTGGAGCAGAGTTAATCGGCACAATAGCATATCATCCCACCGATCCATACATTCTACTATATGATCCGTTTGAAGACACACTTCCGTCAAATACATTAATGCCAGTTGATGCAATTATTAATCCTCAAAATGTAAAAGTTGATAGCAACTTATTGGCACCAAGTGCAAATACTAGATATTTATTGACCGACGATATTGGCAGTCTCAGTAACCTAGATGGTAGCGTAGTATGGGGGGACCTGGTGGCAAATGCTAACGATATTATTCAATACAATGGATCATCGTGGCAAGTTGTATTTGATAGCGACACTGAAACTTCAATGGAATATATACTTAATAATCTTACTGGTATACAGTACAGATGGACTGGTAGTGAATGGGTTAAAAGTGTAGAAGGTGTATATCGAGGCGGCGAATGGTCAATAGTAATATAGGATGTGGTGCTTTAATTTATAGTAAAAAAACTCATCGATATTTGTTTTTGTTAAGAAATCAAAAAAAACATTCAGGATCATGGGGTTTGGTTGGCGGTGGTGTTGAGCAAAACGAAACTCCCATAAATGCACTAAGAAGAGAAATCAACGAAGAAATTGGCGACATTGAAATTTTAAAAATAATACCTTTAGAAAAATTTACAGCAGAAAACACCAGTTTTGAATATCATACCTATTTAATAACAGTTGATGATGAATTTATACCACAACTAAACTCTGAACATCGAGGTTATGCATGGACTACTATCAACGATTGTCCTAAACCACTTCACCCTGGTGTATGGAGAACTTTTAGTTTTAATTGTATTATTGACAAAATAAAAACATTTGAATCAGCTTTAGAGATCGCACTCGAGCACTAGATCTCTATAACTAATTCTTCTTAAATTAGGTACATTTTGCCATGCTGTAGGCATATAACCTCTGCCAGTACTATTAACTAACACAAAATCAACAAAAAGGTATGTTTTAAAGACCTGTGTCATTGTAAGACTCCAATACAGGTCATTTTGATCTTTGAAGTCTGAGTAATATCCTGGGGTGTTATTGTAAATATTATTGCTATATCCCGGAGTATCGTTGCCATCAAAACCTAGTAGATAGACTTTGGTGTGTCCATCAAAACAAGCCAGATAGGCTGCTAAAGATCCTGCGTTCCAAGTTGGGTTTTGTGGAATCAAGTGAAATTTCTTTGGTTGCCGAACAATTTCACTAGCATAGGCATATACTACATGATTATCGCAATAACCACTTGTTGCGATTTCATTACACATTTCAGTGCCTACAGCTATCAAAAAATCTGGGTTAAAATCTCTATAAAGAGCATTACACCCGTAAGTTTGCAGTTTGCTTTTTTTTAAGTATTTTAAATCAAATGTTAATCTATCTAATCCGTTACCTATAACTATAGCAGTTTGCCCGTGACGGACATTGTTAATAGTTTTAGGAACATTTTCTAATTCGTAATTCCATTGGCCGTTTGTATAAGAAGCAAGGGTGTAAATATCTTCTTCATAATAGATATTTCTAAATAGTTTTTTAATGCTTTGCATTATTAAGTTCCATGAGCACCAGACTCAGTATTTACCAAAAAGTTGCTGTCAATCCTTAGACGTTGCATTGCTGCTGTTTCACTTGGGTAAACAGTTAGTTCCTTTTTTCCTAAAATAATTTCTATGTTTTGCAAAGTTTGCAATAATAAGTTTAATTCTGTGATGTCAAGACTAGCAGAGTGATCTGTACCCCACATATTTTTATTAAGAGTTACATGTCTTTCGATTATCTCTGCACCAAAACTTGCTGCAACTATACTTGGTAAAATGTCTTTTTCGTGTCCGCTATAACCAATTGTTAAATTTGGATATTTTAACTTCAAAGTTTCTATAACACGTATATCTATTTCATTGTATTTTGATGGGTATGAACTGTTACAATGTAGAATAGCATATAACTTGTCTGACAATATGCTAACAGCTCTATCTACTTCATTTATTGTGCTCATTCCTACAGAAATAATAACTGGACATGTAGCAAACATAGCAACTTCTTCTAGCAACTTAACATTAGTAATTAAGGCACTGGGAATTTTGACAAATGGTACATTATAATTTTGAATAAAATTAAAACTAGGTATATCCCACACACTAGCGGTCCACAGAATTCCAATTTTTTTACAGTAGCGATCAATTATGTCGTAGTGCTTTTTTTCGAATTCAATCTTGTTTTTGTAATCATAATAAGTTAATATGCCCCAAGGAGTTTGTCTTTTTTGATTTCGTTGATCCAAAGGTACGCATATAGCAGGTGTTCTTTTTTGAAATTTAACTAGGTTAACTCCAGCTGCTTTGCACTCTCTAATTAGTCGTAGTGCTGTTTTTATGGATCCATTATGATTGATCCCAATTTCAGCTATAAAAAATATTTTGTTAGTCATATATAATTACATGATAATTTCAAGAAAACACAGTTTCATATTTATTAAGACAAAAAAAACTGCTGGATCCAGTGTTGAAAAGTACTTAGTCAATTATTTAGACCCCACTACTGATATTTGTACAGGGTCAAATTTTGATAACACGCCGCGACTTGGAACATTTATTAAAAACGGTAACCATATAGGTGCCAGTTGGGTAGCTGAAAATTATCCTATTGAATGGAAGAATTACTTTAAATTTGCTATTGTACGTAATCCTTGGGACACCATGGTTAGTTTTTACTTTTGGTACAAAATTGCTCGAAATGCTATCATAGCCAAACATAGTTTTGAACATTTTTTAAATTGCATAGATTTGAACAAGTTCAATGATTGGCACAGATACACATTACATGACAACATTATAGTAGATAAAATTATAAAATACGAATCATTGCATGAGGATTTTCAAAATATTCCTGTTCCATACAATAACGAATTGCTTGAAATTTTTTTAAAAAGTGGGTATAGGCAAGTAAAAAACTATCAAGAACTTTACACAAATGAAACTAAAAGTAAGATTGAAAAATCGTTTTCAAATGTCATAGAAGAATTTGGATACCGTTTTTAATCAAATCTAATTCTAATAAAATCTCTTAGCCCATTGCGAGGAAAAGTTCCTCGGTGTATAAAATTAGCCACAAATGCAAAGGTGGTAAATTTTGGTCCTACAATTGATATTATATCATCTTCGTCTAATATTAAATTACTAATTCTACTTAAACTTCTACCTTCAACAAATCGATTGTAAAAATAATAATTTGGATTTTTAATATGTTCAATTTGACCGCCATCAATGTCAACATCGTTGAGATAAATGCCTAAAGATAATGATTCATTTGGAAAGTTAGCTATATGCCAATATTGACTTAACCAATAATTATTTTGATCACAATCATTGAGTGATTGATAACTTGGCACACTCGACGGGTATCCTCTGTTTACTAATATTTTATTGGCTTTTCGTCCAAAAAGTTCTTCAAAGTAATTTACTATTGGATTAACTATGGTATTATCTTTGAGTGTTGCCCTTACAACATTATTATCATAAAACTGTCTAATTACAACTTTTGTAGGATCATTGAGTTGATTTTGTATTTCTTCAGCATAAGGTTCAATTACATCACTGAATTGCGTTCCAAAGTTTTTTATAGGTAAACTATTATTATCTGTAAAAATTGCAGGGTATGGTTTTGTTAGTTCTACATTAGTAAACTCTATTCTATTACTCTCGTACTGTGCTAATATTTCTTGTTTATTTCCCATTGGTAAATCTCCATTTTACGTAGAGGTAATCTTCATTTGTGTCTACGTCTATTGTTTCACTATCTTGCACTTCAATGAGTTGCAAATTTTTTCTCAGCATTTTTCCAGTTTTAAAAAATTTAGTTTTATTAAAGATATGAAAACAATGAGCTGCTTGGTAATAATCGCCTATTAATTTTGTGTTTAACGTTTTATAATCTATGTCAGTTAATATTTTTTTGTTTACATTCCACAACCAATTTTTATAAGTTTTAACACTTGTTGCATAATCAAATTGTGATTCACGAAAATCATCTAAAGCATGGTGTATGGTTTCTAATTTAAGTAGGCTCAAACATGGGTTTAGAAACATTAAATGTGAATCTTGTGTAGTTTTTAAATCTTTAAAAATATAGGTCAACGGACCATCAACTTCGGCAGTCTTCTTACTTCTTTTTATAATCTTGATGTTTTTAAAATTTTTCGCTATATTAATTAATTCTGTTTCATAACATAAAACATATTTATTATATTGAGTTGGAAGATTGTTAAGCTTGTCACAGGCTATTTCCCATAAATTTGTGTTGTCTAGCGGTAAAATTAATTTATTAGGTAAACGTTCGCTGCTTAACCTACCTGGAATAAACACTCCAATTTGTTTCATTTTCTTTCGCCTTGATAAAAAATCCCTGGGGTATCTCTAGTATATCTGCCTGGATCTTTTTGACAATTTTTACATGGATTCAAATAATTATGATAATTTTCATTAGACATAATATCTATAAAATGTTTTCTTTTGTCGCTGTTTAAGATTTCATTTAGCGTAATGTTATATATATTTCCAATAGAATAATCATTATGAAATTCGCTATTCATATTACAACAAATCATAACCGATCCGTCATAGTCTATACCTAAAAATTTTTTTGGTTCAAAACAAGGTCTAGTTCTAAGATCGCCGTTATTTTTATATTTGAGAGAATTTAATTTTATTACTCCGCCTCTATCTTCTATAGTGGCATTATTTTTAAAATTTAAGAAAATCAAAATATTTTTTTTGCTAATTGTTTCAAAATATAAAAATTCAGCACTGCTTTTGCTGTCAACAAAATTTAAATTCAAGTTTTTTACTTTTCTTTTCCACCATTCCTTGCCTTTGCCTGCGTAGTCCATTATAGTAAGTTCATCAAAAAGTTCAATATTTTCTATGTTTAAATAATCTCCATTTGTATTTGACACAATTTTACAATCAAGATTCTGTTTGATATAGTCAACATATTTTTTTGTTAAATCATAAAAAGCCAAGGGTTCGTTATATCTAGAAAAAGAGATTGTGTTGGAATAATTTATTTCTTTTAGTTGATCTATCAAAGAAGTAAATTTGTAATAATCTAAAATTTTTACATTTTTTCTATCTTGCCTACTAGACTGTAAAGAATTAGGACAAAAAGAACATTTCCTGTTACAGTAATTGTATACTTCTATTTCTATTAATTTAATCATGTAAAAAAAATGTTTTCATTTATTTCATTATTAGCGTATCTTTGACCTATATAGTCAAAGCCATTGGGCGATCCTGTGCAAACTCCGTTTCTTATTTTCTGGCAGTTTGTACATGGTTTAGGATAAAACCCGTTTTCTTTAGTCAACGACTCTCTAAAAGACACTGCTTTCTCGCCATAAAATATTTCATTCAAAGTTTGATCTCTAAGATTACCTAGAATATAATCTTTATGCATTGGAATGTCAGATCTTAGATGGCAACATGGCATTACGTTACCATCATATGTAATGTTTATAAAATAACTAGGTTCTACGCATGGTACTTTTCTTTCAACCGCATTATTTTTCCAATTCATTTGTACCAATGATTGTTCGTCGCGTGAAATTGCACCACCTCTATTTTCCAGGAGCCAATTTTTTGGCCAATCAAGTTGAACTCTAATATTGCCAATTGTTTTATGTAAAGCTATCACTCCGTTATACCCTATATTTTCGTCATCTATAATCAGACAACCTGCTTCTTTTAACTTATGTTCCCAAAATTCTCTGCCTTGGCAATCGTAGTCCATAATGTTTAAAGTAGTCAAGAGTAATCCGTCTAAGTTTTTTTTAGAAATATAATCGCCGCTAGTGTTTGATACCAATTCAACAAAATTATTTAAAGTTTCACTTGCTTCATTGACTCTTTTTTTTAGTAGTTTAATATCGCTCATTGGCTCCATATAACCCAAGAAGCTAACTACTGGTTGATTTTCTGTAAAATCTCTATAATAATTTTTGAATGTACTAGCACTTGTTCTACGGTTGACGAATTGTCTATCCTGACCAAACCCAAACTCGTTTAGTTCTCTAAGAATTTTAGAGAACAACCAATCTTCCATTACAACTTGTTTGTTTCGTAAATAGGTTTTGTTAGGACACCAATCACAAGTTCTATTACAAAAACTATGTAATTCTATGTCTACTCGCCTTATGTGTCTGAGCTCATTCATTTATCCACTCATTGAATGCGTTCTCGTTATTGAATACTGGGCTAGGTAAAATGCTAGATTTATACGGATACAATAAATCTCGTAGCCAATGAGGATAAGTTTGACAAGCAAACAAAATATCATCATAAGTGCAACCGGTCCATTCTATAGTGTAATCATCAACCATTCGCCCTCCATCCTCTTGCAAAGATTTCAAAGCTGCTTGATATTTTAAGTCGTCAACTAAAATCACATTACCGTACACTAATTCTATTATTCCACGAATTTGAAACGGAGTTTGTAAACTTTGATAACGCATTCTGTGCTGTGTCATTTCATAATTTTGTTTGTATTCTATACAACAGATTTTATAATCTTCCGGTACCAGACCTTCCATTTGAAGCAACTTCAACGAGGCAGCTCTATGATTACCTTCAAACACATATTTCTCATTTGGTTTATCTTCAATTAAGGGTCCAACTACTAATGGATAGTATGTACCATTTTGTAAAATATCCCGACCCAGTACAGTTTTATCGCTGTGAGAATCTACCAAAAACGGATCATAATGAAAATATTTCCAATTTTTGTTGAACATATGACTACGCAATTTCAAATCTGATAGATAATTAAACTTAACCACAAGATTTTTTGACCGAATAAAATTTTTCATATTAAAATTTATATAGTCTTCGTAATACATTTTTTTAATTTCTTCAAATGAAAACATTCGTTTAATACTTTGGGTATTATAGGTTTTATTTTTAATTACTAGTTTGAATAGATTATATACTAATCTTTTTTTACCAGGATCAACACTTATAATATAATTTTCTGCTTCCTTCATTGCAGATTCAAACGCCGATCGTTCATCTACAATGACATCAAATTGATCTGCAGGTCGTCCTATACATTCTGGATCGCAACGTAATCTTTCCTCAAAATATTGCTCAGGTGTTACAGGAGGGACATTAGGTTGAAAAAATTGTAAAATGCGTAGTGTTTCTTTTTCGTAAAGTGTATAAACTTTGGTGGTTGGGTCCATTTGTTTTAGAAATTCATGCCAAAATAAATTGCGTTGGGTCCTTGTAAATTCACTAATCTTGTGGCAGTGTTAGCAAAAGTCTGCACAGGTTCTACTATTGCCGTTGTTATGGTTGCAGTCAATGCCCAAGTATTATATCTAAAACCAAGCGGCAAAGTGGTGCTAACAAAAGTATCAACCACTATTGATCCATTGCTGTACACGCCACTGGCCCCGCCGGCCACTATAGTAGAAGACAACGAATTATATAGCGAAACAGAAGTAGCGCCAAAATTCAATGAAATGTTAGGAGTAAGTTGATAGGTATATGTAGGCGGTGGCCCTTCTTGTGCATCTCCTATTGTTGCAAATCGGGATATTTGTAAAACAGAGTAAACTCGCACGTTGGCAGAACTGTTTGCAAATATATATTCATTAATAGTTGCTGTGATATTGGCAACTAGTGTGCTTACGTCAGTGGATGTGTTATAAAATCCGTAGGTGAGCACATAGCTATTTGAGGTTATTGGATCTACAACAAGACTGTCTGGTAAGGTGCGATAGGACATTTAACCAAAGTTTAAACCAAATTGAGAATAATAGTTTGTGCCATCATAATAAATGCTCACAATATCTACAGCATTTGGTGTTGTAGTTAGTGTTGGTGCCACTGCCCCTGGCCAGCGTGTTCCTGTGGGCCAGGTTACAAATCTACCTCCGGTACCATCTTGAATTAATTTTAAAATAAAATTACCTACACCAATTGGAGCAGTGTATGATAAAACACAGTTTGCAGTAAGGGTTAGATTTTGTTTTTGTCTATTTCGCCAATCAATAGTAAACACAGGTCCTGAAATGCTGTTATTGAATTCAGTAGGAAACACCACAGTATTTGTAGCAGACACATTACCTATAAAAGCAGTTCCTGTTAAATTTAGATTTCCATTTATGCCAACTCCGCCCTTGACTACCAACGCCCCGGTATTACTATTGATACTGATAGTTTGAGAAAGTATATTAACTGTTGGCGCCGTAAAGGTGCCAGAACCAGGAACGAAGGAGAGCGCACTTGAAACATATTGATTTGTGCTTCTCCCCGATATACTAGGTTGCAATGATAGGTAATAATTTGTCGATTCAGTCCCAATTGGCAGGATCGGAAAAGACTGCGAATTAAGCATTATGCTTGCGCCTCAGTCCATGACAGTCGACACGCACATGACGCGGTTGATGATCCAATATTACGAACCATGATGGTAATGATATCTGGACCATTGGGGTAAAACGCAGTATTGCTCCTAGATTCTCCACCACCTAGTATGCTTGATCCCATATCTCTTACCAACTCTAATTCTTGCTGTGTAGTTGTAAAGTTAGAACCACCGGCTGTATTTAGATAAAATCCATAAATTGTTTCACCGCCGGTTAGGGTTGTGCCTCCTTGATGAGGCACATATTGGGCCAAGCTAGAACCACCCACTGACTGCCAGCTGACCGAGCCATTGCCTGCAAAGCCATTTAGAACAAGTGTCACCAAGAATTGGCCAGTGCTTGTAAAGTCCAACTGTCGTAAAACCATCTGCATACGATTTATAAGTTCTCTAGAACCTAGTGTGCCACCGGCCAAACCATTACTCACACTAGGAGCAATTCTAAAGCTTAGTAAAGCATTCGTAGCTCCTGACGCAATGGCAAGGGTAGACGTCATACCTTGGGTAAACACAAATGATTTATCATCATCATAACGGCCGTCCATGATAACACTAGTACCCCAGTGACTGATAGTAGGACTAAAGCTGGGACTGTGTAGTTCTACTGCCACCGGAGCTGTGTTACTATAGGTAAAGCTCTGTGGACCACCGGTTCCCATTGTGCTAAAAATCATTGCTTGCGTAGTCGACGAAGTTGCTGCCTCGGTCAATGTGACACTTGTGTTTGTGGAAACACTAGCTACAAACGTGTCTGCAGGAATACCAGTACCTACTACATACTGTCCAACTCTTACATTAATTGTGTTACTTGCTGTCACAACTGCGCTGTTGGCAGTTTGAACTACAGTTTGTGTTACACCTGGACTGCCTCTAGTTAATCCAGTGAAGGTTGGACCAAATGTAACTGTTTGTGTAGAGGTAAATGTGGCAGGTTGACTCAGTGTCACTGACGTGTTTGTTACCACACTTTGCACAGTAGTTCCCGACGGGATACCATTGGCAACTACATATTGTCCTGTAGAAATTCCGGTAGTATTAGTGCCAGTTATTGTGGTACTGCCTGAAGTAAGATTAAAACTTAATAATGCTGCACCACTTTTTCCTGTATATGTAACAAATTCACTTGCGGTCTGGTTATGCACCCATAAGGTGCCTGCAGCAGGAAACTCTAAATGATCTGCTACATTTATAGTAGCATCGCCAGTTCCTAGACTAGAAGACAATATTGTATACTTACTTAGGGTATTGACTTCATATCTACCTGGCAAGTTACCTGAACGCATGTAAGCTTCATAGTTTATATTGTTATTGGCTTGTTTGTGGCAGTATATGATATCTCCATTGGTGCCACGGAAACCCCAACGGATAAATCCTGCACCGTACCAGGAATAATCAATATAAAACATCTGCATACGACCTAGATCTAATCTGTATCCGCTAGGCCCAGTACCATCAACTCGATCAATGTTCCATTGACTTTGTGAGATTCTTTGATCTATAGTTTTTGTAATTACTGCATTGTTAGCTGCTATCAAACCACGATATGGTGGTGTGATTGTAAAACTGGAATCTGATGTAATATCAACCACACGATAGGTCATACCTTTGATATTAATGAAGTCATTTGGACTCAGCTGTTTAGCAAAAATGGGGGTAGCACCATTGTTAGTAGCTGCAGATACCACTGCACCTCCTACTGCCACATTCCCCAATGAACCAATTTGATACGTAGAGCTTCTTTTGACTGCGTATAATTGCTGACCATCAAATTCAAAGAACAATCCGTTTTGATCGTCAAACATTCCTAGTCTAATACTTGCTCCTACCCAATTATTCACAGTCAATTGCGGAAAACCAGTAGCGATGGCGCTGCTTGGCGTACTTGCAGCAGTATATGTAAATCTATATCTATCTAAGCTTTGCACCACTGTGAAACTGCCATTGTAAGCTGTTTCATTGCAGCCAGCTATAATTATGTTTAAACCTGGTTGTACAAACTGAGCTTGTTTGGTTATCACTGTGACTGTGGTACCGCTGCTTGTAATACTGTCAACTTGAATACTAGGCTTCATTGTAGAGCCAGTGCTCATTTGCAAACCTTTACCTGACTGGTAACGGAAGTATCTACGAGTTTGTCTAATAATTTGTTCGTTATGACTTGAGGTAAATGTACTGAATTGTACACCGCCGTCATAGGCGCGATGTTGGAAAGCACCTTGGGGTCTTACATAAACATTGCCACCAGTGGGATTACCAGCCGGAGCGTTGACTGTATAATAACTGAAAGAAAAACTATTTCCTACACCTGATACAACCCATGATCCGTTTGCGTTAGTCTGGTTGGTGCCAGACACTGCTATTTCGTTGCCAACTGCTAAACCATGTGGCACTGATGTCACTACGTTAACCAAGTTACCACTAAACCCAATGCTGCTAAAAGTGATAGCGGCATTACTAAACAAAGTTCCGCTGTATGCAGCAGTGACACCGCTGACAAAAATTGAACCAGTCACACCAGTGAATGCACTGCGAGCTGTGTATGAAAAACTGGTTCCAGCACTAATACTGTCAATGATGTATAAACCATCTGCACCTGCGAATAGTGTGTCAACAATAAAAACTGGTGTTCCTGCAGCCGGTGGACTGGAAGTTAGTACTGTGACTGTTCTAGAACCATTGGTAACATTAACACCAGTGATGGTAATTGGGTTATTTGTATTCCATGATGCAAACGGACGATTGTTAGTTAAACCAAGACTTTCCCATTTAGTAGCTTGTGTGCTATATTCAAAGTCAGTATCAATTAATGCCTGCGGTGTACTTGTTCTAAATTTGTTTACAGGATCTGTGTATAATTCTGAAGGTTTAAAACTTTCGTCAAATTCGTCAATGATAATTTGCAGTTTGTCGGTGCTGGTCATGCCGCTAGTGTTATATGCCAACACAATAGTGGTTATGGTATTGTTCACAGCATCAGTAGTAATGCTATGACCGGTAATTGTTAAACTAGCATCTGAAAAATTAAAAATTACTTGATTTGTAGTTACATTGGTAATCAGTACAAAACGCTCTCTAGGTAAAGATCTAGGTATAATAATAGTTCTTGTACTTGGTATAAATGTATAATAAGTGTCTAAAATCGCTTTTCTAGCCATGGTTGCTCCGATATATACCTTATTTAGCTGTTACATACCCAACACAATATCAACTGGTTTGAATGGGTATATTTTTAGGGTAGGATTACTAGAGCCTGGTTGAGTCCGGGCATTAACTACAGTTCCAGCCGGGGGTGAATCTGCAAATTTTATATTGCCCGAGGATATGGTATAGCCCCTACTGGCGCAAAGTGTTGAGCTCAACCAAACCGTATCCGAGTTTTCAGCAAACGCCGGCTGAAAAATGCCGTTTATTGTTACCAGTAAATTCCAAGGACTGGTTAATGTGACCTGACTTTGATTATACCTAGGAACGAATGTATTAATTGTACCATCAGGATAGATTTCGTCAAGATCATACACAGCAGCAGATGTAATTGTGCTGTTGTCAGAAAAATTAATACCCGAAAGAAGGGTGAAATATGACGCAGTGATATTACCAGTGGTAACAATATCTGTTAATGTTTGTCTCTTCCAAGCATTATTTGTTTGATTGTAAATGTAAGTGATACCATTTACTGTAGTGGTTTGGCCGTTAGCAGGATTGGTTGGAAATGACATCGTTTGACCTTTTTACATACTTATCTTAATTTGAAAGTAGCTGTGGGTGGTGTAAAGTTAGCGGTGTAACGGGCGAAACGGGTGATGCGTAGGTCGTCTATGTAACCGTTAAGACCATGAGCAGCAGGGAAGCCGCCAGCATAAGAAGCAGCACTACCACTTGTATTGGTTGAATAGGTTGTTGTTGATCCTTCTTGAGTACCATTCACAAATAGCCTGACGCTGCTCCCACTTCTTGTGACCGCCAAGTGATACCAAGTATTAGTTACCGTTTGCGTTGTGCCGGTTATTAAGCTACCAACATTGTGTTGGTTGACAACGACTTTGTTTAAGCTGTTTCTATCAACGGCAAGATATAGGTAGTTTGTAACGTTCTTAATGAATATGACATCTAAGTTGCCATCTCCTGCGCCACTTCTGTAATACCAGCACTCTTGAGTGAAATCACCTGTTTGATCTAGGTTGACAGAGTTAGGCAACGCTAGGTAATCCCCCGTTCCATCAAACGCCAATGAACTACCACCAAATTTGCTTTGTACTCTAGAAACTCTTGCACCCCCTACTGCCTCAAGTGCATTCTTGGCGGTGACGTCCACAATTCCGGCATTAGTAAAGTTTAAGAGAAGTTGAGTGTTAGCGATGTTAGTCAATGGCGCAGTTGGTGGAGTAAAAGAGGAGGTATAGACGGCAGTACCTTTAACTATCCTGAAATCTGCCATATATCCGTTGAAATTTTCTCCTGCATAGCCCAAAAGTCCACCAATATACAACGGTACATTTTGTTCAACAACAGCAATATTTTGGCTAAACACTTCGGCACCATTAAGGAACATTTTAAGCGTTGTTCCGTTATGAGACCACGCACAATGCGACCACGCAAAACGAGGAACTATACCAGAAGAGGCGTAGATAGTGCCGTTGTAATATGCTAATGCGCCAGTGGTTATGTTTATGAAGCCTTCGTAGCTGGTTGTACCTGAATTAGATACTCTTTTTGCAAACAATGCGTGGTAGTCGACGTAATTTCCTATTAAATACACCCAGCATTCCGCAGTCCATGCCGCACTGGCCAAGTTGAGGCCTGTATTATTTGATACCCATAATTCATTGGAATCGATGCCATTAAAATAACCACTACCACCTACGGCTGCTGCGTTATATTCGGCAGCGGAAGCGAATGGGCTGAAGGCTTGGACGGACGGGGTGCCGCCAGCAACTGTAATTGTCTTTGCAGTTGCTTGCGTATTTTTGTCAAAGAACCTATTGCTTGCACAAGTCAGTAATACAGTATTTGTTACATCTGTAAGTTGTGCAGTAGGTACTGTAATAGTTGTTTGTGTTGGGTCATAAGCAGCAGTACCTTTTATTATTCTTACGTTAGAAATGTATCCTTCTAGGTCATAACCGGAACCTGTATATCTAGTTCCAATATAACTAGTGGTCGGGGAAACATTTAGGTTCTTTGAGTTTGTTGCAGTAGCAACTCTACTACCGTTCAAGTAAACAGATAATGTTGTTCCAGAACGAACAGCAACACAATGTTGCCAAGAGTTATTTGGTATTGATGCTGTGGCTTCTTCAATCGTAGTTGTGCCGTCAAAGAATCCCAACTTGTAACCAATACCGCCTAATCCAAACGCAAATGCCCATGCGCCCGTATTTGATGAATCCCGCGCATCAATAATATATTTTGTGTTTGGCGTACTGGTGACATAAACAAATGCCTCTACGGTAAAATCTCCAGTACCAAAAGCAACAGAACTACCAGAGTTCCAACTTAAGAAATCCCCACTTCCATCAAAGAAATTACTCCACCCCGTCTGGCTAAACGGGCTGAATGTACCTTGCGTGGTATTACTACCGTTACGATTGATCACAAATCTATTTGTGCTTTGATCTACAAATCTCTGATTGTTTTCACCTTGTGGATATTGCAGCGATAAGAAACTAGTATTAGCTACAGCAGTAAGACTTATACTAGGCGGAGTAAATGCCCCTGTATATGCAGTAGATCCGTTTATGATACGAAAATCAGCGATGTATCCGGTGGTACTTTCATACCCTGCAGCAGGCAATCCTGACCCTCCACCTATACGTATACCAGCCAAGTTGCTAGTTCCTTGAGTACCTCCACTAGTTGATGCAGCTACCGTGCCATTAAAATAAAGAGTAACTGTAGCGCCGTTTCTGGCCAATGCAATATGTGTCCACTGATTAATAAAACAACCAGTAAACGTTGTGGTTATTGAACCGCCGCCGCCGGAAACATAAAATGTTGTAGTGGTTGCGCCAATGTAGTCAGTTCTGATATCAACATCTCCAGTCTGCGTACTGTCAGCTTTAGTAGAGAAAAATACCATCGCAGCACCCAACTTAGTTGGATATACCCAAAATTCCACAGTAAAATTGCTAGACCCAAAATTCACAGGTGCGCTATTTGTCAGCGATATAAAGTCTCCTGTGCCATCAAAATAACCGCTACCTATATTTTGGTCAGTTTCTATAAATGGAGCGAACGTTTGTACAGTGGTATTACCTTCTACTGTAACAGCAAAAGCATTTGTGCTATTATCTCTGAACCTATTGCTTTGACACGTTAAAAGTTGTGTATTTGCCACCGCAGTTAATGGTGTAGTCGAAGGAGTAAAGTTACTTGTATAAAGTGCCGTGCCCTTGACTACACGAACATTAGATATGTAACCATTGAAAGGATAATTGGCACTAGGGTCGCCGTTTCGGCGATCGCCAATATTGAAAGATTCTGAACTTGTAAAATTGGTTGAGTTTGTTGTTGTGGCATCCTGCACACCGTTCACAAAAAGTCTGAAGGTTGATCCACTCCTTGTGGCTGCAAAATGATACCACACTCCAGCAGATAAAGTTGTAGCTCCTTGTAATGGTATACCGGCGAAATATATCTTTGATTGATAAAAACTTAATGCGTAGGTTCCGCCTCCGTTGCCATTACCTTTTCCCAATAGGTGCGCATATTCTAGGCTATAACTTGTTAACGAAGCTACGCTGTAAACCCAGCATTCAATTGTGAAATCCCCAGTTCCAAAATCCAGCGCGGAGGTATTGGCAATTTGTATTCTGTCACCATTGCCATCAAAGAAGTTACTCCAGTTGGCAAGATAAGGACTAACCTTCGAGGGCCTAGCATCGCCATTCACAGTTAAATTAAAATCATTGGTACTTGAATCGCGAATCCATACATTGGCACCAGTATCTGCTGGCAATGCTAGTGTGGTTAAATTAAAATATGTATCAAATGTACTGACTGCGATACTGATAGTGGCCTGCACTGATTGTGCTTGTGCATCATCTACAATTACAGTAAGGTCATAGCTGCCATCAGTTGGCACCGTGCCGGTTAGCAAGCCCGACGTGCTCACAGCCAAATTCTGCGGATTTGCGCTGCCTGGTTGTATGTAATATGTCAGTGGTGCGTCGCCTGATGCTAACAATTGAATGTTTAATGTCAATGAAGTTGCTGAATATGTGGTTTGCGTCCATGCGGGTGGTCCAGACACTGCCAGTCCTGGCACCCATATGCCGCCTGTGCCGTCGGTATTAAACACGGTAAATTGATAGCTTCCATTAGAACTAGCAGGTATGTTGGCATTTATCTGTGTGGAATTTATAAATGTATTTGCACAAAGCGTGTTGCCAAAAAACACATTGGCATTGGTTTTGAATCCTGTGCCAGTGACACGAACAAATCCACCTGCAGAACTGATTGCTGTATCACCACTGAGCACATTGGCAAATGTGGAATCGGTGATAGCAACATTGCTTATTGTTACTCCGCCTAGCGACCCGCCGCCGGCAACTGAAGTGGCTGTGGCAGGAGCAATAGTGATCTGATTCACAGTAACGGCTGCTGCTGCTAGAGTACCACGGTTTACTGCGGTCTGAGCTGATGCTTTTCTAATGCCCATTAGAACATCTCAGTGCCAAAAAGATTAAATGACATTGTTGCTGTGTTGGCATACACTGTGACTACATCGGTAGCTGCTAGTGTAATACCAAGAGTAAGAGCAATTTGATCATTGGCAGGAATCTGTGTATCAAAATTTAAATAATGTTTATTAGATAATGCTTCGCCAGCGGGCCTGACAGCTACTCTAAAATTTGCTGCTGTGCCAATTTGATTACACACAGTTAAAGTTGATACCACAGTGCTATTGCCTGCAGGCACTGTGTACAATGTTGTGTCGGTGGTTGCACTGGGATTAACTTGTCCTAAAACTTTATAAACTGTTGGCATACGGTATCCTTACATTCCTGATAATAAAAATGGATGAAATGGCAACACGGTAGTGGTGGTGCCTGCTACCAGTCCTGAAGATATATCCACCCAGTAGTAACTTGTGCCATCAAATGTCCATTCATAAAGTACATCTTCATTTGTGTCGTACCAATGATCACCAGTAGAAGCATTGGTAGGACCAGTGGCAGACGCGGTATATCTACCAGGACTTATTCTAGTCCAGCTATTTACAGTGGAATTAAAACTGTATCTAATTCCGTTTACAGTAGTAATTTGACCGTTAACTGGTGAGACCGGAAAGCTCATTTTTTATCCTATAGTTTCATATTTATGGGGTAAACAGTTCCCAACTCAGTGTTGCTTCGCTCCACCTGTATTTGTTTCCGTCATTGGGATGAGGCACAGGTGCTTCAAAACTGCAAGTTGTTTCGTTGAATTGCCAACTTGGATAACCATAAGTTTGCCAGTCTTGTTTTGTCGTTTCTTGTTTTGCCAATCTTTCCGCGGTGGTCATTGGTCTCGTATGCCATGCATCTCGAACTGTATCACCATCCCATTCGTAGGTGTAATAGGCGATTTCATAAGTACCTTCAGACACATCTTTAGGAATTCTCGTAAACTTAACATATTCTTGAGAGTTATTTAGATCAATACCAGGATAGGCTTGTAATAGATTGCTTTCTAATATAGGATGATCTGTTATTTGTCCGTCTACAATTCTAATATATAAATTCATACTATACATCCCAAGCATTAGTTGGAAAAGATCTACCGGCACCCCACAAAATTTTAACTGCTCCACTAGCACCTGCAGCGGCGATTCCTGTGCCATTATCATATGAGCCTCCGCCGCCACCACCCCAATTTCCGCCATTGCCTCCTTTTGATCCAGCAGAAGTTAAATTATTTCCGTTACCACCGTTGCTTACAGGGTTCGTATTGCTAAAAATTGTGGCTCCTCCGCCACCGCCACCTGTCAGATCATCGCCCCCAGTTCCGCCATTGCCCCCACCGCTAAGACCGGTGCCAGCAGCAGTTTGAGCGCCACCGCCACCGCCAGCACCGGTGCCTAATGCATTTACAGTTGTGAAATTAGTACGGCTGGTAGATGATCGACTACCGTTACCGCCACGGTTTCCATATCCACCAGCTCCGCCTCCCCCGCCGCCTCCATTCCAACCAGCACCACCGCCGCCACCTTGACCACCGTCAGTGGTTACACCCACTGGCGTATTTGTAAAACTAAACACGCTGGCCGGTGCTCCGGGATCTGCACTATATGGATCACCTCCTTGGCCACCTTGTGCAGTCATTACAAAAGTACTAAATGTAACACTTGAATTTCCGCCTGATTGTGCTCTTACTCCAAACCCATTTGCGTCGCTACCCCCTGCTCCTACAACAACGGTATAATTGTTACCTGGTATCACTGTAATATTGTTAGCATATGCTAGAGCACCCCCGGCTCCGCCGCCTCCACCGCCATCGCCGCTGTTTCCATTATCTCCGCAGCCACCACCGCCAACTACCACAGCACATACACTTGTTACTCCCGGAGGTGCTGTCCAAGTATAGGTACCAGGAGTTGTATACACACTTTGTGAAGGAACACTTTGATACCAGTATCCCTCGCTTTGTAGATTTCTTACGTCGGCTAGTGATGCCATTCTTCCTACTGTAGAATTTGAAGTAGGTACGGCATTACCTAATATTGAATAATTTGATCTTACTCTAGGCATTTTAATTTATAGATTCATATGACACTATTAGGTGCGATCCTGTAGCCGACGATGTATTTGCCTGCAAATAATCGCCTTCTTCTAAGTATATAGTGGTATCTTTACCAATAGCGGCTACTGTGGAATAAGCAGGCAAAGTTAGTGTACCTGCAATAAAGTAAAGCGAACTACCTCTTCCAAAAGTTAAATTTGCATACATTGCACTGCCAGTGAAATTGCTAATTGTAATATCGTTGACTTTAATTACATTACCTGATGTGCTAGAATTTACTAAAACATTAGATAGCGTAGTGTTTAAAACTGCAACGTTTGTTTTTCCAAAAATTGTAGTCACATTTACTATGTTAGGTGCTGCCATGTTATCCTCCGAACACTATCGACATTGCGATAGCCTTTCCTGTGCTTGCCGCATTTAAATTTGTTAATTTTGATCCATCACCATGAACAAAACTTGCCTGTATATTTCCCGATGTAGTAACATTGGCAGCAGTAATATTACCTTGTACAGTTACAATATTAGCCGTAATGCTGTGAGAAAAAATATTTTTAACAAAACCATTACTGGCACCAATGCTGTAAACATTTCCCAAACCTACCACTAGATTACCTTGCAAGGTAGCATCTGCTATAGTTGTAATATTTCCAACTTGACCTAGACTCTGTGTATCAATCCAGTAACTTGTTGTGCCGTCATTGATATATTCATATAAAATATCAGTTGTGGTGTTATACCATTGATCTCCGCTGATGTTACCGCTGGTTGGCGGAGCAGTATCTGCAGTGAATGTTAAACCTCCGCCACCGCCACCGCCAGTTGCAATTACTTGTCCATTGCCGGCCCAGAATAGACCTTGGGCGGTGAATAATTTATTTGTGACAATATTTCCAGAAACAGTTAAATTAGCAACAGGGCTGGTCTGCCTGTACCAAGCATTGTCGGTACTGTTGTAGATGTACCTAATACCATTTACTGTTGCGGATTGACCGTTTGTTGGTGCGACTGGAAATGTCATTTATTATCCTAATTAATCTATTTATTGACCCATGGGTTGCCAATCTGGGTCAGTGGGCCAGTCTGTAAACGTTCTTGGATCACCTGTGATATTAGCGGGTAAATCTCTTAGGGTTTGTCTATACGCGGCCCATTCTGCTTTCTTGGGATCAGGATTGTCGGCAATTTGTGTATAATCTGATTGTTTTAATAAAGCGTTTCTTTGTGCTCTAATCTGTGCCATAGCAGAATCTTTGGCTGCTTGAATTTCTTGATCAGTCATTGGCTGTACCTCTACTGTATATACCCACGCCCCTTCAATTACTGGTTCACATGTGACTAGTTTTTCAGTCAATCTATCATGCGGTCTAAATAGATTAACCTGCATGTAACTGTTTTCAACTAGTTGTTGTGCGGTTGGAGCTGTAGTCGCAAACACTTCTCTTGAATCTACTACTTGTACAACTTGTCCGTTTAGTATTTTTGCTATGAACATTTTTTATCCTATCTTAATGCGAAATTCGTGGTTGGTGGTGTAAAAGTGCTAGTGTATCTTGCTATGCCAGATGTTATCCTTAAATCGTCAATGTATCCGTTAAATTGTGCGTTTGCACTGGCTCCTACCAAAATTGGAGCAGTTGCATCTGCAGGTCCCAATAAAGGTGTTCCGGAAATTGTAGTAGAAGTTGTGAGTGTTCCGTTAATAAAAATCCTAAGTGTGTTCGATGATTTTTCATATGTGGCTGCTAAATGGGTCCAGGTTCCTGTACTGATACTTCCCGAAGTAATTGTTTGAGCGGCACCATTATAATAATAAAAAACAACAACTCCACTGGCTCTTGGACCAAAAGAAAAATATTCTCCGGTGCTGGCTGGTGTTGCCTGACTGAAAACATTTGATCCGCCATTTGTGCTTGAATTGAATGCATTAGGATATATCCAATACTCTATTGTGTAATCACCCAAAAACCAATTTGATATCATGGGACTTGATGGCATTCGTATATAGTCTTGGTCGCCGTCAAATAGTATAGAACTGCCACCAAATTTACTTTGCGCTGTGCTCACTTGAGCTTGACCTATAGTGCCTAACAAATTCATAGCGGCTTGATCTACGATATTCGAATTGGCTCCATTTAATAACAAGCTGGTACTAGACGCAGCAAAAGAAATATTAACATTTGTTGTGCTTGGATAACAGGCTGCAGAACTAGCACCAGCAGTAGTTAACGGTGCTATTGGCGGTGTAAAATTACCAGTGTATACTGCTACACCGTTAACTACTCGCATATTTGCAATGTAACCTCCGCAAGGATAGCTAACAGGCGCCAATGAATAAGTTCCTACAAATGCTGTTGCACTGCCAGGACTACTTGATCCTGTAATGCCAGACCATGATCCAATTGACGATCCATTAACATATATGGTCATTGTTGTACCGTTTCTTACAAATGCGAGATGATTCCAAGTATTTCCGGCCATGCCATGTGGAAATCCTGTTGTATCGTTATTGGCAGTGCCATAAAATAATAAATTATTTTTACTGGTACCAAATGATAAAAATACTCCTTGCGAACCGTTATCAAAAAAACATCCGTATGATGCCACGGTTTCGGCAGGAATATAATACAACCATAGTTCAACTGTGAAGCTGGCAGTTCCAAATGCAAAATTACTACTTGGCAAAGTAATATAATTGCTGCCAACAAATTTACCCAGGCCACCGCTGATGGTACTAGTTGAATAGCTAGTTGCAGGACTAAATGGTGAAAATCTTTGTACAGACACATCTCCAGCCACAGTAATTGCAAAATTATTTGTGCTATTATCTCTAAAACGATTACTTTGACAAGTGAGCAGTGAGGTATTAGCGATAGCAGTCAACGGCGCGGTTGGTACACTAAAATTTGATCTATATGTGGCCACAGATGATCCATTTACTATTCGTAAGTTAGATATGTACCCTGAAAAATAGTTTACGTAAACACTGCCTGGCGTAAGTTGTGAAGCAATAGTCAATGGCGAAGATGCGTCAGGAATAGCTGCGGTCCATGAAAAGCTCTCAACTGTTCCATTTATACCAAGATAGATAGTATTTCCTGACCGAGTTATTGTAAGTAAATTCCATTTTGCTACATCAAATTTTCCTGTAGTGGTTACTGATGCTGCCCCTGCAACTGCAAAAATTAAAGAGCGGGTATCTGAAGTTAATATAAATCCGCGAGTCCCGGCAGCAGAATCTTTACCTACAAAAGTTTGATATTGATTTGTGGATGTTGTATGTATCCACATTTCAATTGTAAAATCGTTACTGCCTAATTCAAATGCAGCATTATCAGCTATACTAAGATAATCACCTGTACCGTCAAAATAATTTGACCAATTGTCTCCAAAAGGCGAAAAGGATCCTTGAGACATGGTACCAAAAGGTGTTAAGGTTGTGTTATTCTGACTCGAGTCAAGAAAAGTGTTATTAGTGGCTCCATTGGTACTATCGGCATTTATCAATAATGGCACATACGGAAAAAATTCATCTCCAGTCAACGGCAAAGGACTACGTGGAAACAGTCCCCCACCAGTTAACACCTGATGATCTACTAGGCCAAACAAACCAGCTGCTGCGCTAGCAGTGGTAGTCTGTCTTGGCCCAAGAACACCATTGTTAAATCTTGTACGTGGCATTAAGAAATAACCTCATAGCTTGCAATTAAGTGTGCTGTTACATTGGCAGTGGCATTGGCCTGTATGTAATCACCTTCTTCTAAATACAAGTTGGTATCTTTGGCCACTACTACCAGTGTACTAGACGCCGGAACTGATATGTTGCCTACAATAAAAAACAATGATGATCCTCTACCCACTTGTACGTTACAACTTACTCCTGTACCAGTATAATTGCTCACAGTAATTTCATTTACCTTTAACACGTTGCCTGATGTTGATCCATTGGTAATTACATTAGAATATACCGTAGTTAAATTTGCATAAATTGACTTGCCAATAATTGTTGATACGTTTCTTATGTTGGGTGCTGCCATGTTATCCTCCGTATATAATTGACATGGCCACTGATAACGAAGCTACGTCTGAATTATATGATGTGTTGTTTGCGTAAAATACGCCTGCGGTAGTTGTAAATCTGTCTGCTGTGACATTACCGCCTACAGTCAAATTACCTGTAATGTTGGCATTATTTGAAACTGTTATGTTGCCCAAGGTAGAGGTTACTCTAGTCCAACTCCGCAATGAGGAATCATAGACATAGCTTATACCATTGACTGTGGTTGTATCGCCGTTTATTGGAGCAACTGGAAATGTCATCTATTTTCCTATGATTTCATATTTATGGGTTAAACAGTTCCCAACTTACAGTATCCTCGTTCCATATATACCGATCACCATCTGCTGGATGTGGCACAGGCGAAATCCATTGACAAGTTGTTTCATCTAATGTCCAACTTGCAAACGGGCGTGGCGGAACAAAGGCATCTCTGTCGCTATCGTAAGTAAAGCCAAAGCCAGCATAATTTTTCCTAAAATTGCTGTTATAACTGGTTTGCTTCCAATACGGATGGCCGCCCGACCATGAAATTAAAAAAGCCACGCCAAGTTCTTCTCTCTCTGTTCCATTAGAATCTAGTAGTACTTCATTATTAACTACATGAACCGCTAACACTTGATTATTTTCGTCTAATTTTGCAAAATGTGCCATATCAAATTATGTTAAAAAGTAATAGATCCGTCACCGGTGAATCTATATATTCTGTAGCCGCCAGATATTGTTAATTGAGGCGATCCTGTGGTAGTAGCATTGGCAAATGTGTCCAAATATCTCAAAATTACTATTCCTGATCCTCCGTTACCGCCTGCTCCGTTATTAATTGCTACACCAAAATAATTTCCACCACCGCCGCCGCCAGTATTCGCATTACCAGAATTTGGAGTCGCTCCGTCGCCAAAAACTGCTGTAGCACCACCTCCTACTCCTCCTTGACCTGCTATTTTCGTGCCGGTCATCCTACCGTCTAACGACCCGCCACCGCCTCCTGCATATGCTACATTTGCTCCGGATATAGATGAATACAAACCTGCCCCACCATTACCACCTGCACCGCCGCTACCGTCAGCTGCGCCCGCAAGACCTACAGATACTGCCCCACCGCCTCCGCCTCCTATTCCATAACCTGAGTTAAATGGTCCATTACCTCCTGCATTACCTTGTCCTGCTGTGCCATCGGCGCCACTACCTCCATAAGTTCCTCCACTGCCCGAACCCCCTTGCCACCCAGAGTACGGCGATCCTTGAGAAAAACTAGCTCCTCTACCACCTCCAATGGCCGTAATTGAACCAAGCGACGACGCTGTTCCATTTGTAGCTGTGTATGGACCAGGGTAAGGAGAAGAATCACCGTTACCACCACCGCCAATTGTTACAGTATATGTTGTTCCTGCCGCGGCGCTAAAACTACTTGTCAATAATCCACCGGCACCAGCACCACCATGTCCACCACCGCCACCGCCTGCTACAACAAGATACTCAACCAGTGGTGCAGGAACTTTCCATTTAGGCCATTTACCTGCAGCAATCAACAACTGTTGATCCATTCTACTGGAAGAAAAACCAGATGTTGAATCACTTACAGTTACAGTATTACCAATGATACCATAATTGCTTTTAATCAAGGGCATTACGATGTTACCTCATGAGATACAGATACATGCCCGGCTGTAGCAGAACTTGAATTGGCCTGTAGATAATCTCCTTCTTCCATATAAAAAGCACTGTCTCTTGATACAAGCGTTAAAATAGAATTAGCTGGCACAGAAATATTTCCTGCCAAATAATATAGTGTTGTACCTCTACCAACTGCAACATTAGTAAGAATTGCCAATGAAGAAATATTAGAAATTGACATTTCACTAATCTTAATAAGATTACCTGATGTAGAGCCATTTGTAATTACATTAGCCATTGATGTTGTTAATATGGCATAAGCTCGTTTGCCTAATACTGTAGTTGAATTAATTAAGTTTGGTGCTGCCATTTTTTATCCCCAAAATACATTTTGTGCCCAAATACGAGCATTAACTTGTGCCGAGCTCAGTCCCGAACTGAAAGCTGTTCCGTTTGCCCAAAATAAACCAGTTGTGGTTGCAAATCTATCTGCAGTTACATTACCGGCCACCCCTACGCCGCCTACTACAACCAATGCGCCTGTAGTAGTTGATATTGAACTAGTTGTTGTTTGAACTACTAAATTACCATTTGTGTTTGTTCCAATTTTTGTGTTAGCATAGTTTTGAAATGCACCAATATTCGCATTAATCGTGGCTATTGATGTTTCTTGCGTAGAGGTGTTAGCTGCTAAAGTTTGACTTTGAATATCAATCCAGTATGATGTTGTTCCATCATCTAGATATTCGTACAACACATCATTGTTGGTGTTGTACCATTTATCACCTGAAATGTTGCCTGTGGTTGGTGGAGCAGTATTTGCTGTGTAGGTTATTCCACTGCCACCACTTCCTGATATAAAAGCATTACCGTTAGACCAAAAAATTCCCACAGTGGTTGTAATTTTGTTAGCAACTATATTAGAATTGGCGGTTATATTTGCAGCAATGACGTTACCAGTAACCGTAATGTTACCAAAAATAGTAGTACCAGATTCTGATGCCGCATTAGATGCAGCACCAATATTTGCGTCTGATACCACACCGCCAACAGTTTCAACTGAGGTAATAGTTCCAGCTGGTGTGATTACCACAGCACTTGGATTGGGATTAGTCGCAGTGATAGATGGAATAAAAGCTATTGCACCACTGTCACTGTGTGTTTTAATAGTGGCGCCGCCTAGATCAATCGTGTTACCGCTTAAAAATATATCTTTGAATCTTGATGTACTACTACCAAGATTGTATGTAATGTTGGCCGAAGGTATAAGATTGCCAGTGATAGTAGTTTCACCTAGTTCAGTGATAGTGCCGGCAGTATTAGCAAACAAAGTTTGACTTTGTACATCTACCCAGTAACTACTAGTGCCATCAGTAATATATTGTAATAATATGTCAGATGAGATTTTATACCAAAAATCACTTTCATTTGGCGCAACAGGTGCTGTGTTGCTAGCTGTAAATACTCCGCCACCGCCGCCTCCTGTTACTATAACGTTGCCGTTGCCTGCCCAATATAAGCCTTCTGAGGTATAAATTTTTCCTGCATAAACGTTACCTGCTATCCCGGCGCCCCCGGCTACCACTAAGGCACCTGTAACGTTTGATGTTGAACTTGTAGTAGATACAACTACTAAATTGCTATTAGTGTTTGTGCCAATTTTAGAATTGGCGTAGGTCTGAAATGATCCTATATTTGCATTAATAGAATTTATTGATGTTGCCTGCACAGCAGCATTTGCATTAGCAAATATTTGACTACCACCAATATTTGCACTTGTAATTTTTTGCGAATCAAGGTATGCTGCTACTTCAGTGTTACCATAGTTTAGGCCACCGAGGATGCTTTCGTTATTATTAGCCCAATAAAGACCGTTGTGAGTATAGTACCTGTCAGCGTGTAAGTTGCCACCAATACCAGCACCGCCAGTAACTATAAGTGCACCAGAAGTGGTACTGATTGACACATTAGGACTAGTTAAAACTAAACTATTGGCACTTAAGGGTACACCAGGAGTACTTAATCTCAACCACGCAGTTTTAGAACTGTTATAGATGTAGGTAATATTGTTGACTACTACCTGTTGACCGTTTGTTGGACTGCTAGGAAATCCCATGTTAGAATCTTCCTACAACTATTTCTATTGTTCTAATACTGTTATCTTCAATTTGTTCTAAGCTTTTTCCTAAAATTGAGCCTGGTTGATAATATGTATAATCAATTGCTTCAGCAGTTCCTGGTATTGAACTTGAAACTAATACAGTGCCTTTGTTCACAGGCCCTTGCACACGGCAAGGTACTCGTCCCTGCAATGCCAATGCTACAACATTGTGCCCTTGCAATGCTCCATTCATTAAATGTGCAGGGCTAGTAGATACAACACCTGCCACTGTGGTGTCATGAGATTGTGTTGATATAGTAACTTCGTGTGTACCACCAAATACCAACACAGCACCTGGTTCATAGTCATCGTCTGCTTGATAGTTTTCTGCCAAGTCGGCGTATCTAGCTTGAGTTGATACTCCATAAAATGTATTAAACCAAGACGTAGGACTACCTATATCGTAAATCACGTTTGCATTTGGTGTAATATTACCAAACACACTTATATTTCCAGTTTCTGTTATAGCGAAAATCTCTGTGGTTGTGTTAACTGCTGTGTTGGCCCAATCATAAAATACAAATCCGCCTTGGGATCCGCCGTTTTTGTTTTGTACGAAAGACATTTCGCCACGACCGGCACTGCGATTCCATCCTATTATGCCTGTGCCTGATGCTATGGCCCCTTTTCCAAATCTCGAAGCTATATTACTTGTGCCAGGATCAAGATTAAGAACATCAGTGACAAATGCACCTGCTCTTAGAGAACTCGCACCAGTTCCGCCTACTATAACATTACCAGCTATACCAACTCCGCCTCTCACTACTAGTGCACCAGTGGTAGCAGAAGTTGTAGCTGTTGTACTCAGCACAACTAAATTACTATTAGAGTTTGTTCCAATTTTTGTATTTGCATAAGTTTGAAAAGCAGTTGAAGTTGAATCCAATGACCCAATATCAACAGATGCACCTTGGGTATTATAAAACACAATGTTACCATTGACTACACTAATATTGGCACCATCTAAATAGATTGTATTTCCAGCTAACCATAAATCTTTAAACCTAGCTGTGCTTGTGCCTAAACTGTAAGTAATATTTGCACCAGGAATTAAATTACCGCTAATTGTAGTGTTGCCGCTCAAAGTTTTGTTAGAAAGAGCTTGAGTAGCTGTCGTGCCCACAATAGCAAAGCCACCGGCAGTTACACCATCGTGAACATTTAATGTGTAATTAGTGGTGTTAACAGTGATTTCGCCGTCAGCACCAGTAAATGCAGCAATCTCGCTGTCGGTTCCTCTTCGCCATTGTACTTGTGTACTCATTTCTAAACCTTTATCTTTATATTTATTTGCCTGGTTTTATATAACAGTACCAAAATTAATTTGACTGTTTAATGAAGCCACTGGATCAGTTACAAAACCAAAATCAATTGGCAATCCGCCGGTAGTGCTTGTAATTGGTATTCCATTTGCCGACCAATATATTCCATTGGTTCTAATATTGCCTGCAGTCATAGTATCGTTTACAGTTGCATTACCTGTTATTGATAAACTTGTACCAGTTACAATATTATTTGTATACAGTGTAGGCGAATTGATATCTACCCAATAAACATCATCCCCATCGTCAATATATTCAAATAATATATCTGTTCCGGTATCATACCATTGATCGCCAATTGTAGGAGACAACGGAGCCGTTGCACTTGCTGTGTAAGTTATGCCCCCACCGCCGCCAGACGCAAAAACGTTACCATTACCTGCCCAACGAATACCTTCGTAAGTGTATAAAACGTTGGAAGTTATATTACCTACTGTTACGTTGGCATATGATAAAACATTAAGATTTGAATTTGATGCACCACTATCGTTTGTTAATATATAAACAAAACTTCTCGTGCTTTCTTGCCAAATAACCGCAGCATTGGACGTTAAACCGTTTGAACGATTCATTAAAAAACCAACATCTAAATTTGCAGATGTTGATCCTTGATGTAATACTAATATTGGATCGCTAAAAACTGAGACATCGGTGTCGATATTCTGACTAAGCTTGGGTTTTGTTAAAGCCATTTTAGTTAACCTTTATAGCCTGCCAACAACCACTTCGACTGAACCTTTTTCTCCATCAAAATTTGCCAATGCCTTGCCAATCACTGATCCTATTATTGGATTTGAACAGGCACGTGCGAATCCATAACCCGCACTAATCAACATATCCCCTTTATAAACTGGTCCAATTACATTTACAGGTACACGACCCAATAAGGCCACACTAGCAATAGAACTGCCTTTTAAACCACCATTCATGACATGAGCAGGATTTGAAGTTATTACGCCGGCAATTTTGGTGCTACCTTCAGTCATTGAAACGGTTACTTCTGCTTCGCCTCCGAATTCAACAACTGTACCTGGGTTATAAACAGCGTCAGCTATATAATTTTCTGCGATATCAGCACCACCAGTTATAGTTGAATTTACAAAAATATTTTTAAACCAATTGGTAGAATCACCTAAATCATAAGCAACGTTTGCACTAGGAGCTATATTACCAGTAACTGCAACATTACCAGTGGTGTTGAAACTCATTCTAGTAACAGCAGATCCTGTACCAGCATTGATGTTGGCAAAAGTATTAGTTGTTACAAAAGATACAAATCCATTTGATGACTCTAATGTTGATACTGTTGCTGTAGTTGCAAGTCTACGAACTTCTATTTTGTCACCTGTGGCCGGTGCCGATGTGAAAGTAAGTGTAGTACCACTCACTGTATAAGCCAGTCCTGGGATTTGTAGAACACCGTTTGTGCTCACAATAACGCTGGCAGTAGTAGCCGACGCAGCAAGTGTAAAGTTTACTGTCAGATCATCACCATCAAAGGTTTCAGACGCAATAACTGTAAAACTGGTGCCAGTATTAGTCCAACTTGAACCATTATAAAATTCTAATTGTGCGTTACTGGTATTAAATCTTATCATACCAGCAGTATCAGTGCCGCCAGTCGACCCTGGTCTTTGTGCCGTAGATCCAACTGGAATTAAAATAGAATCAGTGGTGTTGATAATTAATTTAGCGCCTGCAACCAATGTGCTTGTTGTAGCACTATTACCAATTACAACTGAATCATATGCACTACTAGGTCTGGCCCAAATCAATGTATCGTCGTTGTCACCGCGTACAATAAAATCATAGTTAGCAGTTTTGGACACGTTGAACACTGCGCCTTGAGCGGCATTAATATTACTTCCAAAAGCAGCACCGCCTGTAACAATGAAAGCACCGCTAGTGGTTGATGTAGTGGCAGTAGTGGCATTTACAAATAATCCGTTGGAAGTAATAGCTGCTTTTGTATTGCCATCATCAAACTCACCTTGAATAAATTTAATTACTGAAGTTGATGCATGCGAATGAATATTTAGATTACCCGTGCCTGGTTCAAGTCCATGCAAGATCAAATAACCATCATTTGGATAATATCCAGGATATTCTGGTACATTAAATGTGCTAGAGTTTATACCTAGGTTGATATATCCGTCTGTGTCTGACCCGTTGTCGGCTGTTGCTACAAAGTCTGTACTAGCTGCACTTCCAGAATTTATATTTTGAAAGTTAAGCTGAGCGTAAGTGTCTACATTTCCACTAAGTTGTAAAACAGTAGTAGGCAAGGCAGTGTATGTGGTAGTACCAGCATACAAAGCACCAATACCTCCAGCATTACCAAAGAACACACCTGTATTGGAGAAAGTTCCGCCAACTGGTACGTTTATATTACCGCTTAACTGAATGTTACCTGCTACAATATTACCAGCAAATGTGCTAGGCCCTTGAACCCATAAATCGCCTGTAATACCAACACCACCGCCATTTGGTACCACAATGGCACCAGTGGTATAATTAGTTGCTAAAGTACCCGAGTTAGCAACAATGTTACCTTCAGCCAATAGCAGAGTTACCGTAGCAGCAGCTGGCGTGGAATTTCCAATAATAGTATTGTTGATAGAACCGCCTGTTACTACTGCGTTAGGCGAACTAAAATTAGTGACTACCAATGTAGTAGCAAAACCAGAGGTAATATTCGCATTGCTAGTGTTAAGATTAGCAGTTGTAGTAGTTCCTGAATCTAGTGTAGTAATATTACCTGTAGTAGCATTTAACACAGCAGACGTAGTTGTTCCTGCGTTGATTGTGGTCGATGTAAGTGTAGTAATATTACCAGTAGTTGAATTTATATTTGCAGTTGTAGTTGTGCTTGCATCTATTGTTGTGATATTGGCACTTGTGATATTTGCTACTGCTGCATTGAAACTAGTTCCGTTTAATTTTTTATTCAGATTCCAGCTATCGTCTGCATTTAAATAGGTAAAGGTGGCATTGGCTCCGGCTACTGTTAATCCGGCTCCATTAGCTTCAGCTCCACTTGTAGCATTGGCCGCTACAGTAATATTCAAATCTTCTACATTTAATGTTTCAGTGTTAAGTGTTGTAGTATTTCCTAATACTAGAAGATTACCAAGTATAGTTACATTTCCGGCTACATTTAAATTAGCACCAATACCTACACCACCAGTAACTACAACTGCACCAGTTGATGCGTTATCGCTTTGTGTTGCATCAGTGAAAGTTGTTAAACCATTCGACGACAAAGTAGTAAACGCACCAGTTGATGGTGTAGAATTACCTACCGGACTGCTGTTTATGCTGCCGCCTGTAATAACAGCATTACCAGAACTAAAATTATCAGCTACAAAAGTAGTAGCATCTCCGCTTGTTATATTAGCAGTAGTTGTATTAAGTGTAGTGGTAGTTGTAGTTCCAGCACCTAGTGTAGTTATATTACCAGTAGTAACGTTTAAATTTACAGTAGTTGTATCTATAGCACCTAAGGTGGTAACATTACCACTGGTTACATTCAAATTCACTGTAGTGGTATCTACAGCGCCTAATGTGGTAACATTACCATTGGTTGCGTTAAGTGTAGTGGCTGTTGCAGTTCCAACGCCCAATGTAGTAACATTTCCATTGGTTGCATTTAGATTCACTGTAGTTGTATCTATAGCACCTAAGGTGGTGACATTACCACTGGTAACATTTAAATTTACTGTAGTTGTATCTATAGCACCTAATGTAGTGACATTACCAGTTGTTGCATTTAGTGTTGCTGATGTTGTTGTACCAGCATTAACAGTTGTTGCTGTAAGGGTAGTGATATTTCCATTGGTAGAATTTAAGTCTGTTGCATACCAACTCTGTACATTACCAGTTGTTATAGTGGCATTAGCTAAATCAGAAATATAACCGCCACTTATAACTGCATTACCGGTACTAAAATTTGTTACCACTAAGTTTGCTACTGATGCGTCATTGAAACTAATTGTAGTAGCACTAATGCTAGAAGCATTTATTGCAGTAACGGCTTGTAAATTACCTATTTTAATATTAGCGTAACCAGAATTATTAATGCTTACGATACCCGAACCTGTATCAGTGGTTGCTATACCTGTAAATGCTGCATCTGCTTCTGACCAAACCCAAGCTGTGTTTACTGCGCCAAAATCCCCTAAGCTAGAAAGATTACGATTTAACAACATACCAATTGTATAATTAGTCAACGAGCCTGTGTAACCGTTGTTAAAAATTACAAATGGATCAGAAATAAACGTATTGGTAGCATTGATGTTACTGGATGTTCCAGTAATGGTAAGATTACCAATAATACTTAAATTGGAGTTTAGCGTAAGATCTGTAGCAAATAAACTGCCAACTAATGTTTGACTTGCAATTTTAGCTGCTGTAATTGTAGCGTCAGTGATCTGATTATTTTTAATTCGTGTGACAGCCATTATGAATCCTTAGGATATATCTACTATTTACCAAAAAAAAGATTCAGCTGCGTAAGTGTAAAACTATGAAAATAAAAGTGTATTTTTATTGATGTATTGCTGCAAGATTATGCAACAGGTTTTGGTCTGATAAATTTGTCACCGTCCCATGTGTCGCCGATTCCGCCCATCCCTGAACCCAAAATTTGAGTCCACTCGTTGCCATCATGCGTCCACACAAGTGAAGGTGTGTCTTTTATGGGTACAACAAAATATGGATCAGGAAGAACTATTTCTTCAGCATTGCGCTGATCTTCACTGATATTTTCAACTCGAGAAGTATTCCTATTAATAATTGCAAAAGTAGTCATAATTTTACCATATAGTAATTAGCAATCTACCTGCTGCGCCGGCACCAGAACCTGCTGTGCCTAAGTCGGAACCACCTCCCCCACCGCCGGGAACTGTGCCGTCTTGCGCTGGAGTGGTATTATTTCCATAGCCACCATCACCGCCTTTACCCCCAAATGTAGAGGTTCCACCGGGGCAACGTACAGTGCCGGAGTCGTTACCACCACCTCCACCACCTCCACCATACACAGAACTACCACCTATTCCAGTAACGCCTGTTCCAGTAGCATTTTCGCCACAACCTCCACCACCACCTCCGTAGTAGGCAAAACCACCTGGTGTTGCTACTGCGCCGGACCCGGCTCCTCCGCCATAACCTTCGTTACCATCACCACTGGCCTGTACGCCGGCTATAGGAGCACCTCCTTGCCCAATTGTTCCGCCTGCTGCGCTACCGCCCGTTCCTAAAACACCTCCGCCACCGCCACCAGAATAACCAACAGTAGATGCGGCGCCACCTCCGCCACCGCCACCGTAAGCAGAGATGGTTCTTGCACCGCCAGGCCAATTTGAAATAGTAAACGTAGTAGTTCCACCACCGCTTCCGTTAGTTGCAGAAGCTACTCCTGCGCCGCCTCCGCCAACGGTGTAAGTTTCTGTAGCGCCAAGATAATTAAACGGGACTGTCACAGTAAAATACGCACCACCGCCACCACCACCTCCTGCACCACCAGAAGCGGAACCACCACCACCGCCACCGCCACCCCAGATTTCAATTTTAGCCCAAGTTGCTGTAGTTCGAGGATTGGTCCACGTAGCACCTGTACCTGAATCAAATGGACCGCTAGTTGTGGTTGTTAAGTTTGCAGTTAAGTAGTTAGATACCGTTACGTTGCCACTACTGGCAATAGTCATTCTAGGTGTAGCATTTGTTGCAAATCGAATTGGTTTATTTGATCCTGCATCAGTTTCGATGTTGAGCGCATCATTGGGAGTACCTATATAACCGATATATGCTTGTCGAACATCGGCACTGGTATAAAATCCTATGTACCCTGTATTAGTTACACCACCACCAACTACTTGGATGTAACCATTCGAACCATCTCTGCCAAGGTCCGAAATTCCTGCTACATTGAATAAAGTTCCTGTTTGCGGAGTTGACGTTCCAATTCCTACATTTCCACTAACTCTGATACTACCACCCACACCAACACCACCAGCAACAACTAAAGCACCTGTGGTTGTTGATGTTGTTGCGGTAGTTGATCTGATAACCACATTACCAGTACTGTCGTGAAATCGTGCAATATCCTGGAAATTTTGAGACCCTATTGCCACTCCATACTGTGCCCCATTGGGATTAAATTCAATGTAACCCTGCGGAGTTACATCAATCATTTGCTGTATTCTAGTGTTAGCAGTGGTCCAATCTGCACCTTGAGCGTGTCTTTGTGTTAAAAATTGAATATATGAAGCATTAGTAACTGTTGAATGAAATTCTGCAATCTTAAGTGAACTACCAGGAGCTGCTGCTAAATTTCCTCCTGTAAGATATAAATTAGCTCGTGACGAAAGGGCTGTGGTGCCTATTGTTACATTACCAGCAACCACAGCAGCACCAGCTATTCCAGTTCCGCCTCTAACAATTAATGCACCTGTAGTGGTTGAAGTTGTAGCGGTAGTCGCTACAACCACCAGATTGCTGTTGCTATTAGTTCCAATTTTGGTATTAGCGTATGTCTGAAAAGAACCTAAGTTAGCCTGAGTGGCAACAACATTGGCATTTGCATACGTTTGGTAGGCACCTAGATTGGCTTGTATAGCTACAACATTAGCATTGGCATATGTTTGATATGAACCCAAATTGGCCTGTATAGCCACAACGTTAGCATTGGCATATGTTTGATATGCGCTTAAATTGTCCTGGATAGCCACAACATTGGCATTAGCGTATGTTTGATATGCACTTAAGTTGTCCTGTATAGCCACAACGTTAGCATTGGCATATGTTTGATATGAACCCAAATTGGCATTAATGGTAGCTATATTTGCATTAGCCCAAATTTGAGTCGAACCAAGGTTGGCTCTAATAGATAATATTAAAGGGTCAAAATACAAATATTCTGCAACAACTGCATTGCCATAACTTCCAGCGATGAAGATAGCATCGGCAATGTTAACGTCAACATAGGTTTTCATTGCCGAGTTTGCAGTAATTATAGCTGCGTTAGCTGCTTCTACATTTGCATTTAAAACAATAATATTAGATTCAATTGATGTAATATCAACATTGGCACCTCCTACAGTAGAACCGGCTGGTAGTTGTACTGTATTGCCTACACTAGTTATTAGTGCTGCACCCAGATGAATACTGTTTCCTGCTAACCATAAATCTCTCCATCTATTAGATGTAGATCCTAAATCATAAGTGACATTAGCATAAGGTATAAGATTAGCAGCAATGTTTCCAAAATTAACATTGTTTTCAGTAATACCGGCAGAAATGAATCTAATAGATATAATATCTGATACTAATGGAACTTCTGTAAAGGAAATAGTAGATCCAGATACTGTATAGGCTGTTCCAGGTTGCTGTAATGTTCCGTTAATGCTGACAATAATACCTTCAGCAGTGCTGACATAATCCAATACGTAATTATTGCTCACACCGTCTGGGGTAATTACTTGGTTGTTTATTTCGCTTAGTAAAGGAATCCAAGTTGGATCCGAATATACTTCGATGCTGCTTATACTAGTGTTCCATCTTATAGCACCTGGATAAGCATTACTGGGTTGTTGTACAGTTGTTCCAGAAGGTAATTGTAATGCGCTAGTTCCACTTATAATTGTTAAAGCATTACTATCACTCAATAAGGGCTCGATGATTATATTACCTACTAAACTAGATAATGTAATATCTTCAATCTGTAAATTACCAAGATTAGCAGTGACCGCAGTTATATTAGAAAGTTGACTAATATATCCGCCAGAAATTAGAACGTTGCCTGAACTAAAGTTTGTAGCAGTTAGATTAGTGATATTACCATTGGTGCCATTTAATTCTGTAGCATACCAACTTTCTACATTACCTGTGGTTATAGTTGCATTTGCCAATCCAGCAATATAGCCACCGCTTATAACAGCGTTGCCTGTGCTAAAATTTGTTACATCACTGGTTGTGATATATGCATTACTTAAACTGGTTATATAACCACCACTAATAACAGCATTACCAGTGCTAAAATTTGTAACAGTAAGGGTAGTTATATTACCATTGGTAGCATTAAGTGCAGTAGCATACCAACTTTCTACATTGCCTGTGGTAGCTGTAATATTTGACAGCGATGAGATATAACCGCCAGAAACTAGTATGTTACCTGAACTAAAATTTGAAAACTGAGCAGCAGTAGCGGTAAGATTGGCTAGGTCATTTATATAGCCACCAGTGATTACGGCATTCGCTGTGTTAAGTGATCCAAATACTCCTGCATAGGTGACTGCGATATTACCAAAAATAGAACTGCCGCCGGCATTAGAGATATTACCACTGAAGTTGTTGGCAAATAAATTACCTGCATATAAATTACCAGTGATACCAGCACCGCCAACCACATTGAATGCACCCGTAGTAACATCATATGCTTCAACACCAGATGCAGCAACTAAATTTCCATAAATTTTTGTTATGCCTGAAACATTAGCAGTTCCATCAACTGTAAACGTATCAACAATAGAATTAGTATTGATACCTAGTCTAAAGTTGGTAAAATCCATGTAAACCAATGGCTGGCCATTGGTGGTAAAAGCAAGATCTGTGCCTTGTCGATCTAGGTCGGAAAATAGTAGTGCGCCGCTAATTCTACCAATGGCCATTACTGGTCCTTATGCAGCATCAGTGCTGTTGAGATTATGCACTACAACAATTTTGTTAGGATTAACACCAGGGGCTGGTGGTGGACTAGTAAAAGTAATTGTAGTGCTACCATCAACAGTATAATTTGTAATAGGTTGTTGATAAACACCGCCAATTGAAACTAAAATAGCACTTTCACTGCTTTCAGCCTGACTCATGGTAAATGTGGTTGTTACACCGTCTCCAGTAAATTCGTCTACTGTAATGTTAACAGAACCAATTTTTGCAACTTGATTCCATACACCAGCAAAAAATAATTCTACACGATTGTTACTAGTATTAAATCTTATTTGTCCATTAACTGGTTGGTCAGGACCAATGCTATTACTACCCAATGGTAATTGTATAGCATAACTTCCTCCTTGCAGTTGTGTATTTTTTAAATAACGTCCCATTATACACCTATAGTGCTTACTGTAGCTACAATAGAATTACCCACATTTGCGTTACCTCTTATAGTGTCGCCGGGTCCTAAAACTAATTTTTCCCAATCAACTACATAAGTGTCACCTGCTGTAATTACTTTATTTTTATAAACAATGTTGTTTGCGTTAGCAATAAATCCTGCTCCAACTACATGCAACGTAAACGCAGTGGCAGCAGTGTTTGTATTGCAAAAATACATAGTAGTGACAGCTACGCCGCTGACTCCTGATGATTCTAACACATTAGCTGCTTGTTGTCCTGTATCTACTAAAACTGTACTGTGAATTGCCATTTTTATTCCTTATAATACTAGGGCATAGACTTGTGGTGATGTCACTGATCCCACGGTTACTGTTTGAATAACACCGTAGGTACTACCATCATTGGTTAGTGTCCATTGGCCTAGTGTTTCATTCCATAATACTGCTACATTAGCTAACGAGCCTCGATCAACATTAATACCAGAAGTAATTAATGATACGCCAGGGCCAGTTTCCCCTGCGTTAAGTGTAATTATGTTATCAGTGATATTTAAATCAGTTTTTGTTACGGCAGTGGCATTTCCTCCAACATACAAGTTACCTTGAATAAAAACTGTATCTGTAGATAAAGTTATGTTAGCATTAGCCTTTAACTTATTGGTAATGATGTAATCAGTATTTAAACTTTTAACTACTGGCATATAATGTCCTTATTAATAATATTTATGCTAATATAAGTTTGAGTGATCCAATAAAAAAACCCGCCGAAGCGGGTTTCTACCGTTTGATGAAGGTCAATGACATTCAACATTAGCAAAAGTTGAAGTAGCAACACTGTCGCTAGTTCTCCAGCGATATCTATTATCACTGAAATCCCAAACAAATTTATTAGAAATACGCTTTACATAAAAACGGACATTGCTTGTATTATAACCTGTAACAGTCATAGTACTTGATCCACTTGCTGGCTCGGCGTTTGCTGCATCAGCACCTGCTGTCAATGTTGCAACAGTAATGCTAGCATTTGATTGTGTGTGACTTCCTACTGCGCCTACGGCGTTTGCAACTAAAAACTGTTTAGCACCTTTCTGTGCAATGATATAAGCATTAGCATGTAAAATACCTGCATCAGTTCTAAATTGAACTTTAACAGTTTTTACACCTTGTACAGTAATCCATTGGGGTATACCGCCTGTACCACCAATTGAACTTATTGTTGTACTTACTTCTTGATCAACTAAAGTACCATCACTACGCTCATGACTAATTTTTAAACCTCTTGCCATTTTTATTCTCCTTAAAGTTGGCGTTCTAGGCCTACACGGTTGGCTCCGCATAAGTTCTTGTGAACAATAATATTTATTGTACCCAACAAAAAAGGGCCTTGCGGCCCTTTAATGTTTCCCATCCCGAGTGGAAAATTACTGGAACGATAGGTTAGAAACAGCAATCTCACCTAGGTAGTCGGCTGCGTTACCGAACGATGATGCTGTGTTTGTCAACTCAACATAACCGTAACGTGTCATAAAGCCAACTACTGGTTCAAATGTTGCTGGATCTAGAACAACACCAGAACTCATTAGAGGAATATATGGGCAGTAGAACGCGGCTGCATCAGCCTCGCTTGAACCCTTATAACCAACTAAAACTGCCTGTGTATCGCTTGCATAGCTGTCAACATAGATACGCATTGCGCCATTTAATGTACCAACAAACTTAGTGTTAGTAGGTGCTTCAAAGGTACCTTCAGTTGTACGAGCAAATGCTGAAGTTGTTGCGCTTTGTAGTACAGTTAAAGCTGCTGGGCTAACAACTGCCCAGTTACCAGCACCACGACGTGTACGTGAAGCGATTAGGTTTGCTGTACGATTGATTAGAACAGCTAAAGCAGCGTGTTCGTCACCAACGAATGTTGCAGTACCACTTACAGCAGCTTGGTCAAATGTAAACTCAGTAGCAGAAAGACTGCGTAGTGAACCAAGAATTTCTTGGTCAATTTCAACAGTGATTTCTTGTGCTAGAGCTGCCATGATTTCTGCTTCAATATCCAAACCATGCATGGCTTGTGCATCTTGAGCAGCTTCAAATGTCCAGCGAGCACTTAACTTACGTGTTTTCGCTTCAACAACTTGCTTTAAGATTTGTACGTTGATACGGTTACCAGGTACACCTTCTAGAGTAGAAGTAGTAGCTGCCTTACCAGTTGTAGCTGTACCACCTGCGGTTAAACCGGAGTAAGCAACAGCAATCTTAAATGGACTTAGTGCTTCATCACCAGCTGTGGTACCAGTAGCGTATGGGCTAGCAGTGTCAGTGGTGTTGTCTGCATAACGAACACGTAGAGTATGGATCTGTGCAACAGGTCCAGTCATTGGCTGAACACCAACGATTTCGTTTGCAATAACTGTTGGCATCACACGTCGAATAACTGGTAGAATTACACGATTTAGTGTTGCAACGTTTGAAGCGGCTGTAGCACCAGCTGTAGCTGCTTCCATCAAGTGCTTGCGAGTGTTCTCGAGGATTACACCCATTGTGGTTCTTTTAGAACCGTTTAAGCCTTCTAACAGAGCGTCTTTAGTTTCGCCCCAACGGCTTTCTAGTAATGCTTGTGTCATTTTTATTCCTTTTCTCCTATTTAGGGTTTACTTAAGCCCTGCTAAACGCTTGATCTCAAAAACATTATGTACGTTTTCTTCGACTGCAGGTGTTGTAGCAGATTTATCACCAGTTACTTCTACACGGCCTTCTGCGAGCATTGTTTTTGGCTTTGCTGCAGGTGCTGCTGTGTTGTTTAGTACTGCTGGTAGATACTTTTCGTATGCACTCTGCAACTTTGCAGTTTGCACACTTTCAAGAAGTTCGCTCATGACTACAGCTTTCTCCTTGTTTAAAGTTTTCAATAGATTAGTAAGGATTTCCTTACGTTCTGTTGATTCTTTAATAATCTTAATCTCTTTGTCTTTTGATTCAACAATCATTGCGGCTTGTTCTGCTTGAGCTTGTGCCTCTTGCAGTGCTTGCTCTTTAGTGGCAATGACAGCCTGTAGCTTGCGAATTTCTTTGTTCTCATTTAAGTGAGTAACTGCAAATTCACTTGCAAAAGCTTCAAAGAGTTGACGACCAAACATGTTCTCGCGAGCAATTTGGATGTCTTCTTTGAGTTGAGTCATTTCTGACTCTAGTTTCTTGGTAATTGATTCCTTAACTAGTTCTGCAGAACGACTAATAAAATTCTGTTGTAATTCAGCAAGCTTGTCTTTAGCACCAGCAATTAGACGAACTTTTGTCTCAACCACTGCTTGCTTGTCTTGCTCAAACTCAGAAATTTCTTCTGCTAAAGACTTGATAACAAATGATTCTAGCTTACTAATACTATTTTCATATTGTTTACGGTCTTCGCGCAGTTCTTTAATTTCTTCGGCTAGTTTGCTAACCATGAAATTATTAAACTTAGTACTGTTTTCGACCATGTGAACTTTAAATTTCGCACGATCTTCTGCTAGAGCTTGTTTCTCTGCTGCAAACTCTTCGAGTTCGTTTTGTAGAGATTCAGTTACCATTTTGTCTAGAGCTTCAACCATAACTTGCTTGTCATGTTGGTATCTTTGAGCGAATTCTTCGCGAAGTTCTGCACGAACACTTTCACGAGCTTCGAGAAGTTTTGCTTCCCAAGCTTCGCTAATTGCCTGCTTAGTATCTTCGTTTATGATGCCGCTGTCTACCAATGGTTTGATAGCATCTAATAACATCAGGTTTCTCCTATTTTAACTTAAGGTCATTGATTAGGCGTGTTAGGCCTTCTTTCAGGTACTTCTGTACTTTTTGATCTTGTGTGGCATCACGAGCCACTTCTAACACTCGGTGTCCATGACGCATATTCATCAAGCCCTCATAGATTGCTTTAGGATATGCATGCGGAGCCGAAGGCTGTGCTACAATGTCAACAGTAATAATATCAAAACCACTGACATGTCCCGAACTTTCATTTACTTCACCTGATCCACGACTACTAACGCCTAACTTTACACCACTAGTCAACATAGCTTCAACTAGTTTGCCCATTGGTGTTGGTAGGATTTTTAATTTACCGTGGCCGCAAGGACCGTCCATCCACATGCCTTCAATCATGTGACTTACACGATCCAAATTAATTTTTAGGTCATCAGGGTGATCAACTTCACCAAGAACACTGTGTCCGCTCTTGATTTGTTCGTTAATCTGCGTAACGGCTTTTTCAATTTCGTGAACGGGATAAACACGTTGGTTAGCATTTTTCACGCCGCCCTCAATGAATATCCCTTTCATATACAGATTCTTACCTTGACCGTTAGTAGAATCTTCGGATAAGACTTCTATCTGAGCACGGTCAAAAGTAAGATCTTCTTTTAGGTACAAAGCCATATTATTGCCCTAATTAATTACCACCTGGTTCAATACTCTTCTTCTGGACAGGTACTGAGCCATCGGTAGTTTGCCCTTCGCCCTTTTTGGCACCAGCTTTGGTGTTGTAGAAATTCTGCGCACCTTTGTTACCACCGGGCTTATTTACATTGCGTTTAGCAACGTCAATCTCTTGTACATTCTTTACTAGTTTGCCATCAACTTTACCTTTTGGACTTGTGCCATCAGGATTAGCATCTGCACCAGTGCCACCTTGTACTAAATTTTTAGCAGTACCGCCCATGTCGTTTTTACCTGCTACTGTTGACTGGGTGTTTACATTTGCGTGATCGCCGCCTGTACTAGTACCTGCTGGCTGACCTTCTGTGTTGCTTGGTGCGCTGATTTTTTCTACATATTCACGCATTAGATCTACTGCGGTCTTTTGTAGTGGCTGACGCTTTGACTCGTATACAGACTCTTCTACTTTGTCGTCGTCATCTTTTTCGTCATCTTCTTCTTTGGCTTCGGTCATTTCTTCTTCGTCGTCTGACTCTTCCATCATCTTGAATTCGTCACCGTTGCCACCCATGTCGTCTCCCATGTCATCCATGCCCATGTCATCCATGCCCATGTCGTCGCCCATGTCGTCGTCGCCGCCCATCAGTTGTTCAAATTCTGCTTTCAATGCTTCTAATTCTGACTCGAGATCCATAACTTTTTGCTCTAGATTTTCGTCGCCGCCTACATCGTCATGATGATCGTCGCCTGAGTCATCCATGCTGCTCATGTCGCCCATGTCTAGTTCGCCGTCATCTTCGTCGTCGCCTTCACCGATGCCGTCTGTTTCATCCATAGAGATTTCGTCAACCATGGACTCAACTTGATCACCGCCTACTGCTTCTTCGGCATACTCTTCATCCATTAGACTTTCGTAAATGTCACGTGATTTTTCAACCACGATTTCGTGAAACAACGCACGAGCTTTGTCTTCCTCGTCGTTGATAATGTGTTCAATTAGCTGTTCATATTTGTTCATTAGGGACTCCTTAAAATAATAATATGGCTGTATTTTATTTACTAAAATACCTAGATAATGGGGTTAAATGGTGTTTTTTTGAAGGATTTAGGCGGACTACATCGGTGCAGGTGCTGCTGCAGGCGGTTTATACTGTTTTGATACTTTTTCTAATTTCTTTTCGTGTTCTACTTTACGTACATCATTGGCCATTCTCAGTCTGCTTAGATCGGCTAGAGTAAGTCTAGTTTTGCGTAGATCTGACAGCTTAAGAGGTGTATTATCCAAGCTAGGAGTTTCGTATCCAGGTTTAGCAGGGTCAAATAATTCTGTAACAATCATAATACTATTTACTCAAACCTGTTAAATTGTTGCACCAGCGGGTGCCGTTTGTGCAGGAACGCCCACTGGTCCTCCTGCTGCTGGTACTGCTCCGCCTGGTGCGCCGGCTTCACCTTCTGGAGGAGTTTCTGTGGGCGGAGCAACATTTTCTAAATCGCCAGCTATACCACCTGGACTTATACCTACACTTCTTAAATTGGGATCTTCGACCGGGGCTAGCTCAACATCACCTTGTTCTTCTGACCACATGGTTTCATTTTCGCTCATTTCTTGTTCACTCATACCCAAATAACGTTTCATTAGATAACGTTTACTAAAGTATGGATATGCCTCAAGTGCAGTGAATGTAGCAATTCTAGCACTGTCAACATCAGCCTGGCGATACTGTGCAAAGTTCTGTGGCGGTTCAAATATTAATTCAAATAACTGACTATCAATGTTTACACCGCGCCAACGCATAAACAGTTTAAACTCCTGATCTAGAGTTTCAATAATACTGCTTTGTAGTCTCTGGCAATATTGATTAAATCGCCATTCTTGAATCAAGGCTGTACCCACACGCCCGTCATTGAATGCTTGTGTACCGTCTTCCAGGGTAACCGGCAAGTAACTGCTAGGAATACGCAGGCCACGGAATAATTTGTTTGTAAAATAGCGTAAGTCTGTGATTTCTCCTAGGTTACTTGCGCCTTGTAATGTGTCAACACTAGATCCGCGACCTTCGGCTGTTACAGGGAAAAAATAATCTTCCATTTGTGCCAATGGATTGTAAGTGGCATCCATCATGTTGGCACCACCGCCTGTTTGTGTAGGAATTCTACGCTGACTGATTTCGTTTTTGATACGCTCAACAAATGCCATAGCCATGTGACTGGGCATATTACCCACGTCGATTTTAAATACTCTACGCTCAGGAGCACGTTGCACTCGATAGATAATAATTGCGTCTTCTAGTAATTCTTTTTGCTTAAACACTTTGAAAACATTTTCTAGTACACTTGTGCCAAATGGCCAATATACATCTAAACCTTCGGTTAAACTTAGATGCACAACATGTTCAGAATTGATCGCTGCTTCATTTTGCGCACGAGTAAATCTGCCGCCACCGCCTGTTGGTACACTAGGTTGAATGTAACTACCACTTGGACCGCCTACTTGTGGATGGTTCATGTATTGGTCAGACGTAGTCACTGCTGTGACTGTAAGATTTTCAAAGTTAGGATTAATGTCTTTTAAAATATACTGCTCAGGTTTTTTGCCTTCACTTTCATTAACAATAACCTTGACCACTTTACTCATTTCTACCCAGAATAATTTAAAGTTTTCTGGATCACGAACAAACACTTGATCACCGTATTTTATGGTATTTCTTACTATTTTAAATATTCTGCTGTTAAATTCGTTTAATTTGACCCATTGTTGAAGTTGTTCTTTTATAATTTTTACTTCATTATCTGTAGGATCATCTTTAAATTTAATGTCAAATGGAGTATTGTTAGCTTCGTTTTTCTGAGTCATAAACTCAGATAAAATATCTAAAGCTGCATTAATTTCTGAATCCATGTCCATTTGTTCATATTGATTATAACGTTCAATACGATTAGGGTGTCCTATATACACATCTGGAAGATTGCTCTGATAGTTTCTGTAACCAGGATCTGGCATACGACCACTGCCTAGAGGACTAATGTTACTGGGTAGATTGCTACTTTTAAAATACTTACGCCAAGTCATATGTTATCTCAATGAATATAGTATTTACCGTGTTTAAGCTATGTTGTCAGCTATTCTTTTTGAGTAATCTACATTGTCTTGCATGGCTGATAATAAGTCTTCTAATTTTGATACCTGTTCCTGTAATACAGCTATTTGCTTACCATTGTCTGTTTCTAATTGTCCTTTAAGGCTAGATAACATCTGATTAAAGCCGTTTTGTCCAGAAAAAGCTTCTTGTATTGCTTCAACTATCTTTGTAGATTCTGTATCATCCGCAGCAGGTTTGGCTGTTTCTGCTTCTAGTTTTTGTTGTTGAAATGCTGCCATTGATTGTGCAAAACTATCTTTTATCTGGTTACTGCTTATTTGCAAATTATCATTTTTTGGATTTGGTACTGCTAGATTTATATCAGGTTGTTTAACTGCAGATAATTTACCAAACATTGATGTTATAGTATTTTTTACATCATCTACACCAGATTTATTTTTATCAGTAAACTGTTCAAATACAGATGCCATATTTGCATCTAGCTTATCTGTTGATCGCTGACCTGCTTGAATGCCAGTGGTACTTACTCCTTTTACTAGATTTTCTAATTGTTGTGGTGTAAGAACAGTTTCACCTTTAGCAACTTTACCAAAAAAATCTTCTTTTTCAAATAAGGATCCTGTCATTCCCAAGGTGCCAGAGTCTCTGGTAGACCCAACACCAGGAATTTTCTTTATTAAATTTCCTACATCATCGGCAAATTTTCCTAACTTGTCTGCTGCCTTGCCTAGTTTATCAGACGCCACGCTTAAACCTTTAACCAATACATCTACAGTGCCTGTCATTACTTCAGCTGCTCGACCGCCTGGTTTTGTAAAAATATCTGTTTTGGCAAATTCACCTAGTGCTTTTGTCATTAGTTCTCTCATTTGCTTTTCTTGTTCAGCCATCATCTTGGCTGGGTTTAACGTTCGCACATAGGCTTCAGTGACACCAGTCATATCATTGATCATCCGCGGCAGTCTTTCGCGATTTACTCGTTCTGCTGCAATGATAGAATCTCTAAACGGATCAATTCCTTCAGTTACTAGTCTACTCATTTGTACTGTAGTGTCACCCAAGGCAGCTATTTCTTTTTCTCTAGCAGCTTCGCCTTTTCTTCCTAGATCTGCCTGTTGCTGTAACATATTAGTCACGTCGCCCTGGGCACCTGTTGCCAAAGTAATAGCACCATATGTTTCTCCGGCTGCTAATGCTTCATTTTTTAGAGCATCGCCATATTCTTTTACTCTCTGTTGGTATCGTTTATTAACTTCTTCTGCACCAAGGGCAGAATTTTGCATGTCTGCATAAGTTTCTTCTAATAATTTTTTACGTGTAGGGCTAGCTGCTAACAGTTGATTTAAATTTTTATCTACTATGGTACCATCAAAAGCTGTCATTTGTTGCAGGCCTTTTTGTATTTCTGGCCCCATACTAGCAACAGCCGACGTAAATCTTTCCATAGCACCCGGACCTTGTTTGTTCAATTTTGCTTGAACTGCTAACTGCTCGCTGGCTTGTTGTGCCCGTTTTTGTGCTGTTTTAACATCTTCTCCGGTAAACGCTGAAATCGCCTTTAGATTTTTAAGATATTCAGTAGCTCCTATTGCTATCTCAGTGTCACTTTTTGACCGTAGCTGTCCGGATTTGTTTAACATTTCCATATACTGAACTAAACCATCCACTTGTTCTTGAGATGAATAACCAGCGTACTCCAATTCTTTTCTTAGATCTTTGCCTTGTGTTGCTAATTGTGTAAATGCTATTCCAACATTTTTTACTTTTTTAACTCCGCCAATCACACTATTTCCAAACTCAGTCAAATCTCTTTTATTTTCATTTACAGTTTTTGAAAGCTCAGGAAGTGTTAGCTGTAGCTCACCAGCTGTTCTACGCATACCAGTAAAGCCACCTGTTACCAATGCTCCGCTTTTGTTCAAGATGTCAAATGACATTACAGTTGTAGCTACTTCTTTTTGAAAACCTTGAAATGCTTTAGTTTGCATTTCACTTAGCCCTTTGCCAAGTCCTGCTGCACCTGCTACCAGTCCTGACAAGGCAGCTGCCGCTTTGGCATAGGGGCTTGGTATCAGTGCTAGAGTTTCGGCTGCTACAGTGGCACCTTGACTCAGTCTATCTAATATCCTAATTTGACTTTCCATAGCAGCGTTTTGCATGTTAAACGCTGTTTGGATACCGCTGGCACCATCTTGATAACTTGATATTGTGCTGTATATTTGTTTTGCAACATAATCTATAGCTTCAACTAGGCCGCCTTTTAACAAACCTGCAGATAGTTGACCACTGGCATCACGCATGATCTGACCGGCCATTCTAGTCTGTTCTGCCAGCATGGCCTGTCCAGCCGTTGACTTTCTTACACCTTCATCTAGATCTTCAAAATCACTTGCTAATCTTTGTAGTGCAGCAGCATTAGATTGTATGGTTCCTGTGCCGCGTTGCATCTCTATACGCAGTCTAGCCATACTTTGACCAACGGATGCTACCGCTGCTCGTGAACCCCCTGCTGCTGCACCTAACTGTGCTAGTGCCTGTAATGCCTGTTGAACATCTGCATCTGCCATAATTTCTGCCTATAAATATAGTGTTATCAATTATTTATAGGAATCAAAAATGGACCAAAAACCCGTAAATCCTTTACGAGCGCATTTCAGACAGCCAGCAATTTATCTAAGACTACCCAGTGGTGGTCAATTTTGGAACAGTGGATTAGACTTACCAGAAATAGGTGAAATACCTGTTTACCCTATGACAGCTAGAGATGAAATACTGTTAAAAACGCCAGACGCATTGTTAAATGGTCAAGGTGTAGTTGATGTTATTCAAAGTTGCTGTCCGCATATCACAGATGCATGGCAAATGCCCAGTATTGATGTTGATTCTGTATTGATTGCTATTAGAATAGCTTCATACGGTAATACCATGAGTATTGATTCCAAATGCCCGCACTGCGAAGCAGAGAATACATTTGAAGTAGATTTAAACGGCTATTTAGATAGTGTGGTAGTGCCTGACTACAATCAAAAAATTGAACATGATCAAATTAAAATTAAAATTAAACCGCAACATTACGCCAGTCTAAACGAAACAAACAAAATTAACTATGAACAGCAAAGAGTACTAGAAAACATAGCGTTAGACGGCAGCGAAGATATTAACCGAGTAGCAGAGTATAAAAAACATATATCTCGTTTAGTTGATTTAAATGCAAAATTACTAGTTGATAACACCGAGTACATTGAAATAGTCAACACTGGCACCATAGTAAATGAACCAGAATTCATTGAAGAATTTTATTTTAATTGTGATGCTGATTTATGTAAAGAACTACAGAATAAAATTATTGAAGTAAATCGTCAAGGCGCAATTAAATCACAAGCAGGAACTTGTACCGAATGTACTAAAACATTTGATATAACATTGACATTTGACTACGCAAGTTTTTTCGCCAGCAGCTCTTAACACTCGACACCAACGGCATTCTAGGTTTAGTTAAGAGCTACGAAAATCAAGTAAGAAAAATTAAAGACGAAATATTAAGATTCTGCTGGTACATGCGCGGCGGTATTACCTATGATGAAGCCATGTTACTTGGCTTTGAAGATCGAAAGATCATAAGTGAAATTGTAAAAGACAATTTAGAAACTGCTAAAAAGTCTGGAATGCCATTCTTTTAAGACTAACTTCGTTAGTCTATTGATTTCGCTTACGCTCATCAATTTGTTTTTTAGATTTCATCTAGATTAATTGGTCACTCTTTGCCCAGGGCGGGCAAAAGTATGACTTCATCTGAGTAGCACAGTCACTGATATTAGAGCATTACAGAGGCGGTTGTCCGGTACCTCGAGCTCCGTCTTTATACAACGGCGGTTTACAATACAAATATCAGCCTGCATTGCAAACGTGTACTATCGCTAGTACGTCTTTTTAGCCATGTTATCCTATTCAAACAACTAAATCGCGGCGTTTGCGATCTTCATCCTTGCGGGTAGTAGTTGAGTGCTTCTTGCAGCGAGAAGGCTTCCGTCCCTGCATATGTTTCAACCAGGTCTAGGGCACACGATGTTAGCCTGTGCTAGCTTAACTGCCTAACTTGTTTTTTATGTGAGAGCCATGGACACGGACTTGTATATGTCCGTTATAATAATCATCTGATTCTAAGACTTGGTGTCGGAATTGTTCTCTTGCTTCAATATATGAACATTCTGCTTTTGATTTACAGTAATATAGTATTTGTCTAGTAAATTTCTCTGGGCCTAGTGTGTGTATGTCTTTTTTAAGTTCGTCATTTGAGCCATAATATAGTTGCCAATCGCTGTCTATTTTGCTTCTGATCTTCTTTTTCTTTTTAGTACCGTTTTTAAGTTTTACTGTTTTTACTGTAGTTTTTGAAAATTTGGCTAGTTTTTTTCCTATATATTTGCGCCCAGATACAGTATTTGTTATCAAATACACAAATCCAACGCAATCTTCAGGAAGTGATTCCACCGGTGTGGACTCGAATAGCCATGACATACAGCATTAGTTATGATAATTTTTCCTTGATAAAATATTCAGTTTGTTAAATATCCTACACTGTAATTCGACTTTTCAACTTGATTGCTTATGCATTTTTCCTCGCACTCAATGAATGAATTTTCACGCTTGTTCCAACTTTGAAACAATTTTTCCCAAACAGGATCGTTAATAATTTCTTCAAGAGTACGATTGTGTGTATCAAACAAGTGCTCGTATTTTCTAAATAAACTATCTTCTAGTTTTAAATTTTTTCCGGTGACTGGACTATGTCTGCCCAAGTGCGGGGCAGCTACCCAACTACAAGGATAAAGTTGTCCAGCAGCGTTTAAATATAATCCTCTATTTCCTATTAGACACAAAGGAATAACATATTTGTTTTTGTATTCTTCAACTGTTCGTTGCCAAAGCACCTGGTTCGTTTCTAAATAATCTGTGTTGTCTATCAAACGATTGCTTAGTTGTACACTATATCTTTCGTATCTTCCGCTTTGACTCACATGTTCTGGTCGGGGTTCTAAAGCATCAAAATTGTTATCTGTCATATAGGATTCAAACCTTGATCCAAATTTAATACTTTTTGTGATTTGTAAACTATCACAATTGAGGGATCTGGCTAAATCTTCGATGTGTTCCAAATGGTCCTGATTAAATGCAAAAACAATTGTGGCCCATGTGACATGTGCCCTGCGCATAGCAGTTAACGTGGTTACCCCTGTAATAATACTTTCCCAGTTGCTATTCACTCTATATAAATTATTACTAGCGTTATCATAACCATCAATACTGAATGCAACAGTATCGCGTTCGTTTAATATTTTTCCTAATTCTGTCCACCAGTCTTGGTTTTTGTAGCTGCCATTGGTAATTGTATAAATGTGAATATTAGAGTTAACTTGTTTAATATAGCTGCAAATTTTTAAAAAGTCTCGACAGTAAATAGGATCGCCCACATCTCCGCACATAGTAATTCTTTTGACTTGTGTTTTCAACATATCTTCACTGAACACTTTTTGAAATAATTCAAGGGAGATATCTTTCTGTAGCCAAGGAATATTTTTAGACATTTCTTCTCGAGGACATCTAGGGCATTTGAGTGTACATCTAGAACTGGGTTCTAGATGCCAATGATAAAATTGAAACCCATATCTATTGTTCATAGATGGTAATTTCTTTAATTAATGGTTTAGATATTGCATCAATTATAATATCAGCTACCTGGTCTGCCGACGCTTTTATACCATTATGATGTGCTATCATGTCTGTATCAATGGCACCTGGTGCTACAAGCAACATGTGACATTTATGTGTTTGTTTAACTAAGTGTCTAAATAAACGTTCTAATGCAATTTTATGATCACGGTATGCCCAAGGTAAATGATCTATTTCCGTTTCAATTCTTGGATATGTAGTTACAGTGCTTCCTATATTCACAATAGATTTATTTGGATTATCTTGCCACAATCTAAATAGATATAATAATAAATCGCTTTGATAATAGTTGTTATAGGCGTTATTGATAAACATATCGCAATCTAGAGCATCCTTAATTATTTCATGTACATGTGCAATGTTATAGCCATTAGATCTACTAAAACCAATTATTTGATTATTAGCAGATAACTTATTAGCAAGGGCCAATCCTAGGCCACGACTATGTCCAGTAATTCCAATTTTCATTTTATTTCCACGTCCGTATTGTAGCTAGTAAATCCATTTTCTTTGATCACACTCAATACATTATTAACACGACCAGCCAGTTCGTCTTTGTGTGATACTAACCAGACTGATCTATTACCTTCACGTGACATTTTCTTTAGTATTGCCAAACTATTTTCAACACCCGAGCTATCCATACCGGTATCAATAACTTCGTCAATGAATAGCAAGTTGATAGGTTGGTATAAACTTTCCCACACATCTCTAAATGCCCACGATAAACTTAGAATCAATCTATTACGTTCGCCGCGACTTAGATTATCAAAATCTAACTCGCGTCCTAATTCTTCAATGCTGACAGTCAAATCATTTTGAAACTTGACAGTGTGTGGCAAGCCAATACGATCTAGATACTGACTTAGTCTAGCGTTTAGATATGATAAGTTTTGATCAATGATACGTTTACGTATAAAACTATCTTTGTTGGTTAATAGTTTAAGCAAGAACTCTTGATGTTCTCGAACGTTAACAAGTTCATTAATTAAGTCGTAATTTATTTCTTCGAGCGCCTGTGTTTCCATTTCGCGAATCTGTTCTTCATAAGGATCCACTTCCGCTTGTTTTGTTTCTAGTTGTTGACGCAAGTTTGCCACAGTATTTTTATGATTGATAGCATCTTCTTTGTTGTCATAAAATACCTTAGGGGGTTTCCCTGGGTCACCAACAAGTGCCAGTGCCGCAACATGCTCGGCTAGCTGTGTATCATTGGCAAGATATTGTAAACTAGTTTCTTTTAGTGTATTACGTTTTTCTTCTAGTACTTCCTCATGTTTGCTGTCATGAATTGCCTGACCGCAGGCATAGCATTCATGTTTTTCTAATTTTTCAATTTCAGACTTTAGTTTATCTAATTGTTTTAACAGTCGCACTTGTTCTGACTCACATGCAACCTGCCATTTAGATATTTCTTTACGTTTATTTGTTTTGGTATTGTATTCTTCTAATAGGTCATGATTGAGCAATTCTTGATCAATATCTAAATCGCCTACAACTTCTAAGGCTCGTTCAAGTTCTATTAACTCATTTACTTGTTTATTTCTCCATAGATTTTGTCTACGCCGTGTGGCTTCAATTTGCTCTTGTATACGGCCGTTTGCATCTGTAACTGCTTTGATACGATATTCTTCTTGTATAATAGCGTCTTTGGTGGCTTTTAATTGCTCTTTGAGTGCGTCAGCCTTTTCACTCAGCATAGTAATACCAAGCAACTGTTCAATGATAGTTCGTTGATCATTGGCCTTCAATGCTAAAAACGGTTCTGTATAAGTGTTAAGGGCCACAATGTGTTTGAACATGTCGTGACTCATTCCAAGCATACGTTCAATTTCTGCCTGTGTTTCTCTACTATCACCTTGACTTTCGTCGGTGATTTGTTGTTCTTGGCCGCCCACATAGAATGCCATTGTGTTGGGTTTACGACCACGCTCGATTCTGTAGTCAATACCATCTTTTTCGAACTCAATGGTAACCAACATGTTCTTGCCATTGGTTTTATTGATAAGATTATCTTTTTTGATATTAGTTAGAGCAGATCCATACAGCGCATAGCTTAGTGCATTAATAATGGTTGTTTTGCCAGTTCCATTTCTGGCTCCTGTGTCGTCTCCGCCTAGATCTAAATTTTGTCCTAGTACTAGAGTAAGATCTCTACGATCAAACTGAACAGCCTGAGTGGCATTTCCTACACTCATGAAGTTTTTAACTGCTAGTGTTTTAATTTTAAACATCGTATAGTTCCAACGCTCTGTCAAATAACTCTATATTGTCGGTGAATGCCTTAACTGTTTTAGCTTTTAGTACAGTGCAATGATGTAAATCAATGTTGTATAATAAAATAAGTTGACTGATTTTATCAACCAACAAATTATCTAAAAATGCTGATCGATCTTGATCTGGGTAATGCCAAAATTCTGTTTGCTCGGCTTGAATCATTGGAACTAATCCTAACGAGCGAAGTTTGTGTACAGTTTTTGGCACTAGTACCTCGTTGTAGTCATCTATTGCTAAAATACCTGTTCGAGATAGAAGAGGTGTAAATTTTACTATGTCTTGATAGGCTATATCAACGGCATGGTCTCCATCAATTAATATAAAATCAAATGTTTCTGTAGTACTAAAGTCTTGACTTGTACTACTTATAAATGTGGCCCGATCAGCAGAATCTTTAAAAACAGAATTAAATACATCCAGTTTTAAATAATGATCAACACCAATCAGATTTGCATTACTACTCTCAAGCATCAGACCAGATGTTAGTCCTTGGTAAACGCCAATCTCTAAAATTTTATTAAACGTAAAATGTTGAAACAGTTTCCAATAAATGATAGCATCTATTGTGCATCTCATTGAAGAATTACCAACTATTTTGTCAAATTTTTCGTAGTTCTGCCAAAACTTAGTGTGTCTAAATTTCATAAATTTCTATAGATGTCGAGTAACAGTGTTTTATTATACTGCTCACTTTGAATATTTGTAAGTTGATTGGTTACAATAGTGTCAACACTTTCAAACATAATGTTACCAGTAATATCATAGTTAATATCTTCGCTTACTGTCTTTTGAGGAATTAGTGTAATTTCTCTGAGATTGTAAGTGTTTACAAAAGTTTCCTTAATAAACGTAGCTTCTTCGTAACTGATATCAACATCGAGGTTAACACGTACATGCATGCCTTTGTGCAACAATGAATCAGTGTTAGTTAAAACATCACTTAGTTGATATACACGATATCTAGGTTGATCGGGCCAGGCATGATACTCAGGTTCTTGTCCCCATTCTAGTATCATCATGCCTCGCTCATCGTCGTGATTGTCTGCATAGTTGTGTGGAAAACAGTTGCCAATGTATGTAATATTTTTTTGTGTTTGGCGTTTGTGAAAATGTCCAGTAAACACATGTTCGATGCCTGTAAAGTCTTCACGTTTTACATCGCCATGGTCGGGCATCTGTACCATGGCATTCATATAGAATGTAGGCAATTCAAAATGCCCAAACATGTACTTGGCACTCAGTTTAGGGATACGTTTGTAGTCTTCACCTACCAACCAAGGGGCCACAATAACATCACCGTGGTGTAGCCAATCATTACAAATGACCACATTCGGAAGATGTTTAGCCCATTCAACACTTTGAACATCCCGCTTGTCGCGATAGTATAAGTCGTGATTGCCAGGAATAAAATACACACGATCGAAGTTGTCGTTGAGATGTTCCAAAGCACGGAGACTATAGTTAAGAGTGACAATATTGATACTAGCACGATTGTTATGCCAATCTCCAAGAAAAAACGCTGTTTCACATCCTTCCTCCCGTGCTTTAGTAGTAAACCATTTGATAAAATTTAAACAATCTTCGTTATGTGTTTGACTATTGCTTTTTAAACCAAAGTGTATATCTGTACAGACTGCTGCTCGTTTGAATAAGTTAGACATTTTACTATTTTACATTATTATAATATACGAAATCAAATTGATTGATAATAAAAACATGATTAATTTATTTTTTTTAACCATGGAAAAGTTATTTGCCAATTTGTACCACGTCTTTGATCTAACTTGGTTAGATAGTTTTTAAGATTTTTAATTTTTTCAATGTTATTTTTACATTGACTGCTTTTTGATGCCATACCAGCCATCATTTGTTTTTGCCCAATTTGTGTATCGGTTTCTTCAGGCATTGCAGCAATAACTGCATCAAAATCTTTTTTAAAAACATCACCAGAAAAAATGTATACCTCATCTACAGCATTAGTTGTATTAAAACTATGAAGTATTTGGTTAGAATAACTCCTAAATTCTTCTACTACATCTTGTTGATTTAAATTCCAAATGTTAATTTGTTCAACAAGTTGTGGCAACGATTTTATTGAAAGTGCTGATATGGCACTGTTAATAGATGGATAAATCCATGGCTTGTTTAACAATAGGTTAAAGTTTTTTTTCCATAAACCCAAGTCTAAACCATATCGTATATATTCTTGTTCATCGCCCCAACAATCTAAACTAGCAGTGAGTTGCAAACGCCATATCTTTTTTTTATCTGCCAATAGTTCAAATTTTTTAAGATATTTTTGAAATAGCGTGTGTGGTATATTTAGATTACTGACAATGCTAAATTGTAAATCTGGGTGACCATACTGCGCCCAGAATGCTATACTTTGATCAAGTTCTTCTAATAGAAATGGTTCGCCTCCCAAGATATGATACCTTTGTATTTTTTTGGCGTTGTTGTTGATTTTTAAAAAATTCCACAGATCATTTACCATTTTTTTATAGTGAACATTTTGCTGGTTTACTGTTATACTAAATGCGTCAGCCGATTCATCATGCGGCGAACCATATTTCCTATTTTCGTCTTCCCACCTGCTACTAAAGTGTGGTCCACAATAAACACAGGCCATGTTACACGTATTTTTGAAGTATACTTCTAGTATAGTAGGAGATATGTTAACAGCGGTATTATCACTATACAGCTCCGGTGGCACCAATTGACTATCTGATAGTTGTTGAACTTGGAAAATTCTATCACTTATACCTCCTGCATCTTCTATTGTTTTACAATATTGGCAACCAGCTCCAGGCCATTTACCATCAAGCATCAGCTTTCTTGCGTTTACCTTATCGGGCAAATTATGAAAATCGTTAAAGTTATCAGGATCTATACTGTATTTTTGAGTCCGATGACACGAAGCGGTAGTGCCGCTTTGAAAATATATAGTGCTCCAATTCCATTTTAGTAAACAAGCAGGTTGAGTTCTAATAGGAAAAACTACTCGAGACACGTTAATCGTCATTATAATCGCCGGTTGGAGCACCGCCACCCCACGAACCCATGCCCTGTCTTGTATAACTTGGTGTGAGTCCGTTCATTTCGAGAATATCGTCTCGTAAGTTCTGATTACGCTTCTCGATATTAAGAACCCTAGTAAAACTATTAGTGATAGCGGCAGTGTAATAAGCGAAAGGGTTCTGCGATTTACTTTCATCAAATTGTAATCCTATCTGTGATAATTGTAGTAATGCTTGACTACGCATTTCGTCGTTGTAGGTGTATCCGCGCCAGTTTGATCTGGTAGCGTACCGTTCGCATAACTTCATAAACATGTGTGCTAGTGTTCTAGTCATTGTTCCGTGTTCGCGATTAAATTTTCCTTTAATCAAATCACCTTGCCAGTGACTTTTACCTACACAATATGGCACTCCGTTTTCGTCTACCTTATAATGTTGAAACGGAGGAAAATTCACTTTAACAAATTTTCCAGGAACAATTTCGTCACCTCGGTCATCGTACTCAGTTATAGGATTATCTTCATCCTCAATTACCTTAGACTTAGTTTTTTTTGGTTTCTGTACATCTGTTGGTATATGTTCCCATGTCATTATACGGAAAACTATATCTGTAGGTGCAATTTTATTAGGTTTTACAGAAAAATCATCTAGTTTTAACTTCGTACTGCTTAGTGCTTGGGCAGCATCAAATGCTGCTCTAGTAAGTCTTTCTGCTCTTAATTTTTTACCTTCGCTAATATTTTTTTTGTTAATTTTGTCTACGCTAGGTAAAATTATGTCATAAAAACCGTCTTCTGGAGTTAAAAAAGAACAGTACGTGTTTTTACTTTTATGTATTTCTTTTAAAATATCTCGGTTGTTTAAATAGTTAGATTTCATTATGTTCCTTAAAATACGTAGTTAATTTAACAAATAAATAGTAAAAATGCAAGAGGAATTCCTTATATGGCGGTAATTACAGGCGGCAACCCAAATGGTGGCTATGGCAGATTTGTACAGGGTAATAGTTTTGAAAATATAGCCGAAGCTGGAAAAACAAAAGATGGCGGAATTTTTTCAAATTTTAGTCCTAACAATGGTAATCAAACTACATCAGCTGGAAGTGCCGATCCCGCAGATGCAAGACGAATAGTTTCGGGCCTGTCCCAAGGCGGGTCATTAATTTCAAAAGCTTCTTTACAAAGTCCAAATGTACAATTTGGTTCTAGCGAAAGTTCGGGTAATGATTGGCGAGTCCGCATAAGCATAAACCCTAATTCTAAAATTTTATATTGGGGAGCCGAAGGTTCTGGATTGTTGGCGCCGTTAAAATCTACCAATGGGTTCCTTTTTCCATACGTACCGTCAGTTACAGTTACTCATTCTGCAAATTATCAAACTCAACAATTAACGCATTCTAATTATGCACAATATTTTTATGAATCTAGCTCCGTGGGATCCATAAATGTAGCAGGACCATTTACAGTACAAAATGCAGCAGAAGCTCAATATTTTTTAGCTGCTTTATATTTTTTCAGAGCCTGTACTAAGATGTTTTACGGAATATCTGCTGACTACCAAGGCAGTCCTCCGCCAATAGTTTATCTTGATGGTTATGGTCAGCATTATTTACCTCACGTGCCTTGTGTTGTAACAAGCTTTTCCCATACCATGCCAGATGACGTTGACTATTTAGAAGTTGCAACAACGCAGTCAATAAGTACAACAACCACAAGCAGTACTTTAACTGGCGCCTTTGGATCAATTACTTTACCTTCAGTTCCGGGTACTAATGCCGGTAGCCAAATAAGCACTCAAAGTGTAAACAGTGCGTTTAACCGAGTTCCCACTGTGAGCACTTTTAGTTTAACACTACAACCAATTATGAGCAGAAGTCAGGCCATACAATTTGATTACAAAAAATTTGCTGCAGGTGGTTTAATTGTGGGTTCAGGTAATCCATTCCCCGGAGGGTATTTATAATGGCCAAGGTTCAATATTCTGCTTCTAGTCCTTATTTTAGCACTAAAACTTTTGGAAATTTTTTAGACGTCATGGTCAATCGACCTATTACAAAATTAGCAGATGATGTTCTTTATGAGATAGACAGTGTGTATGAATATAGACCTGATTTGTTAGCAGCAGATTTATACGGAACAAGTTCTTTGTGGTGGGTATTTGCACAACGGAATCCAAATGTATTAGTTAATCCGGTGCAAGATTTTGCAGCAGGAACACGAATTTATATTCCTAAATTAGATACTTTAAAAAGGGATCTAGGAGTATAAATTAATGCCAATTAAATCAGAAGCAAACTTTGACGTAGCCAGTATAACCAATTCCGCTAGCTCATTGATAGGATCTGGTGTAACCGGAAAATCATCAGATTATAAAGTTGAAGTTTCGGGCACCTCTCTAGAAAACAAATTACATCAATATGCAAATTACACATATCGAATAACTTTATTTTTCCTTACATCTAAAGATTATAACAGTTTGTCAATTAATCCCAGGTCATTTCAACCAAAGTATTCGTTAATTAGTAGTGCAGGAGGATATGCTACTACCATGAGTACTTTAGTCTCACAAGAATCACAAACTGGTAGTGCTAATTATGATCAGACTCTTAGGCACCCTGATTTTCAAACTGATTTTTTTATTGACAATTTATCTTTACAAACAATTGTTGGTTTAAATGCAAAAACAAAAGCATCTAACGCAGTCGATATTACTTTTACAATTACAGAACCATATGGATTAAGTCTATTAGATAGATTATTAAGTGCCTGTGAGACTTCAGACGATGCTTCTGTAAATTATATGTCACAACCATATCTGCTTCAAATTGATATGTTGGCTAGCGCAACTGAAGAAAATACCTCAAAATTAACTAGTAATAACGTAATTGATAGAAAAAGAATAGCAATAAAACTAATAGAAATGAAAATTAAACCTAGTGGTAGTGGAACAACTTATGCAGTTAGAGCTATGCCTTATAATCATTCTGCATTCGATACCACTACAGCTTCATTGCCAGTGACCATGACAGTCGAAGCTGGTACCGTAGGAGAATTTTTTAGTAGTACAGATGATATAATTAAAGATTTTGAGGGTATTAGCGAAGCCGACGAAGAAAGAATAGAAAGTGAATTGCAAAAATGGATTCAAAACAATACTATTATTTTTGCTAATCAGAAACCTACGCCCGAGGAAGTTGAAAGGCAACGGGAAGCATTAAAGCAAGGTGTTATTTTTAACGAAAAAAGTTTAGCAGCAGCCTACAACAATTATATGGATAGCATCGCCAAAGACAAAAAGTTATCTTTGTTTCCTCCTACAAAAATTGCATTCAGTATACCTAACGATGAAATGCGTAAATCATTGATAGTTAATCCTAACGAAAGCTCCAATGATAATGTCAGTATGCAGAACACTGCAACTGGATATAATAAACCTAATCCAAATTTCAAAAGACAACAACCTATTACGTTAAATGCAGGAACTAGTATCATTGATGTTATTGATATGATTATGACACGAAGTGACTACATAAAAAAACAAATAGAAACACAAAAGTCAAAACAAAACGAATCAAGTGCCAATAGTGATTATACCAATGGATCAGAACGGACAGGCGACACACAAGAACCTAAAAAATTAAAATGGTATAAAATCTTACCCACGGTGTCACTGAAAGATTTTGATTCTTCTACAAACACCTATAGTAAAACAGTGCTTTATAATATTTTGCCATATAACGCAGCCAATGCCTATCACCCAAATTTTCCAAAAATTGATTCGTCTAATGTAGCTGATGCTGTGGTTCGAACATATGACTATTTGTATACAGGATTGAATCAAGACATAATCAAATTGGATGTAGATTTTGATACATCTTTTTATACACTAGTTACTACTAAAGGCGAACAGGTAAAACGCATAGCAAGTGACGCAGGTAGTGATGAAAGTGATGTTGATAAAAACGAACAAAAATACTCTAACACGACTCCTGCAGCCACGATTCCGCCCGTGGTAAAAGCCTTTGCAGGATCAGATAAAAGTGCAGTAGGAACAACAAAAGCAACTAGTCCAGAAGAACAAATTGTTAGCGACATGAAAGGCAGTCTTTACTCTAGACAACGCGGTGATGGGCTTAATATCAAATTACAAATTGTTGGTGACCCTGCTTACATTAAACAAGATGACATTTTTATTAATGCAGGAAGTCCTGAAGAATATAATAAGTTTATTACAAGTAGACTAGGTAACAACTCGATGAAGCCAATTGCCGAGGATGGACAAATATTATTTGATGCAGAACAAGTTTATGTAAGAGTTAATGTTAAAAATGCTGTTGATATAGATAACAATTTAGGGATTGTAAATAAACAAGACACACTTAGCAATGGTAGAAAAACTGACGGTACTTTCAGTGGTATATACAAAGTCCTTACCGTGCAAAGCGAATTTAATCGAGGACAATTCACACAAACACTAGATCTAATTAGAATTCCAGATGCTTTAGATCCTCCTAATAAATCAGCACAAAACCAAGGAACATCAACAAAATCAGTAACCAATGGAACTGTTGATAAAGATGCAGAAGCCAAGCGTAATATATTTGCAAGTCCAATCACACCTTCGGCAACTGTATTACCAGGAATAGGAACACTATAATGGCACAAAACAAATCAAGTCAAGGTAAACTGCCTGATTGGGCTGGTTCTTCTAGTTACTTTGCCGCTTCTGGAGTGAAATTAGATCCAGGTCCGTACATTGCTGTTATTAAAAATAATGCAGATCCTGCAAGATTGGGCCGTTTGGCAGTATGGGTACCAGCCATTGGCGGAGATGAAGAAGATGTAGATAAATGGTATGTTGTTAGATACGCTAGTCCATTTTTAGGAAGCACGTTAGGATCTACAAGCGACGATTCTAAAAATTTTTCAGCTTCCCAACAAACCTATGGTTTTTGGGCTGTACCTCCTGACATAGGTAATTTAGTGTTGATTACATTTATAATGGGCGATCCAAACCAAGGGTTTTGGTTTGCATGTGTCCCTAACACTCCAACCATACACATGGTTCCTGGTCTAGCTAGACCATATGGTAATGTTGCAGGTACAGACAAAATCAATCAAGATCCTTTTTTTGGGTCAGGACGGATAACCAGTACTAGCTTTTTACCAACAGCTGAACTTAAATCAGAAAATTCTTCAGTTGAACAAAATCCAGAATTTTTTAATTTACCTAAAGTTGTTCATACCTATCAAGCTAATATCGTAATTGAACAAGGCTTAGATAAAGACCCAGTAAGGGGTACCATTTCTAGTAGCAGTCAGAGAGAAACTCCTAGTCAGGTAGTAGGAATTAGCACACCAGGAAGGACAGTGCCTGATCTAGCAGAATTTCCTAATTTGGATACAATTCTACAAGAAGGATCGTTACCTGTCAGCGTGTTGCAAAACTTTCCTATAAGAAAAGGTGGACATTCATTTGTTATGGATGATGGTGATGTTTACGGTCAGAATAGATTATTAAGATTGCGTAGCAGTGGTGGACATCAAATCTTAATGCATGATACAGAAGACCTTATGTACATCAGTAACAGCCGTGGAACAACCTGGATTGAATTGACACCTGATGGTAGTGTTAATATTTTTAGCAATAGCAATGTAAGTGTACGAGCCCAGCAAGATATCAATTTTCATGCTGATAGAGATATCAATATACACAGTGGAAATACAATAAGAATGCACGCTGAAAAATATTTTCTTAATCAAACTGAAAGTTATCAGGTTACTGCTTTAAACAATTATTCTTTAAACGCAGGCAATATTGGTGTTAAAAGTTCAACTAGTTTGTTATTTGAATCTGTAACAGCTGGCATGAAGACCTCAGCTGATATCATACTAAAAGGTAGAAAGATATTTTTAAACACATCAACTCCAGCATCTCCATTGACTAATCAATCACTAGAATTTTATAAACAAGCAAATGTAACATATGATAATAATGAAAAGTTATGGAAATTATCTACAGCAACTTTTGATAGTTTGTCACCTTTTGCTCCAACACACGAACCTTGGAAAAGAGAATCAGGAGAACTAAAAAAGAATTCAGGTAAGACGATTTCACCCACTGCACAGACTCCAGGAAAAACATAAATGTCTAATAGAGGAATATCTACTGCTTCGTTTAATACTATAGTAAATCCCGCGAATAGAGAATTATTAGTTCGGGACGATGCGCCTGTTGGTATTAATTTGTCTTTTATAAAAGAAGGTATTCCTATTCTTAATAAATTTGAAATTAAATGTTTGCTTGTTCAACTTGGCAACCTAGAAAGCAATACAAACCCAAATTTAACATCTTTAGGAGTGCCCAATTTAGGCATATTTAAAGCTAAAATTAGTGCTGATTCCAACTTTGCTAATGTTGCTACAGTCACAATTACAAATTCAGATAATACATCTATAAAATTAGGTATGGTGGCCAATGTTGAGAGTTCGAGCATTGGTGCATTTGGCAGTAACACAATGGTGATCGCTAAATCTGTAAGTGGTAATATTACAGCCGGCAACTTTATTCCAGGTTGCACATATACAATTACAAGTTCTGGCACTACTGATTTTACATTAATAGGAGCACTAGATTCAACTGTTGATACAGTTTTTGTAGCCAATTCTGTTGGTACAGGCACAGGAACTGCATCGGGTACTAATAATGAAATAGTATTAGGTAGTAATAACACTATTAGTGGCGATATAAATTTTACAGTTTCTCCTTTAAAATTAGGAAAATATCAAAATTCACAGTGGTTACTTACAACATTGGGTTACCTTGATGCAAGTGGCGCCTGGACTGGAAAAAGTGGTATTGACAGCCATGAAATATTTTTAGCTTCCCCGGGCGTTCAAGACAGTATTATGCGTGATTTCGTTAAAACACAGTACGAAGCACTAATACGTTCTGGGGCAATTAGAGTCAATGACTCTAAAGAAATTGTTAGCGGAATGATAGCTTTAGCTTACCAATATCAAGACTTAGGTAACCCACAATTAAATCAATCTATATATAGTTCAGACGGCACTATTAATATAGAAAACTATTCAATAGCAACCAAAGCAAATTTATGGCGAAATACTGGTCAGACAGTAGATAGTCAAGGACGTCCAGGGCACATTTACTTTAATGGCGGAAAATACGCCATTGGCAATTTAGGTGCAGATACGTAATTATAAATAATAATATGGCTACTAGATATAAAGGTTTCAGCACTATAAATCAATCTAAAAAATTCCGTCTAACTGATTTAGATTTAATTAAAAGAGATTTATTAAATCACTTTGCAATCAGAAAAGGCGAAAAACTAATGAATCCAAATTTTGGCAGTATTATTTGGAACATTCTGTTTGAACCTTTAACAGCTGATATCAAAGCACTTATTGTAGAAGATATACAACGTGTGGTCAGTTACGATCCAAGAGTACGTGTTGATAATGTGCTAGTTGATCAGTTAGATATGGGATTACAAGTTCAAATTGAACTTGTATTTCTCCCTGATAATTACAGCGATGTTCTATCTCTAAGGTTTGATAGAGAACTTAACGCAGTCCTTGCAGCTTAATAATACCATATTTTTATTTCGATAAATACTAAAACACGGGTATAGACATGGCCATTACTACAAGACAAACTAGTTTATTAGTTCAACAAGATTGGACTAAGATCTATCAAACTTTTAGAGAAGCCGATTTTCAAAGTTTTGATTACGAAACTTTACGAAAATCAATGATAGAATATCTACGAACATATTATCCAGAAGATTTCAATGATTACACAGAAAGTTCTGAATATATTGCTCTGATAGATTTAATTGCTTTTTTAGGACAAAGTTTAGCCTTTAGAGCCGATTTAAATGCACGTGAAAATTTTATTGACACTGCTGAACGCAGAGATAGCATACTAAAATTAGCTAGATTAGTAAGCTACAATCCTAAGCGTAGCACCCCAGCTGCTGGATATATGAAATTTGACAGTGTCAGCACTACAGAAACAATATTTGATAGTACAGGGGTTAATTTAAGCAATACAGTTATTAATTGGAATGATACTAGCAACGAAAACTGGCTAGAACAATTTACTTCTATTTTAAATGCTGCGCTAGTAGCTTCGCAAGCCATTGGTAAACCAGGAGCCACAAAAAACTTAAGTGGTGTACGTACTGATGAATACACTGTTGATATAATAGCAGGTGTAACTCCTACATATCCATATAGTTCGTCAATAGCAGGTGTTACGTATCCTTTTGAAATAGTTAGCGCAACAAGTGCCAATCAAGAATACATTTATGAATCAACTCCTAGTCCAGGGGGCGCATTTAATTTTTTATACAGAAACGATAATCAAGGAAATTCTAGCAATAATACTGGTTATTTCTTTTATTTCAAACAAGGCACACTCAACAGCCTAGACTTTACAATCACTGAAAGCTTGCCAAATCGAATAGTTAATATTAATTTTGATAATATTAATAATACTGACGTTTGGCTTTATTCATTGACTACCGGTAATAATTTAAGCACGTTATGGACACAGGTTCCAGCAGTAAACGGAGTTAATGTAATTTATAATAATTTAGATCAACGAAATCTTTACAGCGTAGCAAGTAGAGCCAACGATCAAATTGATTTGGTATTTGGCGATGGTTCATTTACTAATATTCCTGTTGGTAATTTTAGAATTTATTATAGAGTTAGTAATAATTTAACTTATAAAATTACACCTGATGAAATGGCGGGTATTACCATCAACATTCCTTATCGAGGAAGAACTGGTCGAGCAGAAACATTAACAGTTAGAGCAAGTTTACAATACACTGTCACCAATGCTATATCTCGCGAATCACTTGAGAGTATAAGAACAAATGCACCACAACAATATTATACTCAGAATAGAATGGTCACAGGCGAAGATTATAATGTTTTGCCTTTTACTACATTTAACAATATTTTAAAGTTAAAAGCTACTAATAGAACAAGTTCGGGTATTAGCAGATATCTAGATGTAATTGATGCAACAGGCAAATATTCTAGCACTAATATTTTTGCACAAGATGGAATAATTTATAAAGAAGATTATACAGAAACAGAAACTTTTCAATTTACCAGCACTGTAGAAGTTAATTCTATTGTAAGAAACACTATAAAACCATTGATATCTAATATAACAACACGTCATCTATATTACGATACAGCAACACGCAATCAGCCTTTGGGTCCTGCTATTGTAGCATCAAGTATGGTAGCTGGTAAAGTGTATAAAATAATTAGCGTTGGTACTAGTAACTTTGTTAATTTTGGTGCTTCAGAAAATACTGTAGGAACTATTTTTACTGCAACTGATGCCGGAGCAGGCACAGGCACAGTCAGCCTAGTTGCAACATGGACACAATCATTGAATTCAGGAGGACGTAGCTTTGGTACATTTAATAGTCCAAATTATTCATTTCTAGTTCAAGGTAGTCTTGTGAAATTTATTGCGCCAGCCGGCAAATATTTTGATGCGCAAAATCAAATTCAAACTGGTACACCTACAACAGAATATCAAAAAACAACATTATGGGCTAGTATTATTGATTATGATTCTCCAGGATTAACCTCTGTAGCTACTTTAAGTACCGTAATTCCTACTAATGCAATAGTAAGTGAGATAATACCAGTTTTTGCAAATGATTGGTCAGAAAATTTAATTAATAATATAATATTACAAATATTAAGTTATAAAACCTTTGGTATAAGATATGACATACCAACGATGACCTGGAATATTATTGAAAGTCAAAACTTAGGAGATGGTAATTTCAGTCTGGTGAATGCTGGCAGTACAGCCGGTACAGGCTTAGACGATAGTTGGTTTTTAAGCTTAAGTTTTAGCAATGGCGAATATACAGTAATTAGCAGAGGTATTAATTACTTTTTTGAAAGCGAAAGAGAAACTAGATTTTACTTTGATCCAGACATAAGAGTATATGATAGCAGAACTGCAACTACATTAGTTGATAGTATTAAGGTACTTCGCACCAATACACAACCTGACTCAAGTCAACCATTATTTTACAGCCAAATCTATAGAATTTGGGAAAAAGCAATTGGTGCAGATGGTATAGATGATAACAGAAAAATTCGTATAACTTTCCCTGATGATAATCTTGATGAAGTACCTGATAACCCTGACTTGTTTTTAGAACTAGTTGCTCCTACAATTAACAGCCAGAATAAAAATGTGTTTTTTGTACAATCTGTAAATCAATATAATTTTTTACAGTTTGATCCTATCGATCAAGACAGTGTAGTTAGTGCTTATAGCACTAAAAGCAGTATCATTGAAAATATAACTTTATATGCTTCCGGTACTATTTTTTATGCATCAGAAGGAAATCCTATAGTTGCAGGCGAAAATGTTCCTACATTTTATCAATCTGTAGGTTCAGATGTGATCACCGTTACAAATTACATCGCAAGAACTGGTAGACAACAACTACAGTTTCAATATAAACATAATTCTCCAAATAATCGTAGAATTGACCCTAGCCCTAATAATTTAATTGATTTTTATATTTTAACAAAAACGTATGCAAATGATTATATTGCATACATTACCGACACCAGCGGTAAAGTTGCTGAACCTGAATCTCCTACCATATCAGATTTAAGAACAGAATTTGGATCAATCGAAACTTTTAAAACAATAAGTGACAGCATAATTTATAATCCAGCCGTTTTTAAACCATTGTTTGGAAATAAGGCTAATCCTGCGTTACGTTCTACATTTAAAGTCATAAAAAATCCAAATGTTACCATTAGTGATAACGAAATTAAAAGTCAAGTTATAGCAGCTATTAATACATATTTTGATGTTAATAATTGGGATTTTGGTGAAACTTTTTACTTCAGTGAGTTAAGCGCCTATTTACATTCGGTATTAGCGCCTAATATTAGCAGTATAGTTATAGTACCATCTAACACAGGAAGCCAATTTGGTACACTATACCAAATTAATGCTGAACCAGATGAAATCTTAATAAGTGCAGCAACCGTTGATAATGTGCAAATTATTTCTGCAATTACAGCGGCTCAATTAAACACAGTTTCGTAATAGGATCAAGGCATGGCAGCTTTTAAAACTTTGCAGTTTCTACCAGAAATTTTTAGAACAGATACAAATCGTAAATTTCTAAATGCAACAACAGATCAATTAGTTAGTGAACCTAATCTAATTAAAGTCAATGGTTACATAGGTAGAAAACTAGCTCCCTCATATAAAAGTACAGATAGTTATATTTCTGAACCTACAAAAGACAGGCAAGATTATCAACTTGAACCAAGTATTGTAATTAAAGATTCTGCTACAAACAATTTACTTTTTGCTACAACTTATACAGATATCATCAATAAAATTGCATTTTATGGTGGATTAACTAACAATCATAATAGATTATTTGAGAATGAATTTTATTCATACGATCCTCAAATTGATCTAGACAAATTTGTGAATTATGCGCAGTACTATTGGTTAGAAAACGGCCCTGATGCAGTTATTATTAGCACAGATAGTGTACCTCTTGAAAGAACTTTTGTAGTAAATTACGACTCGGTGTCAAAAACTTACCTATTTGATGGTTTCAATGGTATTTCAAATCCTACAATTTCATTGGCACGGGGTGGAACATATTCCTTTGTAGTTAACAATCCAGGAAATAAATTTTACATACAGACCGGACCAGGATCATCAGGTCTAGATAATAATGTTCCAAATCTTTCTAATAGAAACATTTTAGGCGTATCCGACAACGGAGTTGATGTAGGAACAGTTACGTTTACAGTTCCTACAATAGATGCCCAGATCCAATGGTCGTCGATGCCAACAGTTGAAAACGTTGAATACGCTACAACCTTGAGTTATAAAGATATTCAAGGTGCTGATCCCGCAGAATTAAATGCCACCTTAGGTGGCTTAGATGGACCAGTAACTTCATTGAACGGTAAAAAAATTATTTTTGTTAATAACACATTAATAGATGATGAATTTTGGACAACTCCTCAAATTACCATTGACAATGAAATAGTTAACATTGATACAAATAATCTAGAAACAGTCTCTTTTGATAACAGAACTGATATTTTTCAAATAACAGTATTACCAGATTCCAATGAAATAGAGAGAATTGTATTGCAACCTATCGTTACTATCAGTAACGAAACTAAGGTAAGAATAATATCTGGAACATATAATGTAAGCAAAGAATACTATAAACGTTTCAATCTTTTATTTGAAGTTCCTCTAATTACAGCAAGTTTAAATCAATTATTTTATCAGAGCGATCAAACTGATACTGCCTTGGGCCTTATTGCATTGGTAGACCTCGACAACGCGACTATAGATGTCGATGTGAAAATTGTTGGACAAAAAAATTATGTTAGTCCCAATGGAATAATTTTTACAAACGGGCTTAAAGTTACATTTGATTCAACTGCAACTGATCCTTATGCTAATAATACTTTCTATGTAGAGGGAGTAGGAGTTGCGATAAGACTGATTCTGGCCTCTGACTTGGTGTGTCCTGAATTGGATAATAATATCTCGCAACAGGATTATTTAACAATTAATCGAAGTAGCATAGATTTGAATGCATGGAGTAGAAGTAATAGATGGTTTCATGTACAGGTATTAGAAAAAACAGCAGAATACAATAACACTGATTTAATTATTAATCAAAATTATAGAGCACAGAGACCAATTATTGAATTTGTACCAAATCTACAGTTATTTAATTTTGGTGTTGAGGCAAAAAAACCAATTGATATTTTAGATTTTACAATTACAAATGCATTTACTCAACTACAAGGTGTAATATGCACTTCTACGACACAACTTACGTTAACAGTAGGCTCAGACACTGTAACATTTACAAATGGTGATAGGGTTGTATTTGCTGCTGATGAAAATCTTGAAGTTCGTAATAGAATTTATAATTTTAGCATAGAGTTAACAAAAGATTCGCCATTACCCGAAGTTTATAGAGCATATATTGTTGAAACAGATGATTATGTTATAGAATCGGGGAATACATTAATAGTAGAAAAAGGTGATAATGGCGCCAAACAGTGGCACTATAACGGTACCGCATGGATAGAATCGCAACAAAAAACCAAAGTAAATCAAGCACCAAATTTTGATGTTATCAATAATGATGGAATTAGTTTTGGTGACCAATCGGTATATACTATTTCTAATTTTACAGGAACTAAAGTTTTTTCCTACAAAGAAGGCACAGGTACACCAGACGCAATATTAGGATTTCCTTTAAGTTATAAAAATTTAACTACACAAGGCGATATTCAATTTGAAAATAATTTTGATAGCGATTCTTTTACTTACATTTTAAATTCAGGTGTTGGTAGCAACATTGATATTAACTCAGGTTTTTTACAAAAAAATGTTACATTAGACACAAGTACTAGAACAAATACTTGGATTATTAATAGTCACTTTAGTAAACAATATCAAACTTTTACATTCAGTTACGATGGCACAACAAATCTTTTTCCTATTGATATTTTGCCAGACGTGTCAACTGAAGTTCCAAATGTTAAAGTCGTCATTAATAAAACTCTAATCAATTCCTCAAAATTTATTGTAACGCAAGTTGTTGACAAATTAACTTTATTAATTGATCCTTCAGTATTGACAGAAGGCGATGTTGTCTTTGTAAGTATTTTTAATTCGTCAACTAAATCTAATTCTGGATTTTATCAAATACCTCAGAATCTTGATAACAACAGTCTTAACACTAATTTAGAGACTTTGACATTAGGACAAATGAGAAATCATTTGATAGAAAGCAGTTCTAATAGTAGGGATATAATTGGAGCGGTACCGGGTAAAAGTAATCTTAGAGATATAACTTTTTTGAGTAAAGGCGGCAGTATACTACAACACAGTGCTCCTATAATTTATTCAGGATTGTTTTTAAATCACCCTATAATGAATTTTGTAAATTCTATTCAACTGGCCTCAAAGGAATATACACAATTCAAAATAAAATTTTTAGAGCTTGCTGTTAATTTAGATTTAAACAGGAACAACATAGCCGAGTCAGTTGACGTAATAATGTCAGCTTTGAACAGTGTTAAAAACGACAGTTTTCCGTGGCATTATAGCGATATGGTTCCACACGGCGATGATAAAGTACTATTGCCTAGTTATCAAGTTTTTGACACCGATATAAGATCATATGAGATAACAAATATTTTTAACGACACTATTGTGAGTAACCGAGCTGTTTATGTTTACTTAACTAGGCAATTAGAAGGCGAAACCACAACAAGTCTACTGGTCAAAGATCAAGATTATTACTTTGATCAAACAAGACCTGCTGTTGTGATACAAGATAATTTTAATTTACTTTATAATGATATTCTGTCAATTGTAGAATATAATAATACTGATGGTAGTTATGTTCCTGAAACACCTACAAAACTAGGTTTATTTCCTAAATTCAGACCTGCCAAATATCTTGACGATACTTATAGAACTCCAATTTATGTAATTCAAGGACATGATGGTAGCATCACTCCGGCATTCAATGACTTTAGAGATGACTTTTTATTAGAATTAGAAAAAAGAATCTACAACAATTGTAAAATTGCTTATAATCCAATAAATTTTAACATCAATGATTATATGCCAGGAAAATGGCGAGCAGTTGATTATAATTTGTCAGAATTCAATCAAGTCTTAACACAAAGTTTTTTACGTTGGACAGGAACCAATAGAGTTGATTATACAACAAATAGTGTATTTTCAGCATCAGACGGTTTTACATGGAATTATAAAAAATTTAGAGATACAATTAACGGAGAATCGTTGCCCGGGACATGGCGTAGCATATTTAGATATTTCTTTGATACAGATCGTCCGCATACAAATCCGTGGGAAATGTTAGGTTTTAGTGAGAAACCGGATTATTGGGATGATAGATATGGGCCTGCTCCGTATACTGGCGGTAATTTTATATTATGGAACGATCTTGAAATTGGTTACATTCATGCTGGTCCGCGGGCCGGCATTGATTTTAGATACAGTAGACCTAGAGTACTCGACGAGAACGGCAACGTTATACGCCAAGGGTTAACAGATATTATTCCAGTAGATGACAATGGTAATTTACGAAATCCTTCAGAATTTTTAGTAACAGATTTTGACAGCGCAAATGCTAATGTTAGCTATTCAGTAGGAGACATTGGCCCAACTGAATTAGCCTGGCGTAGAAGCAGCGATTACGTTTTTGCACTTCAACTTGCTCTTGCTTTACTTAAACCAGCAAAATATTTCTCATTATCGGCAGATATTGAAAATTACAACAGAAGTTCAACAACTGGTCAATTTAATTATGTTGAAAATAATTTACATTTGCAACCAGCTTTTATAAAAGTCAATGGCTATGTAGATAATGATGGTAATGTAGAAAGAGCGTCTGGCTATATTAATTGGCTAAGAGATTATATACAAAGTTTAGGTATAGCCGATTCGGGCGCACTAGTTAAAAATAGTTTATCTACGATTTCTGTTCAGTTATCGTATAAAATGGCTGGATTTTCGGATAAAAAATTTATAGAGTTATTGGCCGAACAATTAAGTCCCAGTAGCATCAATGATAGTGTTATTGTTCCAGAAGAAAACTATTCAATTGAACTGTACAAAAGTAGTCCGTTAGATGTTATAGTCTATTCTGCTGTTATCATTGAAAAAACATCCAAAGGATATACAGTTAGTGGTTATAACACATCAAAACCTTATTTTACAATCATACCAAGTTTGGAGAACAACAACGCATATACAATTCAAATATCTGGACAACGTGCGGCAATTTATAAAGATGCTAAAAATGTAAGAGTAAACGTTCCGTATGGATTTGAATTTAACTCAAAACAGCAAGTGGTAGATTTCCTTGTAGGATACCAGAGATTCTTAGAATTACAAGGATTTGTTTTTACTGACAGAGATAATCAATTAGGACAAACAAAAGATTGGGTATTAAGTGCTAGGGAATTTTTACATTGGTCTATACAAGGATGGAAAACAGGTAATATTTTAGTTTTAAGTCCAATATCAGACACATTAAATGTAACAAATCAATTTGCAGTAGTTGATGAGATAACAAATACATTTAATAGCGGGCGAATAATTGATTTAAACTATCAAGTTATAAGAAAAAATAATTTTACTGTTATAAGAGATAACGGCAATTTTACTTTTAAATCATTGAATAATCAAGTCATTGGATTGGCTGAACTTAATTTAGTTCAATATGAACATTTACTTTTACTCGACAACACAACTGCATTTAATGATATAATTTATGTTCCGGAAACTGGCAACAGACAATATAGATTACGTTTAGTAGGTGCCAAAACAGGTTTATGGAATGGAAGCTTAGAATTACCTGGTTACATTTATAGTAATAAAAATATTGATGAATGGAGACCAGGACAAGATTATCTTAAGGGATCAATTGTTTCTAATAAATTTAGATTCTATACAGCATTAGAAAATATTAGTGCATCTGATCAATTCCAAACCTCTAGTTGGCAACAAATTCAACAAAACGAACTTAGGTCAGGGATTATTAACAATCTAGCTACTAATGCGTCAGATTCTCTAAGATACTACGACATAAACGATCAACCACTAGATGAAAAAATTCAACTTTTCAGTAATGGATTAATTGGATTTAGACCTAGATCGTATTTTACAAATCTCGGAATAGACGTTACTACACAATCAAAATTTTATCAAGGGTTATTGAAACAAGGTGGTACTGCAAACGCCATTAATGCTCTCAAAGGTGCACAGTTTAATAATTTGAACACCGAATTAGACTTTTATGAAAATTGGGCATTTAGAGTAGGGGAATACGGTGCTTTAGATATAAACAGATTTGTGGAATTTATTTTGCCGGATGGGCAATTTGACAACAATCCTGCTGTATTTCAACTAGTTGATAGTACAGTGCAAATTCAACCAGATATAACAACTTTTACAAATACAGACATTTATAAGATCAACGGTAATTTTACACCGTATTTTCTAAGAAATGAATCCTATTCAGAACCGGCTGAGCTAAAACCACTGCCAACTGCTGGTTTTGTAAATAGAGATGATGTAAATGCTACAGTTTTTAGTTTGTCTGACTTCAATGGTTTTAGTTCATTTATCAATGAAATAGGTGTAGGTTATACCATATGGGTGGCTAAAGATTATAATAACCAATGGAACGTTTTTAGAGCGACCAATGTTCCAGGCATAGCCTATATTGTGAGATATAATATAGATGATAAAGCTGAATTAATTATTAGTGCGGATCATGGGCTGTCGGAATCTGATACGATAATACTTAAAAACTTTGACTCAAGATACGACGGAATTTATAAAATATATTCTGTAATTGATAGCAATAGAGTATTAATAACAATAGTTAATAATTTACAAGAACTTATTGAGAGCTCAGCAGTAATAGGCAATGGCATAGTTTATAAATTACGCAGTAGTAAGTTAACAACACCTACAGAAGTTGTTGATAATGCACCATATGACGGTTGGTTAGAAAATGATAAAATTTGGGTAGAAAATCTTGATAATCAAGGCAATTGGGGAGTCTATAATAGGTCTAATCCCTGGGAATATCAAAATAAATTATTATTAGGACAAAGTCAATACACCGGAAATGATCATTTTGGTAAATCAGTCATCATGGATGCAAATGCACTTTACTTGTATGGAGGTGCTCCGGATAGTGGTTCAGGAAAGGTAAGTGTATATGCAAAAAATGTATCAACAGGCGAGTGGGACACATTAGGTTTTCTTTCGTCTAATAATAGCGATGTTGACAGCTTTGGTAAGAAGATAGTTACTGCCACAGTGGGTAATTCTAATTTTGTTGCTGTGAGTGCCCCAGACACACTAAGTCAGAAAGGTGTTGTTTTTGTTTTCGAAAATCAAATTTTAATTCAAACAATATGTAGTAATAGTCCTGCCAACAACGATAAATTTGGCGACTCACTAGCAATATCGGATGACGCAAAATATTTGTATATAGGAGCTCCGGGTGCAAATAAAGTTTTTTGCTATGCATTAAATTACCCTCGCGAAATTACATCTCAAGCAATCACTGGTGATGGTAGTACAACTTCATTTACTTTGTATAAAGCGGTAACTGATAGCACAGACATCTTAGTATCGGACGTTGTTGGAAATAGTGAATACCTTCCTAACATAGATTATAGTATTACATCATATACCAATGGTGTAAATGCTTTTTCATACACTGGCACGCCATTGGCTACCAATAGAGAACATCCAAATCTTGCAGCAAGCGGTGGCACAGGCACAGGAGCAAAATTTAATGTAACATTCCGTTTAACGGGTCCAGGGGAAGCTGAACTATTTGAAATTGGAAAAACTTATATAATTTCGTCTGTTGGCGACACTGATTTTACGTTGATAGGCGCATTTTCAAATGCGCCAGGAGTGGCATTTATACCAACAGGGCCAGTTCCGGGATTGACTGCTCCGTTGGCCAGCGGTGCTTCTTATACCACCGGTAAAGCTTATGGTGCATTTGTTACTCTGTCTAATGCAGGATCAAATTACACTTTAAGTGATACGCTTACAATTTCAGGATCGCTGTTCACCGGTTCGCCTGCAGGCACAAGTCCTACCAATGATCTTACTGTAAGTGTATCTGCAATTGCTAATGGAAGTAATGTATTATTCAATACAGCTCCATTGGCAAATCAAGACATTTCGCTTATTCAAAGAGAAAATCGTTATTCTGTATTAGATACTTTACCATTGGCTAGTGAATCAATTGCAGGCAGTGGTTTTGGATCATCTTTAGTTTGTAATTCTGATGGGTCAACAATTAGTGTTGGTGCGGAAAATACTACCGTAAATGGAATATCTAATTCTGGCGCAGTATATGTGTATCATAGAACTGTAAATGAATTTGTTACCAATGGAATATCTAATATTTTCATCTTGCCTGATGATCTAGGTTCAGTATATAGAGTTTACCTAAACAATTTGTTAATCTATGATTTAGATTCTCTAGCAGGATATAATCCAACTGGTATTATTCCCAGTTATTTTGTAGTCGGTACAAACACAATTCAATATGGTGGATTTGGTATACCAAGTTTACAACAAGGCAATGTAATTAAGGTAGAGAGTAATCAATTTATATTAGATCAAATTTTATATCAAGAAAACACTGGCATGCTTGGATCTAATTTTGGTCAAGTAATGGCAATGTGTAACAGTGGATGTAATATATATGTTTCAAGTCCAAATTATTTACAGCCAAATTATAGATTTGGTTTGGTAACTAGATTTTTGAATGTAGGTAGAGTTTACGGGAAAATTTCAGGAGAAAGAGATTTTAGTGTAGAACTAGAGGTAGAAAACATACTACTAGGACGTACTTACTCAATAGTCAATTCTGGCAACACTGATTTTATATCAATTGGTGCTACTCCTAGTTCTATTGCTGTGGGTTCTATTTTAGGCACAACACTGACAATAACGTCTGTGACAACTGGATCTATTACCCTTAATACATATATTTCTGCTACAGGATTACTTCCGCTGACTCAGGTACTTACCCAATTAACAGCTACAAATGCCGCGTCAGCTACAACTACCGCAAATGGATCAATCGGAGATAATTTTTTTGTAGTGGCGTCATTAACAGGAATATCAATAGGACAGTTTGTATCAGGTACAAATATTCCTAGTAACACTTATGTTCAAAATATCGATGTGGGTACACTGACAGTGTACATTACAAATAGCTTAACCGGAAATTTAAGCGCCACCACAGTTAATTTTTATGTAAAAGGCAATACTGGAACGTATTCCGTGTCAGTTTCACAAAATCTAACGTCAACTACTATTAACTTACAGCCATTACCGGGCAGTTATTTTAGAGCAACAGGTGTAGGATCAGGTACAGGTATTGTTAAAAACTCAGTTTTTATTGGCGAAAGTATTTTTATCAACAACAGACAGATAAGTTTTGTAGATACAACACTAAGTTCAGTTGTATCTGTAATAAACGGAGCAAATGTACCCGGCGTGACAGCCTCAATAATTGATAATAAGTTGCATATAAGCAGTGACGTTCTCGTAGCAGCTAACAAATTAAATGTTGTATCTGGAAATTCAGGATCTCCCCTCGAAGATCTAGGAATTCAACTTCATGTGTATGTACAAAGTCTTTTACATCCTGAAAATATAGGCGAAACATTTGGCACTGCTTTGCAAGTGGATCAGCAGAACAACACATTAGTTGTAGCCAGCGATGGAGCAGATATTGAAATCACACTAGTGATAGACGATACAATGTCTTCGCCTACAACTTTTGATAGTGGGGGTACAAAGTTTGTTGATTTAATTAGAGATAGCGGAGCTGTATATATTTTTAATTTAATGCAGAATCCATACCAAGACGTTAATAATCCTAATTTGTACGCTTACACTCAAAAATTAATTGGGCCAGATTTAGCAACCGGATTTAATTTTGGAGCTTCGGTAGACATAAAAGCAAATTATTTAATGGTAGGGGTAGCCAATGATTACGGAATAGTTACCGATGGCGGAAGCTTGTATTACTACTTAAATGAAAATTTAGAATCAGGTTGGAATTTAATCAGATATAAAACACCAAGAGTTGATATTGGCGCAGTTAAATCTGCTTTTATTTACAATACGGTATCTCAAAATATATTAGAATTTTTTGATTATTTGGATCCTGTCAAAGGAAAACTTCTAGGTATAGTTGATCAAGAACTAGATTATAAAGAAGAATATGATCCAGCTAGTTACAATCTATCTAATAGAAATGATACTATCAATAACAATAATTTTTATTGGTCTAATAGACAAGTAGGAAAAACCTGGTGGGACTTGTCAACTATTCGATTTATAGATTATGAACAAGATATTTTACAATATAGAGTAAAAAACTGGGGTGCGCTATTTCCAAACAGTCAAGTTACTATATATGAATGGGTTGAAAGTGATTTTCTTCCTAGTCAATATGTTGACTCAGTGGGCGACGGAATACCAAAATATGTAGACAATTCGGCATATACTTCTGTAACAGTTGTAGATCCAACAACAGGTATAATATCTCAAAAATATTATTATTGGGTCGCAAACAAGACCAGCGTTGATGTTAATATATCAAGACGCACATTGTCTACTAAAGCACTACAAAATTACATAGTTAGTCCTAAAGATCAAGGAATTCCTTATTTAGGATTATTATCAAATAATGCGATTGCAATTTATAATGTAGCCAATAAGTTGACAGGTACAGATGTAGCTATTCATATTGATAATCCTACAACTAGAAATGTTAATTTAATTCACAATGAATGGCAATTGGTACAACAGAAGTCTACGGTTAGTAATGTACCATTGCGTGCGATTTCAAAACTAAAAGACAGTCTGATTGGTGTTGACACATACGGAAAAGTAGTTCCAGATCCTAATCTTAACGTGCAAGATAGGCTAGGTATTTTAAATAATCCTAGACAATCAATGCTCAATGACAGATTGCCAATACTTGAAGAATATGTAACAGTAGTTAATAATATTTTACGCAAATATCCGATTTTACTTGTAACTACACCGTCAAAATTATACTTAAGCGAACCATTGCCAACAGTAGGATTTGATGCACAAACAGATAATGCTGAAGATTTAAATTATCTTGATACTGACGCTTTTGCAAACGGATACAAAATTTTAATACCATCAGATTCCAACTATCAAGGTAAATGGACAATATATAACTACAATTCACTAAGTGATTCTTTTGAACTTTTCCGTTTACAAAGTTTTAAAACAAACCTGTTTTGGACTCCAAAAGTATGGTATGATGCTAGTTACCAAAACGGTAAAGATATAAATTATACAGTTGGTATATATTCAGACATCCAGGCCATTGAATTACTTGTTGGAGACTATATAAAAGTTTTAGACAATGGTCAAAATAAATGGTTGCTATATGAAGTTCTTGATGATTATTCATTAAATTTAATTGGAGCAGAAGAGGGCACACTAGAACTAAGCAGCGGAATTTATGATGTTCTAAGCGGAATTGGGTATGACACCGCTGTTTTTGATTCCATTGGGCTTGATCCACAACCTGTTATTGAATTTCAAAACATATATGATAGTGTTTATTACGAGATTTTGACAGGATACCTTAGCGCAGAATTTAATGAACTATTTTTTACAATTATAAATTTAATTTTTGCTGAGCAAAAAACACCAGACTGGATTTTTAAGACAAGTTTTATTGATGTTTTCCATAATTTAAGAACATTAGAACAGTTCCCGAGTTATATAAGAGATAATCAAAGTTTTTACAATGATTATATCCAAGAAGTAAAACCATATAGAACTCAGGTAAGAGAATATGTTCCTAGTTATTTTAAAGAAGATTATGCAGATGGTGATTGGACTGATTTTGATGTTCCAAGTGCATATGATTCTCGTTATAGTTCTTTTAGAAGCCCTGATATAAATCTTTTATCAGATTCTGAATTATTTTCGTCTGACTTGTATTCTGATTATGCAAATAATTATAAATTTAAAGTTGTTGATTTTATCTTAGGAAACATTGGTGTTAATTATTTGCTGCCTCCTAACGTAGAGATCACCGGCGGCGGCGGATCTGGAGCTACTGCTGTTACAACACTTTTTGGAAACGGACGAGTGCAGGGAATAACTGTTATCAATCCAGGTTTAGGATATACTTCAACACCTAATGTTTTTATAAATGGCGACGGCGTAGGAGCAACTGCGTATCCTATTTTGAAAAATGAATTTTATTCTGTACAAGCTAATTTAAGTTACAATTTAATTAGAAGCATAGACACTACAATTAAATTAGATAGAATAGCATATACAAGCAATTTAATTACATGGCAACCAAACACCGCTTATGCAAATACGATTGTAGTAGCTGGAAACACAACAACTGATAGTGGTAACGTATACATTACATCTGGCAATATTGTTGTTTACAATAATCAAGCTTATCTAGCCACTAATGCAAACGTAACAACAGAAGCAATTTTTGATTTTACAAGATTTAGCCAAATTGATAGTGGTAATGTTCTTTTAAACGCAATCGATCGAATAGTTTCTTACTATCAACCAACAGTTGGTATGACAGGGAAAAATTTAAATGAATTGGTTTATGGATTAGAATATCCCGGAACATCAGTTATAGGTCCAGATTTTAGAGCAAATACGTTTACTTTAACTAGTAATATAATTTCCTTTAACTACGAAGGTTTAACAATAAACAGTGGTAATATTGCTGTAGTTGATTTCGTTAAACTTGGTTTTGAACTAAACAAGACTATTAAAATAGAAGCAAATGTACCGTTCTCTTTCCAAAATAACGGATTTTTCAGCATTGTAGGTATTGAACGTGATGCAATGATATTGACAGGCGAGCCAATTGAAACAACCTACAGATTAACCTTAGGGGATGCAATAACTGCAAACGCAGGTGATTATGTTACACAGGCGAATACTTTAGCTAATGCTTATGTTTTACAATCAGTTACTAATTCTAGAACCTTAGACATAATCTATACTATTCCAGCGTTTACTGAATCTGCGAATGTTATTAGCATCAATGGTGTAATTACAAATGCAAATATTGGAAATGTTTATATTGGAGGGAATGTCAACACAACAATAACCTACATTGATACAAATTCAATAATTGATTCTAATATCTATAGCACTTACCTTGATACAGAACTAGGCACTAGGCCACAAGATATTAACATTGTAGGTGGTGCTTACGTTGATCTATATTCGAGTCATGCACCAGAAGAACTCATACCAGGCAGATTATATGATGCCTTGGAAATGAGAGTTTTCAGCAACACCGTAGGAAATACAGCAACATATGGATTTAGAGTTTTCCAACCAATGAGTGCAAATGTAGTTTATACAAGAATCAGTTCAAATTCAACAACTACACTTTCAGCTAACTTATCATTAACAGATAACGAAATATTAATTGCCGATGCAGCAGTATTACCTACACCTAGCCCGGAACTTGGAAATCCAGGTGTTGTTTTTATCAATGGTGAAAAAATACATTACTATCAAAAATACGACAGCGCAAAAATGGCAACAGCTATACCTTGGAGTTCAAATACAAACATTGCTATCAATACATTAATATCACTAGATGGAAATGTATACTTGACTTCTGGGAATGTCTATGCCAATGCCAACGTGTATGTAAACACAGCTAATTTAACGTTAATAACATTGAACTCTTTAAGACAAATTCGTAGAGGTGTAGATGGTACTGGAATTGCTAACATTATTGTATTAGGAAATCTTGTGTCCGACAGTAGTCAATCACAACTAATTCCAAATTCTCAGATATTTACTTCGGTACCTGTAACAGGTAATGTGACTACAACTGCCAATGTCACGTTTAAACTTATCTTAAGTTCGAACATTACGGCGAATGTAGGAGATTATATCACACAATTTATAGGAAATACTGCCAATGTTCGTGTTTTACAAGACGTTGTAAGTGGTAATATAGTAGCAGTTGATTATGTTACAGGTGCATTTGTATCCGCTTCTAATATTGGAACTAGAATTAATCTAGTAAGTACAACTAGCGGGGTTAGTTCATTAACTGCAAATGTTATCAACACCTCTGTGTTAGGAGCAATAAACGCAAACGGTAATGTAATTGTTTCGGGAGTTAAATTATTACGCAGTAATATATGGGAACAATTTAGCACTACTTTACAAAATAGCACCACACAAGGAGCACAATTTATAAGAGCGGAGCCTAGTTACGTACCATGATAAAAGACCAACTAAATAGTAATATGGATAAAAATATGGAAGATTTGGAACTTAATTTTGTAAGTGAAGATACAGAGCCCAACGAAGTTGGCGGAATAAACGTCCAAGGGCACATTAAAATCTTTGATCCAGAGAGTGGCGAAGTTTTTATAGATAAACGTAATGCAATACATTACGAAAATATCAGCGAAGCTATTGCATATACACTAGCCAACAAGGGGCAAAGTTACATTTATGAAATGCATTTTGGAAATGGTGGCACTAGCGTGGACCCAACAGGAATAATCAATTACTTACCACCTAATGTTAATACTAGTAACAGCAATTTGTATAACCCTACATTTGCTAAAATTATTGATAACACCAGTGCTTTAAATTCTGATCCAACTAGAAATAAAATCGAAATAAGACACGTACCAGGACGAGTATATACTGATATAGTTATAAGTTGTCTAATAGACTACGGAGAACCAGTTGGACAAAGTTCTTTTGATAACAGTACTAATTTAGAAGATACATATACTTTTGATGAACTTGGATTAAAAGCAAGAAGTACTGATGGCACTTCTGGATTAACAACTACTGGTAAGTTATTGACTCATGTAATTTTCCATCCTGTTCAAAAAAGTCTTAATAGGCTTATTCAAATTGATTATACCGTTAGAATACAAACTCTCACGAATTTAAGTAGTATAGGATAAAGCTATGCCATATTATGTTAGCAAATCAGATGGAAGTATTATTACAGTATTAGATGGAACTAAAGATACTACATCAACTAGTTTAACACTTTTTGGGAGATTAGCTACTAATTACGGAGATGAAACCAATGAAAATTTTGTTCATCTTTTAGAAAATTTTAGTAGTAATATTGAACCTGCTTTTCCTATTACCGGACAACTTTATTTTGATAAAGGAAATACTAGTCTAAAAATTTATTCTATAGCCAACACTTGGATTCCAATTGGAAGTGTGATTAGTAGTAATGTTGATATCGGCGGAAATTTAGAACTAGGTGGCGCTGGGTTTTCTATAAAAGAAGTAGGCGGAAATGTTCAATTTACTAATTCATTCAATTTTGGCAATGTAAGCTTTTTCTCTAACGTCAATGGTACTAGCACCAGAATTATAAATTTTAATGGCGTCACGGGCCTTCCTGAGGTCAATGGAAACGCAGTAAGTAGTTTAGGCATTCCTACAAAAATTTATGTAGATTCTCTAAACAATGTAGTATTAGCAAATTTATCTCTAAGAACGGCTGATATAGATTCTATAAATGCTAATTTAGGATCTTTTCAAACCTACGCAAATAGTAAATTTACTAATATAACTACAAATATTGATTCAATTAATGCCAATTTAGGTGCTTATCAAACTTATTCAAATCTAAGTTTGCAAGCTCTAAATGCTACTGTAAATGGTATAGTTTCGGGCACAGGCAGTGTCAACACCAATGAACTACGAATTAATTCTAATGTAGCTCTAAATAATTCAGGAACTGGAAACGTCGCTATTAACCTAAAAACCCCCGGTGGCATTACAATTTTAAGCGCACAAGGCTCTAATACTGCCAATACACCTGTTACAATATTAGGACAATGGAATTTAGGGTTTGAAGCTAATATCGAGGCTACTTACGCTGATTTGGCTGAATATTACGAAGGCGACATGGATTATGAACCGGGGACTGTAGTTGTTTTTGGTGGTGCAAAAGAAGTTACTAGCTCTACATATGAAAATGATACTAGAGTAGTGGGAGTAGTCACTACCAACCCAGCTTACACAATGAATAGCCAGCAACAAGGAATAAAAGTTTGTGTTGCTTTAGTTGGAAGAGTTCCTTGCAAGGTTGTAGGTGAAATTCAAAAAGGCGACTTGCTAACAACAAGCGATATTGATGGACATGCTAAAAAAGCATCTAATCCTCAAATTGGAACTATCATTGGCAAAGCTATTGAAGAAAAAAATAACAACGATATTGGAATAATACAAATTGCAGTTGGCAGAGTTTAAGATATTATGATTTCTGCGTTAAAAATAATAACATAAATATAAAAGTTGGAGAATTTTTCAAATGTCATATAACATAACACTAACTAACGGTTCTGCTTTAATTTCTGGTGGACTTCCGGATGGTACCATTGATACCGCAAATAGCAGTTTAACTTTAGTTGGCAAAAACTATCCTGGATACGGCATATTTTTAAATCAGAATATGGTACGTATTATGGAAAATTTTAGCAATTCGTCGCAACCGTCCGCTCCATTGCCAGGACAGTTGTGGTGGAATTCAACTTCAAAATATCTAAATATCAATACCGCCAGCGTTAAAGGTACTGTTAATGCAGTGTGGAAAACTATTGCTACAATGACGTATGCTTCTAGTTTTACAACCACTCCGGTGCCAGGAGAACAATGGTTTGACACAATTACAGGACAGCTTAAAGTTTGGACAGGTGCTTCATGGACCACGATTGGACCTGCGGCATCAATAGCAACAGGTAATTCTGGTGCAATTCCAGACACTATTACAGCAACATCGCCTTCTGCAACTTACGTCGTTCTAAAGTTTTATATCGACAACATTCTAGTAGGAATCTGGAGTAAAGAGGCATCATTTCAAACAAGTGAGCCAGGATTTCTTACAATTAATCGCGGTCTTAATTTTAGCACAGCAATACCTCAAGCTTTTTATGGTAATGCTGATGTAGCTAATCAATTATATGTAAATGGAGTGGCTATTCCCGGATCAAGTTTTCTAAGAAGCGATGCTTCTGGGACTGTCAATGGATCTTTAACATTAACAAATGATAACGGCTTGGCATTAGGTGCTGGCGCTGCTGCAGGTTCAGGTACAACCGGATTTGAAGCGAGAATCAGCAGTGGCGATGCAATTTTAAGAAATGCATCAAATAATAAAGATTTGATTTTAAGCCTCAAAACAGGCGGGGTACAAACTTCATTTTTTAAAGGAAATTACTTAACTGGTTTACCTGAAGCGTATAGTAGCCCAACATCTACATCGCCGGGCTTATCATTAGCAACTAAAACCTATGTTGATACTGTGCTAGGTGGAGGTACTGGAATTACCACCTTTGCTGGAAGTCTAAATCCTTCAGCTAATGTAACTTATACTTTAGGTAATGTTACAAACAGATGGAGTAACGTGTTCACACAAAGTATGTTAATTGGCAACGTGTATGCTGCAAACACGTTTAGTACTTTGTCTAATGTTTCTACAATTTATGTTTCGAGCACAATTTTACCTACTTCTAATGTAACAGTAAATTTAGGAAGTAATGGTATGTGGTTCAACACCTTTTTTGGAAGATCAGTACAGGCACAATATGCTGACTTAGCAGAACGATTTGAAGCAGATAAGCCATACGAAGCAGGAACAGTTGTATCGTTAGGCGGAGAAAAAGAAATAACTTCTGCCGATGATGAATTGTGTGATAGTGTGTTTGGGGTGATAAGTACAAAAGCAGCATTTTTAATGAACGGAAGTGCCGGGGATAACTCTACTCATCCGCCGGTGGCAGTCAATGGTAGAGTGCCTGTTAGAGTAATAGGCAAAGTTAACAAAGGCGATCGTTTAGTAAGTGCAGGAAAAGGTTTGGCTAGAGCTGGGAAAAAAAGCGAAATAACTCCGTGGAATGTTATCGGAAGAAGCCTTGAAAATAAAAATGATGACAAAGAAGGCATCATTGAAGCAATTGTAAAATTCAATAGTTAAAGAAGGAAACAAATATGAGTTATGCTCAAGGTAATTTAATTGAGGCGACTGATTATAATAATTTAATTGGTGCAAATACTAGCGTTAACCCAAACACATTACATGCGGCATGGGCCTGGGGTGCTAATAGTAGAGGATATGGACAAACTCCTATTAGCAATGTATCAGTATCATCAACAGTAACAGCTACTCAATGGGCAACTTTAGTCAACAGAATTAATAGTGCTAATTTACATATTAGAAATACAAGTTCGGGACTAACTGCAAATACAGCCGGACAGTTAATTGGATTTTCGGGCGGTGTGCCTACTGCAATTACAAGAATTAATCAAGACAGACTTTTGTTTGCAACTAATTCTGCTGTGATAGCTAATCATAACTCATTGACTGCTTACTCTGCCTGGACATCTGCAACAACCTCTGCTACACTTACTAGATCTTTTGGTGCAAACGTTGCATTCGAAAGTCCAGACAAGGCTAGATTCTTTTTTAATTCTGGCGGACAATTAAAATTTAACATCACAGCTACTTCGGGTGCTAGTGCAAGATCTGTTGCAGCACTAGCAGTTGTAAATAACCTTGGTGGCATTGCACTCTTTGGAGCAAACACCAATGGCGGAAGAACAGGGAGTAGTGGAACTTTAAATACAAATTTAACCACTGTTGGATATTATAACTTAACTGTAGCCAACACTACGGTGGTTAGTATTACCAGCACAACATCAAGTTATACCACTGATACGGGCACGATTACAGTAAGAACAAATGGCACACGTGGACAGTTCAATGACAATGGTGACATTTTAAGTTTTTGGGCAACAATTAATTCTTCATCAGGCGCTAACGCAGGTGGTTTGAGTTTTGATGATGATCTAAGTTTAACTCCTACAGTAACAGTTGACGTTTCTTATCCAGAAGATAATAATCTTTCCAATACCTGGGGTGCCGTGACTGTAACCAGACAAGGTTCTTAAAAGTCTTTACATTTTACTACTGGTTAGTGTACAATGTGTACACTAACCAGTTTCTACATTTATACACATGACCAATATAGATAACTTAGTGAATGAGATTCGACTAGCCACGGATTTTCAAATTAATAAAAAAGTGCTACGAGAAAAAATTCAAACTGATTTACACATGACTCACAACGGAGGTATGTTTAAAATTACTCCTGAACTTTATGCATTTGTAAAAACATGGCCGGACGATGAAATATATTTAGAAGACGTGTATCAAAATCCTATTAAAATTGATAAACAAGCATTTTTATTAACAGCGCAGCAACACTACCAATTGGTAATGAATCGGTGGCATAATGAATACGAAGAACTTAGAAAAATCAGAAAAATCTAGAGGTATAGTAGCATTCGCTGTTAATACAGAAACTACGAATTATGTTGAGATTGCCACACGGACGTTAAAAATAGCCAGTCAAACTCTTAATCTTCCGTACACAATTTTGAGTCCGCAAGCGAGTGCCGGGAACCAAAGATTTGACATTGATACAGAACAATTTGTACAATGGAATAATTTTGATAGACACTCTGTATATGAACTTAGTCCTTATGACGAAACTTTAGTTATCGATGCTGATTATTTAATATTGGACAATAATTTAAATACGATTTTTGACACGTCATGGGATTATTTGTTACAAAGAAATAGTTATGCACTTACTCAAGAGTGGCCCTCTGCTATGGGCCCAAATAGTCTACCTTTTGTTTGGGCAACTGTATTTGCTTTTAGAAAAACATTTCGCTCAAAATTATTTTTTCATTTGGTAAGTAGAGTGCAAGACAACTACGAATACTATCGTAATCTTTTTAATATAGTTGAACGCAATTATAGAAATGATTACGCTTTTGCTATAGCAGATTATATTTTAAATGGTTATACAAAATGTGAACAGTCTATTCCTGGTAACATGTTGACAGTAGATCAAGTTATTAAATCAATTAGTATTCATGGCTTGCAATTAATTATTAAAGATGAAAATCGTAGTTACGTAATACCACGTACAAATATTCATATTATGAGTAAAGCTTACTTACAAAGCAAAGATTTTCAATTATTGGTTGATAATTTATGAATCATAAAGAACAACAAGGATTTTTGACTATAGCTGCTAATACCAACGAGGTAAATTACCTCGAACTCGCTTATCTACAAGCACTAAATATAAAAGCAACACAACGTGTTCGATCATTTGCAGTAATTGTTGACCCTAACACAAATACGCTTATACAAGAACATCATAGACAAGCGTTTGACTATATAATTGAATCACCGGCCAGCACCACAGGACCATATGGTTTAGAAGTACAGGCATTTTGGTTAACTCCTTTTAAAGAAACAATTAAGATAGAAAGTGATGTATTATTTCCTACAACTATCGACCATTGGTGGACCGCTTTTAGATTACGCGACCTAGTATTAAGTACTGGCTGTAAAAATTATTTGCAACAACCTGCACAATCAAGACGTTATAGGAAATTATTTGATGATAATAATTTACCAGACGTTTACAATGGTCTAATGTATTTTAGATATAGTCAGACAGCAGCAATGTTTTTTAAATTGGCAGCTGAAATTTTTAATAATTGGAATAATATACAAGGTATATTGTTAAATTGTAGAGATCCGGAGCCAACCACTGATGTGGTATATGCTTTGGCCGCAGATATAATTGGTAGAGAACTCTGTACTATTCCCAGTCTTGATTTTATAAATTTTGTTCATATGAAACCTTCAATAAATGGTTACGATGAATCAGCCAACTTTCAGGACGTTTATGTAACAGAGTTTTGTTCGGGCATAATCAGAATTAATAATATTAATCAATACCATCCCGTTCATTATCACAAAAAAGATTTTCCAACTGAGGAGATGTATGACTATTTTAGATCCATGGCAGGAATTAGTTAAAGGACTAGAGCTAGCGGAGGAACTAGAACGCAATCGTCCTCGGTTAATTAAAGAATATAGACTTTATTACAACACAGATGGCACCATTATTGGGTTATGGGAAACAGGACATCCTGAAGGCAACTATATAGTACTATCCGATCCTGATATATTTCATAGAACTAATACAAATCTACTGCGTGTATCCAATGGCGCATTGAAAATAATAGACCCGCACACTCCTATTCGAGTAAAAATAAAAAAAAGCACACAAGGACAGCGGGTGGTAAAAGGCCATGCTGCTTTGGCATTGACTTGCAATGAAGAATATACTGAAATAGAATTTTATGAACGCACAAATAATTGATATAGCAGATTTAGATTGCATCTTTTTAACATATGATGAACCTAAAAAAGAAGAATTTTGGATCAAGATTAAAAACATGGTGCCGTGGGCAAAGAGAGTTGATGGAGTTAAAGGGTCTGATGCGGCGCATAAAGCAGCCGCAGCCGCCAGCGACACAGACCGTTTCGTTCTTATTGATGGAGATAATATTCCGGATCCAGAATTTTTTAACTTACAACTATCGTTGGACGAGACAAATCGTGACCACGTTTTTAGGTGGAAAGCACGTAACGTAATAAATGGTTTACGTTATGGCAATGGTGGTGTTAGTTGTTGGACTCAAAATTTTGTTAACAATATGAGGACGCACGAAGCTAGCCTTGGTGATGAAGAAACGGCAGTTGAATTTTGCTTTGATCCTAAGTATACAGCCATGCACAATTGTTATAGTACAACCTACCCCAATGGTAGTGCTAAACAAGCATGGCGTGCCGGATTCCGCGAAGGTG